GAAATTATTAATTAGAAACTGGGCGAGGTAAGCGCCTGAAATTTCCTTTCCTCTATTCTCTTGGTACCATTTACGAGGCTGATACGTATGGTAATTTTGTATAAGTGCTGCTAAACTTTCTGAAATATCCTCGTCGCTAGTAAAGAACTCGCCTGTAATTGATGGTATTACATTATGCCAACCCCCTAAAATGTTTGCATTTACTAACACTGGCATATTATAACAAATCGCTTCGGTAATTACGCGAGGAGATGCGTCCGATATGTTTGGCACAAACAAAAATCTACATTTTTTTAGTTCGGTCTGGAATTCGTTGTACGGCAGAAACGGTAATACTTTAACAATGCCGTCGCATTTATCGGAAAATTCGCAATTTTGACGACCTACGAGAATTCCTCGTAAGTTAAATCTCTGCACATAATTTCTAGACATTTTTGTGCGAGTTCCCAATTGCGGTTGTATGATTGCCATCCAGGCGAGCACTTATCGTTATCGGATAAACAGCAGTATAAGAAATCGTATTCTTTTTCAAGTTTTTCGGTTGAGACACTTGATACATCTTTTAGATCGGCTTCGGTTAATAACATATGAGGAAGACTTTGAATTTTTTGCAAGTAAGAAGGCTTTCGAAAACAGTTTAGCCATGCTCCCGCCATACTGATGTAATCATGGTTTTGTTGAACGTGAAATTTATCTTCATACGGATTATGAATGGTGTTGGGAAAATCCAAGTAACTTGAAATACCGCAAAATAAGAGATTTTGTTTTTTATACACATCATAATTTTGTTCGTCTTCGATTGACCGAAAAGGAGCCGCAAGCAAAATTACGTTTAGTTTGTTTCCTTGGTCGTCAAAGGTATTTTTAAATGGAAATTTGACCGTTGGAACCTCGGCCGTGTAAGATTCTACGAACAGATAATTATAAAAAAATACAACCAATATTATGACAACTATAATTCCAGCTATTAACTTTTTCATTTATTATAAAATTATAATAAATAATTTACGAATTCATAATATAACGAAATTTGCAATCGATGCAGAAGACGTAAACTGTCATACCTTCATCTCCACCTCTGGTTTGTCGGCTGTAAGACAACGTACGTTTTCCGCCGCACTTCATATTTCCGCACTGGTTTACTCCTTCGACTACTTCAAACGGTTTGTCCATAAAGTGGTCCATTTCGTCAATTCGTTTTGAGATATCTTTAAATGACGGGTGATTAAAACTCAACTGATTATGTTGAAGGAAGTTCACAGTTTGTTTTAGAGAGGTTTTTTCGTGCATTTTATAAAATGATAGTTCATAAAGAATGTCAAGCTCGTCCTTCGAATTAGTTTCGGAATACTCGTTGATGTATTTTTTAAGTTGCTGGATATTGTGTGGATTGGCAGAAAGTGTTTGCAAAGATTCGTTATCCATTTTTTAAATATAATGGAAATGGATAAATAATTTCATTTTTATATAAATAAATAAATACGCGATGTCACTCTCATACATGTCATCCGTTCTTCTTGGGATTGTGCTATTTATACTTGTCGTATTAAAAATCATGTATGAAATACGTGACAATTACGAAAATCAAGTAGAAGATGATGATGTCTTAGATTTAGTAGAACAGGTACGTCACGTGGATCCAAAGGTCGATGGTATTGTTGATCATCTTAAATTTTTTGAGGGCCGAAAAAGCTACACAATTAATAAGACCTACGTTCATATTTGTAAAAAAGATAAATACGGAAAACTATACGCAAAAAATCAGTTGGTTTTAGTGTTGTTACATGAAATTGCTCATGCATTATGTGACGAAGTTGGACACACAGATAAGTTTAATAAGATCTTAGATGATTTGTTAGATAAAGCAGCTAAAAAAAAGATATACGACCCATCTATTCCCAATATTCCAGATTACTGCGAATATTAAGAATATTAAGAATATTAAGAATATTATTAAACGGTTCTTTTTCTACGTACACTACCTCTTCTTCCGCGTGTGGTTACTCTTCCTCCACGCGATCCTCCTCTTCCTCCACGCGATCCTCCTCGACCTTCACGCGATCCTCTTCCTCCACGCGAACCTCTTCCTCCACGCGAACCTCTTGCACCTCTCGCTCTTCCACGGCCTCGACCTCTTCTCTTATAATCTCCGTATTCCGACTCAGAGTCCGATGAATCGGAATCAGAATCGTCATTAGGATCATAATCGGAGTCACTATCGTCTTCTTCTGCCTTTAATCGTTTTCCGACACCTATACCCGATAAATAACATTCGTGTAGGCCTCCAAAACGTGTATAGCCGTTTGGTAAAATATTTTGTTTTCCGCAATATTTTGTATTGGGAACAATAGGTGTGTATGGTAGCAAAAAAGCTGGGTCAACTGGTAAAGCGTTTCCTCGTTGTGCGCCTTTTTGTAAACATCCATATCGTGTTCCTAGTACTTTTGTTCCGTTCAATAACTGTGGATGCTGTCCATTATTTCCACAATAGATATTCATAATTTATAATTATGAATATAAAATATAAATAAAGATGTTTCCCTTTTTTTATAAATTTGTTAGAAGAATAGTTCCGGAAATACAAAAAAAGATGCGTAATGCACACTTAAATATGGCCGGGAATACATTCTACTATGGAGTAGGATGGATACAAAAACGTTAGACAATATATTCCGATATTATGTTGGTAAGTATTGCACCATTAAAATTCGTTTGATCATCTTGAGTTATATACGAAAGGTTTGCGTCTGTAAGATCGGCTCTACTAAGATCTGCCCCACTTAGGTCAGCTCGTGTAAAGTTGACTCCTCTAAGATTAGAGTCAGAAAGATCGGCGCTGTCCATATTAGCATCTACAAGAATAGCGTTTGTAAGAATAGCGCCACCTAACCTACAATTCGAGAGATCCGCTCTATACATAACCGCGTTTGTAAAGTCAGTTCCTTTAAGGTCAAGATATCCAAGATTGGATCTTTGGAGACTGGCGCCAGTGAGATTAGATCCGCTAAGAGTGACATATCTAAGATCTAACCCTTTAAGATTAGCTCCACTTAGATCACATCCACTTAGATCACATCCACTTAGATCTGCACCGGTAAAGTTAGCGCCTCTAAGATCAGAACCGCTAAGGTTGGAATCTGCCAACGAACACTGGTCAAATGTAACATTTGAAAGGTTTCGACCTGATAAATTCTCTCCGCGAAGATCTAAATCGTAAACAGTTTGGCCCGGATTGATTACAATTTCATCCGGAATTACAACATCCAGTGTTATGTAACCATCATTTACAATATCGAATATTTTACCGTTTTCTATAACTCGGATTGACTCGCCGCTCCTGACAGCAAGTCCGGTAAGTTCGTTCATGATAATAAATTTTTCTGAATACTCGTCGTTCCTATGTATAATTTTAACACGGCCATATCCAAATGGCTGCATTCCGTAGATCGGATTATCTGCTATAAATTTTTTCAGAGACAAAATATTGTCTCCATAATCAAGACCTATTTTTTTAGTAATACCGCCCATATAATTAAGAGTAATAGGCCCATATATATCTCCAACATTGTAATCATGTATCATACGATACATTTTATAATATAAAAGAAAAATTAAATATTAAAGACACTATGACAAAAGAATGGGTTGCCGCATTTGATCCAGGTAAAGTTAATTTCGCATTTATCGTCGAAGAAATTGATACAGATGTCATTAAGTCACTAGTATGTCCTCCAAAAAATCAAAGGTTTGTTAATGAAAAAAAAGAGAAAAGGCTGAATCGAAACGACGCTGAGCCATCGGATTCTTATATTAAATTTCTTGAAAATTTTTATCATTCAGGTCACACAATATTGTGTGTAAATAGTGATATCACACGCGATAACGTCAATGAAGATGATAAGCTGAAAGTAAAAAAGCCGCGTAAGACAAAGGCTGAGAAAGAGGCGGAGGTTGAGTCTAAAAATGATGAACCCAAAAAAAAGAGGGGCAGTAAAGCGCTTGACGCTAACGTTTTTTTACGTTTAACTGCACTATTGGATCGTTATAAGGAGCAATTTGATAAGTGTACGACTATTATTATCGAACAACAAATGAGTTTTGGAAGCAAGATTAACACTATGGCAATCAAAATTGCGCAGCATACGTATTCGTATTTCTTGTTTCGGTACGGTAATACTAAAAAAATAGTGGAATTTCCTAGTTATAATAAGACTCAAATAATGGGTGCGCCAGGGGGGCTTGATAAACCACTGCGTAAGAAATGGGCAGTGGTTAAAGCTGATGAGATATGGACACTGCGTGGCGATATGGAGACTTCTACGTTTGTACAATCCAATAAGAAAAAAGATGATTTATCGGACTGTTTGTTACATGTTTTGTCCTATATTATCATGACCTATTATTGATTATTTTTTTAATAAATTAAAAAAAACATAAAGATAAAATATGTACCGAATATCTCATGGGTTTATTAACACATCATCAAGACGTGAGACTAGTATAACAAATGATTTATCTAAGAAAATTACAACCTCAAATATGAATGGAACTCTTAACGCGACAGTAAGACGTAACATTTTAACCGACGATCATGACGTGCAACCTATAATACCTGTGGTACAGAAGCCTATCATAGCCCCACCTGTTCAACAACAACCTACAATCGTGCACCCACCTGTTCAGCAACAACCTACAATCGTACACCCACCTATTATAACACAACCTACAATCGTACACCCACCTATTATAACACAACCTACAATCGTACACCCGCCTGTTCAGCAACAACCTACAATCGTACACCAACCTGTTAAGCAACAACCTACAATCGTACACCCACCTATTGTAACACAACTAGTTGACACAAATGCTCCTGAAATTCCAGAGTTAATGAGATCGATTAATGAAATTAAAGATCAATACGTAAAGATATCAATGAGTATTGGGCAAATCGGTAGCGTAAAGAACGATCTTAGCACGTATAAAAAAATAACAGATGCTAGAATTGAAAAAATAGCAAATTTATTTTTATCTATTAATAAATGAACATATTAGACGACGTTGATGCTTATACAAAATTGAAAAATTCAATTGATAATCATTATACGCGCGTATCAAGTGATGATATTGTCAAGAAGAATGATTTAACCAGAGTTCTAGACGGGCATAAGAATGATAATAAACGCATGATAGACGAACACAAAAAGGTCATCGATGACCAAAAGAAAATGGTATCTGAACAAAAAGCCCAGATAGACACTCACAAAAATCATATTGACATGTATAAAGCACAGATCGACAGCCACAAAGCCCAAATCGATTCACACAAAGCCCAAATCGATGCCCATAAACATACCATAGATGAACAAAAGAAATTGTTTGAGAGCAATAGAAAAATTACAGACGAGAGAATTGAAAAATTAGTAAAATTATTTTTATCTATTAATAAATGAACGTACTAGATAACATGGTTGTACCTGATTTTCAGGTACCATTGTCATCTGTTATACAACAACAGGTTCAACAACCTGCCCAAGACGATGAAGAGATTTTTTTACTTGTTTGCTCCCGTGACTTAGAGGCTGAGGAGAATGATTTACTGACATCTTACGGAAAGGTGCTACGGTATGACGATTGTCACATTAATATCCCCCTCGCGCAATTAGTTCAAGGAGGAGTTAACTATGTGATTTTCGATGTCCGTCAGAAGAGCCACCGCATGGCACTAACGAAAGAGTCTGGCAATGATCGTTTTCACGTCGTCGCGCTTATCCACAAGTGGGAACAGTTCGACGATTTTGTTGACGATGCAAATTGCGAGAATTGCTTGTCAAGCCTCCCCCCTAAACAGGCGTTTAAAAACGATTTTAACAGACTTCTCCTCGAGAAAAAGATTCGCAGCCCAAGTTGCATGAAGAGTGTATTCCGCACTTTTTTAAAGGTATTGGGTGGTTGGGCCAAAGAATAATATCCTATGTAAAAAGTAATCTATTTATGGCTTTTCTTACACATATGAATGTTAATGTGAGTGTCCTATTCTGTGCATCTATATTAACCACCTTATAAAATTATATTTTAATTTTATAAATTTAAGCAGCGGGTGCATCGGGAATGCCATACTTGACTACTGCGAGACCGGCGCCGGCAGCTAGAAGACCTGCTACGAAAGTCTTGAGCTTGTTTACGCAAACGACTTTTCCAGTTGCGTCTACATCGCAAAACATCTTGGGTTTCATGAAGTAAATTGCTGCGATAACCACAAAGAAAAATGCGGCAGGGATTCCAGCTACGCGATAATCGCTCTTTACGCTTTCCATAGATACGTTTAGTCTATGAGTGTTTGGTGTTAAATAGTATACCATTTATTACCTATTAAGATTTTTATTTTTTTTTTTATTATTTTATAAGTTTTTTAATATTTAAAGATTAATCCGATGAATGTCATTTTCTAAATAACCAAATTCAAGATACCACGTTTTTCCTAAATAGTTTTCGAGAAATTGTTTTTCTTCATACGTTAAGTAAGATGGGTGTAAACCGGAACGTAACATAATTCCAAGTTGGGCGATTACGTCTATGGATTCCTGTTCGATTTCATTGGTTTCAAAATTAACGGTTTCGTAAAGTTCTTTCCCAATTTTATCGTATTTTTCTTGATCTTCTTTTGAAAGAGATTGTTTCATTTGTTGAAACATTGGGTTATCAAATAACGGATCCTTTTTTTGTTTTTTTGACTCTGAAATGCTAATTTTGGACATTTATATTTTATTATATAATAGAGTTTTAAAATAGAATATCTTTAAAAATGATGTTTTGATATTACCAAATACCAAAATACAAAAACGTTGAACCACAAATGGAAAAACAGGCTATCAAAGTACTATCTGAAATAGTTACCGACCGCGATTATAGAATAGAGTACATATCATGCCCAGACCAAGACCAGGGACCAGACGTTCCGCCGTATTGTATCAAAGCACGTAACATTCAAAACGATATCATCCTATGCTTTTTATCGGACGAAGATAAATTGAACATTCAAGGTATTAAAGATCGGATCTCAATTATGAATAAAGAGGGCTCAACTCGATGCATTGTTGTGTATCGATCAAGCGTTACGTCAAGTGCTAAAAAATCTCTCGAAACGCTTGAATATGAATTTGAACTATTTGGTATTCACGAACTTCAACTTAATATTACAAAACATAGACTTGTTCCTCGTCATTCCAAAGTATCGCAGACAGAGAAGGACGAACTTGACAAACACTATAAAGGAAAATTGCCATTTCTTCTACAAAGTGACGCCGTGTGTCGATACTATACGTTTAAGAAAGGTGAATACGTAAGAATTACACGTAAAGATGGTACGATTGTATATCGAGTTGTTAAATAATTTTCATTTTTTTAATTGAAATGAAAATATTCGTTCAGAGTTGGGATTGAACCAACGACATTGTGATTAACAGTCACACGCTCTACCGACTGAGCTATCCAAACTTTATAGTTAGGTTAATCTTTAAGTATGATTTATTTTTTGATGACGCTCGCTAAACATTTTTTCGACATGCGATGACATATCTGCTACGTCGTAGAGAACAAAGGCTTGATTCTGCTGATGCAGAACAACAAGTTTCATTTCGGAGATCTTCATATCATAACGTGTTTCCAATATGCGCTTGTATATATGAAGTTGCAGCGAATAGTGATAAAAGTTGCAATGGTCTAGATCGGAACATAGACCAAACCCCTTCTCGTATTGATTAACTGTCTTGATTTCTTTTACGCATTTCCAATCGTATAACGCGTAGGTACCATCATCTTTTTTATATAACATGTCTAATTGTCCGGCTAAATCAATTTCACCGTCAAAAATAGACCATTCGGTTCTATACGGTGTTAGACGTTCTTTTATAGTGTCATGAAAATCTAGAAAATACTTGAATTCAATGGTATTCGAGGCATTCGAGGCATTCGAATCATTCGAGACATTCGATAAATTCTCGTAAAATAGTTCAATTGCTTTGTGTAATGTTGTTCCTTTTTGCGCTGATTTTTTACCATCTTCTGACCATTTCTTTATAATTTCGTCGTCTTTTAGTCCAGGATACTTTTCCTTCTTATCTTTCATTCTTTTTACAACACGATTTGCATCGAAATTCGGGAAAAAATGATGAATAAACGTTGTGACGGAGATTATACCGTCACATGTTCCATCGACAAGATAGGTGTGTGTATCTTCTCTAAAAACGATGCGATCGTCTCTTTGGTGAGGATTTTTTTGCGAGAGCATATTTTATAAAATGAATTAGTTGTTATATGGCAATAACATTTTTAAGAGACTTATAATTTATGCATACATTTTTTCATTTTCAGCATCATAACGTTCATTGTGGAAATCCCAGAACTCGCTACACCCAATCTTAAAATCAGGAGGTACGGGTTTTGCCTTGTACCAATACACACAGTCCTCTATTTTATTTGACGTGGTTGCGTTATGTATGTATAGAGCCGTGTAATCGTCTGTGATCTGGTCGAGAACTTGGCAAAACTGATCAAAATCGGGAAATACACCCGCGTAATTTTCCCATAAACATCTACGATTTCTCAAATTGCTTTCTCTCAAAATGAATGTACCATCTACATTTGTTCGAATAACGGGTTTAATATCCAGACTGTATTGTAGACTTAGGAGAAATAAAAGTTTCCAGTGACGTCCGTTTTTAAAAATTCCCTGAAATAATGGGTCTGTGAATAATTTAGGATCGTCGGTACAATCGTCTAGCAATAATATTGCCCATGGGTTTTGGAGGTGCTGTTTTGCTAATTTCTGACGTTTGATGATATCTTCTATTTTTGATTTATCCAATGAATTGTATACAAAAGTTGAGGGGAAAATTTTACCGTAATGACCATTGCTATCCTCTGTGCCGCTCATTACCTGGCCTACTGGAAAAATATGGCTTTTTTCATATAGAATACTCGTAATCATTGTGGTCTTTCCGGTGTTACGAACAACATCACACGAACTCAATAGAAAACGATGATTGCCGTCAAGTGTAAATCCGTAATAATTGTCGCTACCAACTGGTATGACTGAAAACTCGTCTTCCGGTTCATCCCAAAAAATACCAAGCGATTTCCGCATGAAATCAATATCTTTAATAAGCTGGCAATGTGAGCTATTGTCATAAAATGGACCATTTTCAATAAAAAATCCTTTCAAAAATTCGGTTCGGACTTTGCGTGTGTTAAACATATAATTATGAGGGACACGCGAGGCGTTAGTAATAGATATAAGTTTACCTAGTGTGAATGCTTTATAGGTTATCGGCTGTTCCTTGAAATCAAGAGCATTCCTAAAAATACGATGCATTGTTTTCCAGCTATCGTCCTTTTCGATATATTCCTTTACCTCAATTTCGATAATTTCACGAGTATATATATTTTTTAAGACAAGTTTATGTCTTTCGTTTACCGTATAATGCATCCCGTCGTGTAAAGGCTGGATTTTATACATGTTTTCAACGCCTTGACACAATTCAAGTACGGTTCTAGGAGTGCTATCGTCCCCCATGACTAATTCGCCTTCCTTAATGGTTTCGACCGCCCGACTTGTGCCATCGTACATCATTACTGGTGTGCCTTTTACGAAACAACCAGGTTTTCCAATGATTACGATTTTACTGCCACCTTGTTCGGGTCGGTTCATATTTTTTGTGGACGGGGCAATAATATCTGGATCGAGTTCTTTGATTCTAAATACAACTGTATCTTTTGAAGCCATGTTCTATGTATTTATATGTAAACCACGCAGTTTAAATATATTTTATATAAAAATTATAACAAACCATTACATAAATTGACAATTTCATCTAGTTTAATGCCAGTCATAAATCCTGTTTGTTTTCCCCCGCTAAATGTAAAAAAAGTTGGTACAGAACTGCACCGTAAAATTGACGCAAGTCGCTCGTGTTGTGTCAATTTTTCTCCATCAACTTCAACAAATAAAATATTGGAGTAGCGTGGATCAAGTGATAGTTTTTTGATTTCCGGTGCAATAATTTTACACGGTTTGCACCAATCGGTATAGACTTTGATAAGAATTAGAAGAGGCTGTTTGACATTTTGCGAGTTTTGAGCATTTTGTACATAATGATATTGAGGACTTACTAACAACTCGTATAATTTTTCCGGTTCAATATGGTTTACACGACTTTGGTCTGTGTGAGCATGAAAAGGCTGAGGTAGAGATGAAGAAGTTGGCTTTTCATTTGATGGAGGCGATGGGTCAGACGGGCCAGGCGGTGGCATATTTGAGAAACGTGCTGTGTTGTCGGAATCCGCGTTAGTTGTAGATGTATTATATTTTGAATACGTTGCGTAGCCATCGTATTTTGTTCTAGACATTTTTTATTAATATAATGCTTTTATATTAATAATTATGAATTATTTGAAAGATTTGAATCACCTGACTTATTTGATTTGTACCAAAAATAAAAAATTATCAATAGTGCAAGAATAGAAATAGCGATAAGTGCCATTGTCTGCTTGCTGTAACCTTTATTATCCTTATTATAATCTTCTTGTATTTCAAAGTTTTCTTCTGTAACTGTTGGTACATACCAATCTCCGCCGGTCCATTTGATAAACCCATTTTTTGAGTACTCGTCATTTTTGCCGGACTGATTTCCGACAGTTGTAAAATACATTTATATTATATAAAATTAAACATTTTAACATCTAAAATTTTTTTGCTGACCCGTTTTAGGAGCCATACGAATTTGCCACATCTCAGCATTGCGCTTGCGCATTAGGCGTGTCATCATATCAGTTCTGAAATCGAGTGTTTGATCTTTAAAGGCATTCTCAGCTGTTTCTCTGATCGTCTCGTTACTCATTCTAGTATCTTCGTCGTCTCGGATGGGGCCGTATGTATCTACATTTTTAATATGATCTATATTAGTTCGAGTGACGTAATTTGGTCTCCGAACAGAGTCAACATCGTCGTAGTAAAATCGTGGCTGGCCGGTCATTTTATCAGTATATCCACGATAACTTGTGCCGTATCCGAATGAACGTGGATCGTATACATCATAATTTGCGGCAACATCGAGTGGTTCTTCTAATTCTTCAATTGGCGTGTATAATTTAGGATCCATTGCGGTATACAATATTTCGCCGTTTTCTTTTGTTATTTTTCGAGGAGGAATCTGTTGTTCAAATGAAATTCCAATATTGGAATCAATCGGCTCAATAATCTGATTTTTATAATAAACACCAGGTGTAATAATAGACGTAAAAATCTCGTTATTAAGTCCTGAAACCGATTGACTGCGTTGACAATTTGTAGATGCATAGTTAGAAGGCAAATTGTATTGTATGTTGGTTTCATCATATCCAGATGTCTCATTCACATCGCCTGTGTATCTGACCTTTTTTTCGTCTCCCAATTTTTGTTCGAATCTTTTAAAGTCTCCATTTGTGAGTTTGGACTGTTGAGACAATTGTGAAGGCTCGGGAAGAGAACACGACCGGCATCCTTTCTTTTCCGGTTCATCGCTAATATAGGTAAAATGTTCAACCGTACTTTTATTACCTTTATGGAGAGTTGGCTGATTGAGTAACGAGTTGTTAAGGATGGGGTCGTTTCGTTTGATGGTCGGATTAATCTTGTAATTATCGTTATTTACATTTCTGTCAGTCATCTCGTTCCGTGATACATTCCGTTCATTCTGCTTCTTTTTATCTGGCATAGGAGTCGTATAATAGCCACTTCCGTAGAAATCTTGCGAAGTTCTTTCATTAATAATACTGGGAACGACAAAATCGTTATCTTTCCAGTGATTCCATTCATAAACTGGTGGCGCAATAATTGGTGCAATATGTGTTTTGGGATTCGCCCCTCCAACAAGCTTTTGGTTATTTGAAACAAATGTTGCGTCGGGTTGTACCGGAATCAGACGGTCGATTTGCTGTGTAAAATAACTGGGAAATTTGGAGTATGTGTATCGATTCGTTTTATATTCGTTTAACGCAGACTGGTACAATTCATCCGATTGCCGAATTGACGTTGTTCGTCTCTGAGATTGAGACTGTTGTGGTTGAGATGATTGCGATGATTGAGATGATTGAGATTGAGATGGTTGGTAAGTTTCCAACGTAGACATCTTGTTCTTTTGTAAATAATAAAGAATAATAATAAAAATAATGGAAAGTATTAAAAATAATATCGACTGTTGATAGTTAAGTAAGTATAATATTAGAAATACAAATATGACAAGACGTGTAATGCAATTCATCTGCTGTTCCAAATTCATATCATTTTTTGGAAGGAGTTTAATATCTCGAAATAAGATAGTAGGATGTTCTAACCAAAACGGTTCGCATTTCATATTTATTTAAACATAAAAAAATTTAAAATTGTTTAAAAATATATTGTTAACTCATATATAACATAAGAATGAGTCATCGCAGCCCCCCTGGTCATAAAAAACGCACGTTTACACTAAAAAATGTCGATATCAAAGTTACCAATGCTAAATACGGTCTCGTTATTATTTCTAATATCGAAAAAGAAACATCGGATTCGTCTAAAACTACAAAAATTGCAGACTTATTTATAAGCGACGTTGAAACATCTGTCAGTTTTCTCGATGAGAATAAGAAGAATTACAAATGTAACGTTTCTATGAGCGACTGGAATAGAGAGAAAATGTTACCCGAAAAAACCGACATTAAATGTTTCTGGTGCAAACATTCGTTCTCGACAAAACCAATCGGTTGTCCAATCACGTTTTGTAATTCTATGATCGAGAAATCATACGTGTCTCATATAACAAAAGACAAGTATTTTATGAAAGAAAATATTGGCTCAAAAAAATTAGAAATGACAAAAGAACTATCTGACATCGAAATTCACCCCATTAAAAAAGACTATTACTTGACAGACGGTTGTTTTTGCAGCTTTAATTGCACTCTTGCGTTTATCAAAGACAATAACCATAATCTATTTTATAAGGATAGTCAATCCCTTCTTCATTCTCTGTATTACCAGCTAATCGGTAAAAAAGTTGGCAAACTTCTGCCATCGCCGCATTGGAGGTTGCTAAAAGATTTTGGAGGCAATATGTCTATCCAGGAATACAGACAGTCATTTAACGTAATTGACTACGAATTCATGTTTTCGGTTCGCGATATGAAGGAGATGCGAACCATCTCAAACGTTTACAAAGAGACAATTTAAAACTTTACAAAGTTATAAATTAAAAACTAATCACATCGGTCTCATTAAAGGTAATCACATCATCGTACACGGTAGTGATCACCAGTTTTTCATATCCAAAATCCTTGGGACAAATCGTTATTCCATGACAATCAAGATTAGGTCCCAAATACGGTGTAATAATACTTTCAACGTCATTTCCGGTCTCATCAACAATAGTCGAAAGCGGTATTACTCCCTTTGGAATTTTTAGTAGGTAAAAATAAGGCTTATCTTTATATGTGTAAGAGATTTTAATATATGAGCGATTAAAGGTTTCGTGCACAGGTTTCTCTTTTTTATTTTTAATAGATAGCAAAAACTTAATGGACGCAAGCGTAATAAACGAACACATTGTACTGAAATGGCCTTTTTTGCCATCCGGGTCAACGGTACTTTTAAAACCTCTATAAACTTCAACTGTCTCTTTAATTGTATTGATGTTTCTTGCTACCAAATAGGTAATTCCTCCCGCAACAGTGAGCGCAACGTAAAACAACATCTTTATAGACTAGAGCCAACCATTTAAGTCTTAAATAAAATTGAATATTGACACATTTTTTTATTCTGTTTTATATAAAGATAACTGTCAATGTCAAAAATGTCAACCCCGAATCCTGGCAAAGCGGCCGCCGCAAAAGACGCTCTACAAATGATAAGATCATCGGTTGCACCAAAACCAAAAACAAAACCCAGAATTGCTACACAATCATCCGACAAGCCAACCAGTGCTGGCGTGATGGGAATTGATTTTAAAGCAAAAAATGCAGCTGAAAAAAATTATGTTAAAAAACTGAAAAACATTTTTCTAAATGAAGAGAAGCTTCGACGCGAAAAACTTAAAGAGGTAGCGTCTGATGAGTTTGAAGGTCTAATCGAACTTCCCCCTATTAAATTTGACGACGAATATAAATCAGACGTTGATCGTTTTATGGTTGATCGACGTACATTTTTGAGACTTCTTTTGTTTTTGAAAACAAGAAATTTTATTCGATCATTTATTGAATTTCTACAAACTAATGGTTTGAAAAAGATCGAATCAATCGGAGACCAACGCCGTTTTCCACCTAACCGTACTCCTTTTTCGCCGTCCGATGAGAAAAAACTGATTGAACGCCTTCAACGGCAACGTCCAAGAAAACTTCTTAAATCTATGATCGATCGTAAAGAATTTAACGAAAAACTTGACGACGATGATGACGATGAAGATTTGTTTGGAGAGAATGAGAGTGAAGATGAAGATTTGGTACGAGAGAGTCGACACCGTGTCGATCTTGATGAACAGTTGCAAAAACTAGTAGGCGGTTCAACAGACCTAGAAAAATCTAAATCCCCTGAGTCTATTGACGATGGCCGATATTTATTATTAGAGCTGTTTGAGTTTATTAATTTAAATGAGGAGGTAAAAGCTGCTTATAACGATGAATACGACGGACTGGCAGACATCCTCAATCGTCTCAGAAATAGATGGGAGGAGATTAAATTGTCTTTTCTTACTGAATATCAAAAGAAATTCGACCGTAGTCGAGATAGTGGAATTGAATACGCGCCTCGTTCCAAACTTGTTGAGCCTACGTCTACATTAACAGTGTCAGAAAGCCTTGCAAGATATCAGAAGTTGGGTGAAAAGGCTCGTGTCGAAAAAGCCGATGGCGAACATAAAGAACCTCAATCTTTTCTTGTTTTTCCAGACGGCGATTATCCAAATACTCGTCCGTCGGATGTTCCCGCCCAACCTAACGATTTGGTATATCAACCATACGAGTTAAACTCACTCTATATTCGTCACATTTCACCTGTCACTCGACAACTGTATGAAACAGTAAAAGATCATCTAAAACAGTTAATGCCTTCTCACCAACTAGTTTCTATTGAATTTTTGGGGTTGAAACGTGATAACCGGAACACATTGTACTACATGGATGTTTTTATGGTACACGACGATACATTGACACAATTTAGAATTCAATATATTGAAGATGATTTACACTCTCTCCGACTTACCAATGCACTGCCGCAACTAAATCGTAGATATGATCATGAAAATATTTTTGACCAAACATACGAATCCCCTTCAATTGACAATCTTGTTGATAAAAATAAAACTGTGATTTCAATCGACACTATTGTTGATAAAAGTGGAGATGTGATTTCAACAAACTACGATCTTTACTTCAAGGCTAATTCGAAATTCAATAGCTTATCTAACACTCTAAAAGTTACACCTCACTGGAAGGGTAAAAATACAGAGAATGAGTTATCGTATGAGAAGATTTCAGCTGATAAGAACGTCTTAAATATAACAGATGATGATGTAAATTATCAAATTGAGTTTATTACTGGAAATATCGGAAATATGGGTGTAACTCCAAGAAAGCTCCCAAAGCTTCCTTCTCAACCATCTTATGAACGACCTCTGCAATCGTCGTCTGAATTTAATAAGTACGCCACTGTTGACTCAAAAAATCTGTGGGATGACGCGATGGGATTTTTAACGACAGGTGAATCTAAGCCTAAACCGACTCTACCGTCTCAAATGTTACGTCGATAAATGTCGCGTCAATAAAATTTATATTGTAATTTTACAATATAAACTGAATTACAAATTCCGATAAAGTGGCCACAGCGCATCCGCAATCTCATTTCCAGCAAGTAGACCTCCCTGGTTAGAACTCTCGTAATGTACTCCGCCGTAGATACGAGACTCTCCATTGCTATTCGCCATTTGGGACCATGTAGGCCAATTTAAATAAATTCCTGACAATGGAACCTGTAATGCTCCGTTAAATCCTCCACTCTGACTTGATGGATCGGTTGGCTGAACGGCACTGCACCCTGGGTATAAAAAGATATTGTTAATAGATGCGTTTTTCCAAGCCGAGTTATTATAGTAAAGCTGCGATGTATACTTAAAAATAAGTAAATTGGTAACTGGGTTTTGCAAGACAATATTGTCTTGTCCAGTCAAATAATTCATCAATTTTGCGGCTGTTGCTCCAAACGTTGAATGACCGGATACAAAGTCTGGGAAAGGAGGCGTAACTGTGTCAATCGTTTGGTAGGGAAGCCAGTATGCACCACTATTGGTTTGAGGAACTCCATTTACAGTTGGTGTTGCGGGATTCCAATCTTGGTGAATGGGCGTGTTAACTGATTGAGATGGATTGTATAATGCCTGTCTGATTTTTTGGATAGGACGAGATTGTAAGTTTGCACGTTTCAGTTTCCATGCATTTAACGATGCTTCAAATATACCAGCTGAAACTATAAAATAATAACGAATTTCGTCTTCAATTGTTTTGTTATTTGAACGAAGATATATATCTGCAAAGGCAAGCCATACACCGCTAGGAGAAGGTGTTCCGTATAAAGGTGTGCCTACTGAATTCAGCGTATCGGCCGGACATTGTAAAAAATACTCGCTGATCATTTTTTGTTCATCGTCAAGTTGTGACTGTGCATGTAATATATTCTGAACTTCTTGTGCCCAACGAGCTGGCTGAGAGACGGGATCGGGAAACAATTTTTGGACATCCGCTTGAATAGCGGCTCTATCGGAATCGCTTAGAATACCAGAATTTGCTGTCCCCCATTCAGGTGTTACATATGCTTTTGTAAACGTATGACCATTCGATAGTGTTACCTTAACAGGAGTCCATTTATCGGGGTGGAGAAGAGTGTTTAAGTTTTGAGGAGTGTCAGTGTTATTGCCATCAATAAACGATGATAGGTTTGCATTGTTATTATAAGAAGTGTTAAATGTAAAAGTGTTCAACCACCCGTCTCCTTGTCTTGCGGTAAAATAAGTCTGAATAAGTTGTTTAAAATTTGAGAAAGACGATTGGGCAGCGCTATCTAATGAAGGCAGAGGGGTATGGGCTGCAATAAGACTTTGAATAGATGACGGGTCGGACGGGTCGAGTTGATAAAGCGCAGAGTTTGGAGATACATGAGGGGCTATGCTATATGGAAGCCATGTTTGGAGGAGAATTGGTACCATATACTGACAAACGTACTCCATCCACACAGGAAGTGTAGTCGTTACAGACTCCTTTGAATTAGATGCCCAGTAATTTTCACCGCTTGGATTTTGGTAATCAACAGGTTGTTTGTCCGAGGTATATGCGTATGCATTGTAAATGATTGTCGATAATATAAAACACCATCTTGCGCAAACAGTTGGTGGGAAGTTATTTAGAGCGGTCGTTCGTAAAAGGCATTCCATCCAATCCGAAATCCAAAAATTAGACGGTATATGGTAGGGTGAAGTTTGGCCGATCTCTTTCATAAGAGATGTCATCATTCCTGGATATGATGTATTTGACACTCCAAAAGACATTTATTATATAATACAGAAATATAAAATAGTTATATTTAAAACAGTACTGTTAAATATAACTATTTTATCAAAAATGCTACTTGAACTTATTATGATCGTAAAGAACTCAGGCGATGTACTACGGGACTCTTTACGTTCCATCAAACCATATATAGACCACTGGACTATATTAGATACAGGAAGTTCAGACTCTACTTGTGATATAATTAACGAGGAACTTTCCGACGTGCAAGGAAATCTTCACCGAGAACCATTTATTGATTTCTCAACTACCCGAAACAGAGTCTTCGAGTTGTCGCCTAAAAAATGTAAATACATGATTGTGCTAGATGACAGTTATGAATTGTATGGAGGAAAAGAACTTTTGGATATGCTCAGACTATCAGATTCACAATGTTATTCTATAAAAATTGGAACGCTACAAGGAACACGTCTTGATAGTTATTATTATTCTTCTCGCATTGTTAAATCTGAACTTGTGCCAACCGTTTTACAATATAGAGGCCGTGTACACGAAGCAATCTACTGTGACCAAAATAAAATTATTTCAGATAGTAATATATATGTAAACGATATTCCAGATACAAATCACGATTTGCGAACTAGACAGCGCCTTCAAACAGACATCGATGGATTATTGTTAGATGAAAAAGATGACAAGTCTAATCCGCGAACTCTATACTACCTTGTACGAACTTATGCAATGGCACGAGACTACAAAAAAGCAATTCTGTATTGCGATAAACTGATTTCTCTCGGTAGTTCAATCAACAGAGAGTTCCAGTTTTTCGCAAATTACGAAAAGCCAACACTCCAATTTGAAATCGATGGCAATAAACAGTCTTATAAGAAATCACTGCTTACAACACAACGAAAGTTTCCAGAGAGAGCCGAATCTGTATATAAAGCCGCTGTATTGCTCTATGAAGAAAAAAGATATGAAGAAGTCAGTCGAGTAATGGAGAGACTGATTTCGTTTCCTATGCCGGTTGTCATGATTACTATTCTGGATACGTCTATTTATGAATATTATATACCGTATCTTTACATCGAGTCGAATTTCAAATTGGGAAATTTTGAAAATGCGATCCCGCTACTTCGAGAAATGCTCAATAAATACCCAATCGACCAACCTCTGTTAAACATGAAATACGCTGTGTGTGATAAACCCATTCGACCTGAATTATTAACCAAAAATTCTACTCTAGTCATTCACATGGGCGGATTTTATAGACCATGGGATCCAAGACGTGAAAAGTCAATTTCAGGGTCAGAATATATGGCCATAAATATGGCAAAAGAGATGACACGTATTGGTTATCGTGTTATTGTCTTTGGATTTTTTGAAAAGGGAGACGTCAATTATCAAGGCATATACGATCGTATTCAGTATATTGATTATAGTTATTTCCCAGAGTTTTCTATTAAATACACGATTGATTATCTGATCGTTAGTCGTCATGTAAAAAATTTAGTTTACTACGATAATATTAAAAATGTATACCTGTGGACACACGATGTCTTACCCATTTTTCAAAGACACTCCTCTATTTTCCAAACTCACGCTAAGAAGTTTAGAGGAATTATCACATTAAGCCAATGGCAAAAGGAGTTTATAAAAGATAAAATGGGAATCGATGAATCCTACCTTATATTGTCGAGAAATGCAATTTATGCAGAAAGATTTACGCGAAACGATATAGAAAAAATCCCGTTTCGGTTCATTTACATGTCGGACGCAAGCCGTGGTCTACGTTATCTAATTAAGATGCTACCCCAAATTAAAGAACGTTATCCTTTAACAACACTATCTATCTTTACAAAAATTGAGTATATCGATCCGAATCTTCTCGACTCTATCAAAACACTAGACTACGTAACTCTTCAACCAAGGATATCACAAGACGCTATTTCGACCGAACTATTGAAATCAGATATTTGGCTTTATCCAACAGATTTTGAAGAGACCTATTGTATATCGGCATTAGAGGCAATGGCAGCCGGTTGTCTAGTAGCCACCGTAAAATGCGCTGGCTTGCAAAATACTGTGGCAGACCGAGGAATTATGTGTAGTCACCCAATTTCTGAAAATCACGAGTCGCTATTTAAAAAACTATGTTTTGTGTTAGACAGACCAGAAATAAAAGAACGATATACCGTCAAAGCGCGTGAATGGGCGCTCACCCAGACGTATCAAAGACTTGCACTAGAATGGAAAAGTATGTTTTCTTCATCTTCATCGGCATCTTTGTATGCATAATTATACTGGTTAGAAATAGTGGAAGAAGCTCTTAATCCCTTTAAAAATAATTGAAGAATCTCACGATTTGGCGAAAAAATATTTATGGACCTAATCGTAAACGGCTGTTTAGGAATAAAAAGCGGGTGTAAGTTTGTGTATAAATGAATATCTAGTAAGTTATGAATAGCTCTGAATAAATGGTATCCTTTTGTTGTTCCGTATTCTCCATAGTCACCAGTAATAATACGTCCTTTATATTTTAGATTGAATGTCATAATAAGTTCTTTTAATTCTGTGGAAGATTTAAATGAGACTCCATCCGCATTCCATTCATACTCATTGTATGATTGTTGTCTGATAAAAGGAAGACCCGTATAGTCTTCTATATTTTCGTTATCAATAGTATCTAATATATTATTTACGTCAATACTATCAATCCATTGCATTTATCTACTTTAAAGATTTAATAAAAATAAATGATTAACATGATTAACATTAAGTATAAACTATACGATCACGTTTCAGCCGATGGCGATATTAGCGAACATCTTTTATATCTAGAAAGACTGTCACGCGATTGCAACTCCATTCTGGAATGCGGCGTTCGGTCGGTAGTTAGTTCATGGGCTTTTTTGAATGGGCTTGTTAAAAACGCAACGACCACTCCGAAAATGTTGCACTCATGCGACTTGGATAGATCATCTAACATAAATGAACTTGAAATCGCATGTGTCGAAAATTCCGTATCATTCAAATTTCATAAATGTTCCGATCTTGTTTTACCTTACCAGAAATATGATATGATTTTTATCGATACATGGCATGTGTACGGACATCTCAAACGAGAACTGTCAAAATTACACGAAATGGCGGCGAAATATATAGTAATGCACGACACAGAAATCGACGGAATACACGGTGAAACCATACGAAACGGCTGGAATCCACACCAACAGTCAATTGATACAGGTATTCCTGTCGATGAAATAATGAAAGGGCTTCAGCCAGCGATCGATGAATTTCTAGCCGAACACAAAGAATGGAAGATAAAAGCCCATTTCACTCATAACAATGGACTAACTGTTCTTGAACGAATTTAAAGATTTATTTTATATTTAAAATAAATTATGATAACTATCATAACACCATCATACAGACAGCATAATATACCCAGATTATTCGATAGTATTAATTTTGACAAAATTGATAAGTGGATTATTGTATACGATACGACAAAAAATAGAACCTACCAAAAACAATACGCAGACCATCCCAAGATTTTAGAGATCGAGTGTTCCGACTCCGGAATAGCTGGTAATGCCCAGCGAAACTATGGTATGAGTTTAGTAGACGATGGTTTCATCTATTTTTTAGATGATGACAATATAATTCATCCAGCCTTTTGGGAGATTATTGACGGGTTGGATCTAAATTATTTTTATACATTTGACCAATCTCGCGATAAAAATGGACGAGTATTATATGGCGACAAGATTGCGGTGTATCATATAGATACAGCCATGTTTATTGTCCACAAAAAACACATTAAGAATATAGTTTGGCAAAATGACATATATGCAGCAGATGGGATATTCATATGTGATATTTCCAAAAACAATACGGAGTGTCACAGGTATATAAACCAAATTTGCTGTTATTATAATTATATCGATTAGATAGAGTTATTCTATTATTCTATAATATCTATATAATCTATGATGCCAAGCAGTTTTTTCCAAGTGGTTGTATCTTTAATCTCTCTATCATTTTCGTGTCTAACTCGATATATTATGTAGGACGAATCAATGGGTGAACTATCGTTTGAGTAACACATATCAATGTGAGTAATAAGGATCCCATTTTTTTTGGTAAGGTGTGATATAATCACGTCGTCGTTATGCGTGTGATACATCAATGAGTCGAATGGTAGTGTCTTAAAATATTCAATAACGTCTTTACTGAAAACCATAAATGTACCGGACATAAAATCGATTACGTCTGTTGGTCTCAGCGAAAAACACCAATCCGGTAAACATACACAAATATTGTGACCTCCTGCGTATTTTACACGAGGAGAGTTACGTAACGTATTACACAGCAATGGAAAATTAATAAAAGTAGACAAATTTACACGTACAACATAGTCGTATGTAGATGGTATAACATGTAACGCCCTAAGAAATTTTACTATCATATGAGGATTGTACTCTGGATGAATGGTATTAACATTTAGGTTAGGCTCACTACGTTTAAAAATAAAGTCATTAGAATCGCAAACAAAATCCTCTGGTGGTTCCGTGTCATAGACAAACAAATGAGGTATGTTATATTGTTTAAGCTGAAGTTTTCTAAATTTAATGAAGTCGAAATAAACAGGCTTATCAAAACTTGCTATGATTATTACAAACAGGGTTGGATTCGGCTGCTGTGATAAAGACATTTTTATTTAAAAATATCTTTAAATAAATTTATGAGTATTCAAAGTCAGAATATTCAAAGTCAGAATATTCAAAATGAGTTACTTCCAATGATAGATCATTTGTCCGATATTATTACGCCTCACCAATTTGAATTACTTAGGTCACATCCGGCCGAGTTTTTTGCGCTATTAGAATTTAATATGTACGTATATATTCTTAAACCTGAAACCAAAGAATGGATCCAATACAGAATGTATTCGTGTAAACCTCCCTATGCTAAACTTAGAAATGAGATTCATAGCTATCATAAAAACTTAAAACTATCTACTATTTGTTTGTCGAGTCTGGTTGCTAACTATCCTCCTCAACGTTCAATTGTTCTTTTTGACTCAATGGCGCGTGTAAATGGGATGGTTACTCACCCAATTTTTCAACAAATCGCAGGAGGCTGTTTAATTATTCCTCTACAACTCACAAATTGGCCAGAATGGGACATCCAGTTCTTTCCTTGGCTATTTCCACCACCAAAATAGTTTTTGATAAATATAGGATCTAATTGTTGTCTTTTCGTCCTTTTCGATTTTAATAGGCTCAATTGCCATATCTTCTTCAGGCGTTGAAACTATATCTTTGGTTGTCTCTTTTATGCTATTTAGTTCGTCTGGAAATGCCTGTAGTTTTGTTTGTTTGCGTTCTTTAATTTGGGCTCGAATTCTTTTCATCTTCGCTCGCAAGTTATCTTCAGCAATATTACTCATTTATAATAATACAAGAAAAGTTTTATATATAAATAAAATGTATAACTACAAAAATGACAGTATATGTTATAAAATAAGCGCTTGTTTCGCAATTTTGAGAGGATACATCAATTTAACGACATGGTCGTCGAATGAAACAAGGTTACATACAAAATATGTAAGCGTATTAAATGACGATAAAATTTCATTGAAAGAGAATGAAATTGTTATTAATATTAATCACTGCAAACAGTCCTACTTTGTAAGAGAAGAAGAGGAGTTCGAAGTATTGTAATGACTATTTTCTACACGTTCAAGAAATGCTAATGACTCTTTCCACACATCTCCGCCTTTATCAAGATGACCAATTGCCTCTGCTAAATACTCTATATAACTTTGAAATACGCTCAAAATCGATTTATCAATACGGTCGTTATGCCACAATGATTTTGCATAATATAGATGGTTATAACATTTCTCTTTTATAACCGAACTATCATTTTCTGCAAAATTAGATGTGTCCAGTATATTTACAATGTCCCGTAAGTAGTGTCTGAATTGCTCAATGTGTTGGCACATTTTACGGTTTTCGTAATTAGTACGGAGAATCTTTTCGCTAATACGTAAATCATCTTCCAAAATCCGAGGATCGCGTGACATTCTTTGGATATTTTGAGTAGTAGTAATATTAGTAATATTAGTAATCATTTTTATATATCATGCAACGATTTCGTATAAAATAAAGATAATAATTAAGAAAATTACAAGAGAAATACCTAAACTGTATAAAAACTGCTTGTTTTTATCGATTTTTCCATTTATTTTAATATAATCAGGTTTCATTATACCAAATAAATAATCTATTGCATAAATCATAACTACAAATAGAAAAATCAATCCAATTGCAGAATACAATATTGTTTGTTGTTTGTGTGTGCTTACCATGGAGATATTTATACAATATACACCTTTCTGTTAAAACATAAATAAATTTAAACATATTTATAAATATAAATGTCTGCACCCGCAAAACCGTCAAAGACTATTCAAGCGCCTCAAAAACAACAGATTTCTCCGGCGCTACCACCTCGTGCTTCTCAGCAGTCTAAACTACCTCAAAAACAACTATCAACTCCTGTACCAGTTTCTAAACCGGCGCCGACAGTTTCATCACAACAAGCTAAACCTATGCCAATTCCACTAGTTTCACCTCCTACACCTGTTCCAGCCCAGGTAGTTTCTGTACCTTCGCCTCCTACACCTGTTCCAGCCCAGGTAGTTTCTGCACCTTCGCCTCCTATGCCTGTTCCAGCACCGGTAGTTTCACCTCCAGTTTCTAATATGTCAACTGTTTCAGCCCCTACTAATTCCGTTTCTGCAACACCAGCATCTTCTCTACATGATCGTGTTCAACAAAATAGACTATACCAACAAAAAATGACAACTGAACTTACTAAATTCTTGAAAGTCTACAACCAATTGGGTCACAAACCTATCGAAATTGATATGACCAATAATAAAAATTACGCGGTCGTAATTCGCACACTTGGTAATTATTTATATACAACTAATATAGATGATTGGATTTCAAGCACCATTTCACTTGGCGATAATTTAGAAATAAACATGAGCGTGTTTACTAATACGTCCTACCAAACGCCTGTACAAGCTTTTTTGCGCCAACTAAATACGGCTTTTAATGGAAATTTAGATAATGAAATTCACGATTACTTAGCCACAACGTCAGATTTCACAGATATTGAAAAAGTGGTATGTTATGAATTCTACGGCTATATGTCACGTCTACAAGTTGCGATGAAACAGGGTATTTTTAAAGACTCGATCCAACATAGCGTTACGTCAACGGAAACAATTTCGTCTTACTCGGTCCCAATGCAGGAATTTAACGATTACACAAAAATAGTTTCGGTCGATCCAATAAAATACAACATCATTGATCGTTTTAATAAGGCTCTACCAGATATCGCGTCTAAAAAAGTACAGCCAGATATTTTTTTTGATGCTTAAAGATTTTCATTTACGTAAAATATGGCTACTATTGAAACCGAATCCCCGCCGACTCTTACATCTACAACGACAATATCATCAACCTCGTCGATGATTTATAGAAATATCTATATGATAGCCGAAATTCTTATTTTTTCTATTACAACAATCTACTTTTATCGAAAAATGAATTCAATGTCAGGACAGATAAAAGAAATGGAAACAAAAATTCAAAATCTTGAAAAAACGATTACAGAACAAAAAACGTTTATCAACGATAAGATGTCGGAAATGTCATCTATTGTGTCCTCTCAGATCAATCAGTTGATGCAGCAGTCTAGACCGCAATATCCCCATCCTCAACAATACACACAGTCTCCGCAATATGACCAGGTTCCGCCGTACACTACTTCTACACCCCCAAAGGTTAACGTTCAGCCACAAAAACTATTCCAAGCTACTCAGAATCAACAGACCCAAAAGAATGTCCAGGGTTCACAGAATAGTCAGAGTAGTCAGAATGTCCAAGCTTCCCAGAATCAACAGAATTTCCAGACGACACCGACTCGACAGAACGTCCAAGCTTCACATACTCAACAGAATGAAGAGAATCAACAGAATGTCCAACCAGTTCAGAACCAAAATGGTCAGATCTCGCAAAAACTTCCAAGTAGCCCAATTCAACCCCCCTCACAATTTTTTCCATTCGAGGTTCTTGTATTTTCAGAAGGTGACATGAAGACTAAGAATGATAATAAAATGACAATAGAAGAAGATATTGATGAAGATGACTTAGACAGAGATTTAGGACCAGAGTTAAGCGAACTAAACTAAAATTACTCGTAATTTAAAGACTTCTATTATACATATAGATTATGTATAATATGTATAAAATTATACCAAATGTACCAACTTCCGATCATATGTACCAGCAATGGAAGAGTTTTTATGAACCGCACGTACAACATCTTTTTAATCACCTGCTAGAAAAACTAGAAGACGAAAATATCTTATATATGAATTACGATTTTGAGACATTTTGTAACCTGGTCTATAAAAAGAGTTCTAAAAGGATGCCCGTACATTAAAGAGGGTTTATAGATTAGGATGTCAAAAACAATTAAACATTCTATAAAAGAAGAAGAATTATTGTCTGAGCTGGAACAAACCGAGATAATTGAAGCCCAAAATCATCAAATGGTTGAAGACGTAATTGAGGAGAAGATATACAAGGTATGCGCAAATATGGTTTCCTACATAAAACAATACCAGACCGAAACCGCCCTTCCATTTTCAGAATATCTTGACTATTCGAGTATACATGATTATATCAGGTATACTGGAACGAATAATGATATATAAAATTTATTTTATTAAATAAATTTTTTTGACTTCATTTTTTAAACAGGCACATGATCAAGTTTTTAATTTTGGGGTCATTGAGAACCTGTAAATCATCTGGTGAATCTCCCAATTCTCTTAATATTTTTGTGACGTGCCCCTCATCGTTTTTAGATTCTATTTTTCTCTCTTTGCCGAGTTTTTTGTGTAACAATGCAATAGAATCTTTTGTTCCAACAATTGGATGGCCGTTATAGGATGAATGGATAAAGGGTTGTTTTACATTATGACCGGAACTACGGCATTCACCTCCTTTTCCATTTTCGTGAATATGACATACATCATCGCCGTTGCAAGCCATATCACGATCGCAAGGATAATCCTTATGCTCTTCTTCAACTGGTTGTGGTTTTACATGTCTTGTTTTTTCAGGCCGTGGTTCTTGCTTGGTTTTTACGACAACTGGTGGTTCATCGACGACAACCGGTGGTTCATCGACGACAACTGGTGGTTCTACCACGCGTTTTTCCTCTACAACCGGTTCTGGTTCGTCGTCATCGCTTTCAATCTTTTCTTTACCAAATTTTTTATCTTGTTCTTCTTCAATGCGTCTGCGCACCTCTTCTATATCTTTTGAGGTTTTCCCAGATAAACCCGGAATCTTTAAATCTTTGGCAATTTTTTTCAGAGCTGTAATGCCCAACCCTGTTAACTCTACACGTCCATTTTCTTCTGGTTCATCTCGTGATGGTGATGGTTTAGACGGTTTTCTTGGAGACCGAGACGGTTTTCGTGATGGTTTTTTAGAAGGCGACCGCGATCGAGATCGAGATCGAGATCTAGACAAGCTTGGCGAATCCGGTGACACACAACGACCAGTTGTAGTGTTTCGAACTTTATCACCTTCACACGGCGACACACACTTTTTAGATTTGTTTCGCACTTTTCCGTCTTTGCATCCATCGACAGGCCAGTCTTTATCGGCCACTGGCACATTTTTGGGTTTAGCCTTCGGAGATGCCTTCTTCGAGACCCTGGCTTTCTTAGGGGACCTAGCCTTCTTAGGTGATGCCGATTTAGCCATATTATACATTTTTCCAGAAATCTTCTGAATCAATGCGAAATTAGTTTCAGACCCATTGACGTCCAATCCCTGATCGTTCGCGATATTGATAAGCGACTGTTTGTCCATGTTATTGAGATGTTCTAACGTGTACATATTTATTTATTTCTAAATAAATTATATTTAATTCATTTTTATTTATAGAAAAAAAACCGCAGCTTTATTATAAGTTTTATCCTTTCGCTGATTGGACAAGTAATTTGTCTCATTAAACCGATTATAGACATTCTCATGCGTATGTCCAAAAATCCACGCAATTGGTGGATTCTTCAAATAAATTGTCTTATTTTGGTAATATTCATCGTACCGCTGGTCGTGGTTGCCACGGCTCTTACGTTTTTTAAACTCCATATGGACAGGTGGATAGTGTGTAACGATAACATGCTTACGGTATTGAAGAGACGAAATTTTGTTTAAATAATTTACCGAGTCATTGAACATCTCCGCGATCTCATCACGTGTAATATCAATTGAAAACCAACTTGGAGGTTCATTTTGAGGGTTACACCATAAACACGCCCCTGTAAATAAAACGTCTTCTATTACAATCGAAGAATTATTCAGATAAAATACATTTTGAAAAGTATAAAAAAACTTTTTAACCATTTTTTCAAGTTCATCCATCGAATACATATCACTGTAAAACTCGTGATTGCCGGGAATATAAAGTACGTATTGAAAATTGGCACTCACATACTTAAAAAAAGACAAATGCTGTGAAATTTTTCCAATATGACAAATATCTCCTCCTAAAATCAAGACATCACCTTTGGGATCAATCAAATCTGGTAAATGATATGAAGTTAATTGATCCAAGTGCAAATCACTTGCATACTGAATACGAACGGGCATTATATACTTTTATTTATATTAAAATACATAAATAAATTCATTTTTATAATTCTTCTAGATTAATATCGGGACCTCTCATTCGTTTCTTAGGGGCAGTTTCTGTGTTTGTTGTAGAAGGCGGAGATGAACTAGGTGTTGATGTCATTCCAAATAAATTACTTCCTATTTTTTTCATAACCATTTTTGTAATAATGAAGATGGCCGCGTTAATGACAATCGTAAATAGCAAACGTATTTCAACGGGCCATTTGCTGCCTTCCGGTACATAGCTCTTTTCACCCAACTCAATCAAAAGATGCTCATATTTATTCATACTCAATATTTGCTGTTTAGTAAAATCTTGCATATCAAACTTAAGCCAATAACCTAGAACGAACTCCACGATATAAAAGCCAGTAATAAGATAACTTTTGTAATTTTCAATATTGCTATCAATATTTACTTGACGTATCGTAGACTCATAGGTTCGCTGCATATGTCTATAATCACTGTGTATCGAAAATTCCGGAATACTTGTATTTTTATAGGAACGTTTTAACAACTCAAATTTAAATAATAGTTCGCGCTTCAAATCTTCATCATCCTGAACTTGCAAATTTTCAATAACTTTCTGAGGAACATAACTACCACCTGCGATATCTGAAAGACGAGGCGCTACATTTACAGGAGGTGTTTTAGGTCTCTCCCTGTCACGGTCATCTCTATCGCGATCACGGTCTCCTCTATCACGGTCACGGTCTCCTCTATCACGGTCTCCTCTGTCACGGTCTCCTCTGTCACGGTCTTTCTTATCATCTTTTAACAATTCTCGCATGCGGGATGATAAATCGTCATCGTCATTTTTAGGAGATGAAGGAGAACTAGACTTTTTGGATGATTTTGAACTAGTTGACAATGGCGGCGAAGGCTGTGGCGATGGAGAATGTTGAGGTGAAGGTGGAGAATTCTGTGGAGGAGATGGCGACGGTGAAACATCATTCTTTTTGTTTTTAAAATCCTCATAATTCTCGTAAACATCTTCGTCAGGGCTACGTTGTTGTATTGGAACTGGAGGTGGTATTTTTGGAACGTATTCAGTATTTACTAAATTATTCTTAACTTTTGCTTTATTTTCTAATAGCTCCAAATATAAAATAGGCATCTGAGGAAAATGTTTTGGTCTAAAAGGCGGCCTCTCAGTCGGAACTTTTATTACTTGATATGTTGGCTTCTTAGACATTTTAGTTTAAATCTAAGACCTTTAAATATTATATTTATGACGTATAAATCATAAATATACTAAAAATCTTCCATAATTTCATGATTGTCTTCTGAAGAATTCGATAACACATAAGCCGACTGATACTCAGTCGGGCGACTCTCAAAAAAATTAGTTTTACCAACCATCCCAATCGTCTCCATAAAAGAGAATGGATTATGTGTGCCGTATTTCTTTGGATAACCAAGATCTACCAATAGACGATCAGAAACATACTCAATGTACTCACACATGCTTTCAGAACTCATACCCAACAATTTTACAGGAAGAGCATCCGTCATAAATAGTTTGGCAACAACTACCCCCTCCTCTATAATACAGTACGCGTCGTTTGCCGATAATTTGTTAACCAACATTCTGTACATCTCACACCCAAATTGTACATGCATCCCTTCGTCGCGCGCAATAAACTCATTTGATTTTACCAACCCCTGTAAAAAAAGTCGTCCAGCGCTTTTATAACGTTTAAGCCAAAAAATAGACGCAAACGCTCCTGAAAAAAACACACCCTCTACTACGCAAAAAGCGATTACACGGTGAGCAAACGAGTGATCCGAGTTAATCCACTTGAACGCCCAATCACTGATCAGCTTAACACTGTCAACCGTCTGAATAGAATTAAAGAGTAAATCTCTTTCCGCTGTATTCTTTACAAGATTGTCAAGCATAATAGAATACACTTCCGAATGGATATTCTCAATTGCCATCTGAAAGCTGTAACACACACTCGCCTCCATCACCGTAATCTCTTGTAAAAATCGAGATGAAATATTAAAATTCACAATGCCATCGCTTGCCGCAAAAAATGCAAGGACGCGTTTCAAATAATGCTGTTCATTTTGAGATAACGTCTCAAAATCTTCAAGATCTTTCGAAAAATCAACTTCCTTTGCCGTCCAAAACAAAGCCAGCTGCTTCTCGTAACAGTCCCACAGATTAGGATACTTTATAGGAAAAAGCGTAAATCGACGACTCTTTTCTGACAGAAGAGGTTCTTCCATATTTATTACTAATGAAATAAATAATCTATATTCTCATTTTTAAAAACTTGTAGATGATACGTACTCATAAAATATAATACCCCTTTCATACGGATGCGCATCATTTAACGCCCCTATCATTTTAGAAGGGAGTTTGATTTTGTAGCTACGTTTCTCAATACAATTCCAAACATAAATATCGGTTTCTTTATCAAAAACAAAATGAGAAGGTAAATTTGCCTCAATTGCCTCATAGATTTCAGTCGTATTTCGGAGACCCATATTATTATAATCGACTCGTTTGCGCGCCAATAACTTCTTTAATTTGTCAAAACAATAATTCTCAATACATTTTGAAAGACACAGCAAACAACACAATAGTTTTTCCCAGTTAATCTTTGGATTGCAAAATTTCACAATGGAATCAATACATCGCAACGTATCATGCTTAAAATTGGCTACACCCGTTTCTCGTGTCTCCTTTTTGATATACAGCGACCGATTTCGGACACACGACTCGACAATAGATTTTAGGATGTACATATTGTAAAAATCATTGCTAATTTCTTTCTCAATCTTTAAAAACTCAGTCACTAAAATACCGGCCATATCTTCTAACGTATCGGTCGTATGACGCGTTGTCAATGGTAGATCAACAAGAGCCTGTAAAATATCTACAATATGGTGACCCTGTTCTTTAAAAAACGCCGACCGTTTAAACTGAGCGCTCATTCGTTTCAAAAGATGATCGGAGATGCTACGTTCGTCTTCCCTATCATCCCACCCACATTCCAAATCGATTTTACATTTAGCATAAACATTGGAAATAAGCTTACGAAAACGTTTTGACTCTGGTGTCTTTTTATATTTTTTCATTTCGTGGCTAACACTTGTTAAAAACAATTTTGCATCCGCGTGCTGGTCATGCGTTGCCGTAATAAAACCAATGTCTGTGTGAGCCAATGCGCCGTATAGAGACCGATTATCACAATTCTTATTAAATGAAAACCCAAAATCGATAATCGTAGGATAGTAGCCATAGGTCGGTACCATATACGTTCGTGTCTCATCAAGAATATAAAAAAATACGCTATTGGGTTTACATTTTTTCACCAACACATTATTTGAATGTATATCGTAGTGACTAAATTTTAGATGTTCGCTTGCGATAATATCAGCCAACAATGTCTGTTTGACTATCGACATAATGATATACGGAGTTATCTCGTCGTTTTTGATATAACGATATAATTTACGAGCATCTTCAATATGCTCCATTAACAGCACATCTGTTTGTATGCGAGTATCTCGTTTGCTATACTCAAACGGGTTATCGGCCGTCCTGAATGTACTTATGACAGGTACGCGAAATTTGCCATACGCCTTACAAAAATGTGGACAAAACTCGCGGATGGTATTAAGCCCTTCCATGACGGCATATTCTTGTGGGATCGTAAAATTTAAGTATTGGCTTATTTTATACACAAATTTTTTACCGGTTTCATTATTTTTTAACAGCCCAAGAACGCCTTGCTTACCGGACCTAGGAAAAGACGAGTGAAATTCTAAAAAGTCGGGTAAATGGTGATTATCTTCATTATCAAATAAATCAATATGATCTTCAACTTCTTCGTTAAATAGGAGTGGATCTCCTGTGTAGTTAACAATACCACTAGGACTTTCAGACATATTTTTACTCTTATTATAATTCGTTAAATAGGAATTATTATATTCGTCTAACCTCTCTTCACTGCCTCATCATCGCCTCATCGCCTTAAAACGCGATCGACGCGATTTTTACAATTTCATTGGTTATATATAATTTTTAAAAAATTTAAAATTAATAATATTAGCAATACGCGCGAGGTCCCACACACACACATTTTTTTTAAAAATAAAATCAATTCCAAGAGATTACCATTTCACTCTCGAATTTAACCTGCTAAAATAATTCATATAAATTGATAAATTTCAGTCTGCAATATAGACTGAAATTATATTGGGAATTAAGAATTACTCAATTCCGACTTAATTCTACTCAATTCCAAAAACAGAATTAAGTAGAATTGAGGATTTCTTAGTTTTTATAATAGTCACTTAATTCTACTTAATTCCACCATAACAGAAGACTGAAATATACCGAATTTATGCCGGAATTGATTCTATTTTTAATAAAAAATGTGTGTGTGTGGGACTTAGACACTTGAGACAGTTTTGCTACAAATATTTCGCAGAATGTCATGAAAAAAATCATTCTTATCGCCATTAAACATCCGAAACACCTCCAAATCTTGCTGGGAGAAGTTACCCGCAACTTCCATAAAGTAGGAAAGTTGCGTCGGGTCCTTCGCAATCTTAAATTTGTCTGTTAGCTCGTTTGTATACTGTATCGTAAGCTCCCTGTTACGTTCCTTGATACTTTTAAATAAAAGATCAGATAGATTGGTCATTTCAGGGTCGGAAACAATCTCGCCCTGCTCATTCTTATATTTTAGTTTACGACGCGCGTAGTCGGTACATATGACACGTTCTTTTAATGGGTATTCGAGAAAGTATTCGGAATAACCTAGTGCGCCCTTTTTAATGTGATCGATTGTTAGATTTTTTACCTGATCCTTAATATGCTCATCAGAAATAATATGGAGATTGTTGATTGTATTATTATTGGTAATCGTGGGCTTTGAAATAGCTTTCTCGGCCAAGTCCTTAATAGTCTGTTGGAGTTTATCATTCTGTTGTTTCAAGTCAATGTTTTCCTTTTCAAGAATCTTATTGGCATTTTCAACGGCTCGTTTTTCATCTTCTACTATTTTTAACCGTTCTTTTATTTGAAAATCAACTTGATACTCAACACAGTTTTGCTGATGTGTTTGAAGCCAATTGCTCGTAGAAAATGTTTTTGAACACCCGGAACATTTATTAAGAATATGTTCGCGGCCTTGAATCGCGAGACAATATTTTGCAAGTTTTTTATGATTAAGCAATGTTTTTTCGTATGAGAAGGATGATTGGCAAAATTCGCATATGTACTTTGAATCCATCTTTATTTATAGGTAGTGTTATAAATTGGAATTAACAAAAAATTAATTCCAATCAATTCTACGAAATAAAAATGATTACCCACTGGTTTGGGTTTGAGTATTCTAACCAAAACTCTCAAAATATTCAAAATATTCAAAATGCTTATCGAATATGACGAAATGAAAGATGTCAAACAGCTTGAACGCGACTGGGAAGCAGCGGCCAATACCTTCGGCAATGTTTGCAAGGAAGGTCAAACTATTCTGATTGGATGGAAGCGTAAGAACGAAGACCGTATTACAATCTATACTCTTGAACGAGAACAGGGAAAACTCGAAAAATACATCAGGGTTTGGGACGACGATAAATACCCAAATCGATGGGACTACATTTACTATCCTTAGGGTATTGTGTCGTGAATATTTTTGAATAAAATTTATATGGTTACTCATACAAATTTTTATGTACTGCATGTAACAAAACCGTTTGTAATAGTTGCTACGGGGCTTGTTGACGGGCATACAAATTGACGATTTGCTGAATCATAAGTAGCAGGTGTATTGCATTGCCCAATCGCGTTTACATAGTTTTTATAGGCAGTAGAATAATTAGCTATTGTCGCACTGTCGACTTTCATACTAGGATCATTCGAACCAATAATTGTAGACGCGGTTGTGTTTGCGCTTACTAATGCTGAATCAGGGTTAGTTTTTACAGTTTGAGTTTGACAACTATTTACACTCACATTTAAAGGAGGTCCGCATGGCGCACATGTATAAATTGTTAAATTAGGTATGCATGTGTTAGTACAATCATTATCGGTCGCACCTGCATTTGGAGTATATGACCGTTTAAGTGTTCCACATGTTGGTGACCACGGACCGTTACATACAGGGATACTGCCTTGTGCATTTCCATAATTATACATAGGAGCCCCATCTTTACTGATCCAAGGTCCAAATGTTCCAAGACATATTGGATTCGCGCAAGCAGTAGTTGGAGCAGGAGTGTCAGCAACTCCAACTCTGTATTTTTCGACGTCTATAAACAAAAACACGAAGATTACTATTAATATTATTAATATCGAAATAATAACAAATACCTTTTTCATTTATAAAATATAAGATTTTATAAAAATGTTAATAACATCCTTCGTAGTGAATAATGGCTTTTCGAAAATAGAAATCATAATCTAGATCTGTCATAAAGTGTCTAAACTCGTCGTACATCCCTTCTCGAATAAACGATATGTTTTCTCTGAAAAATTTAAGAAATGCTCCACGTAAGTTATAGTGTATTACTGGTATGGTCATTTGGTGTAAAATTTCGTCCATCTCATCCGGATCTTCCATTCTAGTGATACACGCATTCAAACGACCTTCCAAGTTTGCAATGATCTGATCCTCAAACGAGATCGAAATACTCATTTGTTCGTCAAAACCAGACAGCGTATTGACAATACGGCTTACGTATCCGGACGAACATTTATTATTGGATTCAATAAGTTCTTCAACTAACCGTTTTTCCAGTTCTTCTCGATGTTCAGAATCTTGGATGTAGGTCCACATTTTAGCGAGAATAGTCGTAAGTGTCATATTGCTGTGGCCGTAAACGGCTCGGTCAATCACAATACGAAGAAGCGCGCCTTCTACATCTTCGCGATGTTCGTGGGTTTTTCCAATTTTCTCTAATAGTTTTTCACGTGTAGTATCAAAGTCGTAGACAGTTTCGTTGCGTGGATGATAGGTGCTAAGTTTTTCTACCAGTTTTTCGACACTTTCTTCAATTGAACGAACGTGGACATTTTGTGAGTTTTTGAATATATTTGAGCGTGCCATTTCACCTCCGGCCAATACAAAAAGTGCATTTCTGGCAAGTGCGCGAGATTCGTCACGTCCATTTTGTAATAAAATATCGCAGGCGTCTGCACGTGTGTCTTCTGCGATTGTGATATCGTCCGCGATTTGAAGTAAAAACTGTTCCATTCGCTGTCGAGTGGGTTCATCGGGAGTGCATTTTTCAAACATATACTGGCAAGCGATGGCTCGATACGTGTACGTATTACCCTGGTTATCGATAAATTGGTTGCATGCGTTGCGTACGTAAAATAGAAATTTATCGTCTTTAAAATGTTGTTCGAGCGATTGGATGATACGATAGCGATAGACAACATCAATCGATGTGTCTGAAATGCTTAAACAAAAGTAGTTAGACGATTCCAATTCGTATTTTGTGCTTTTCATGAGGTATATAATGGTCGCAACTCGCAACGGAGTTGGCAATGCCGATATTTCCGCGATTTCATTGGCGAACATATTGTTTAGAAGAGTATACCCAATGTCACCGTCGAGTTGTTTTGCACAGTCGATGCGATAGATAATCGGGATATCGGTAAGGGAGCATATAGCCTGGATGTATTCGGCTAGATTTTTTGTTTTAGAAAAAAAATACATACCTACTATACAGCTAATTAATTCGCCGACAGTTTCGCCCTCGGTTTTATAATACAGGGATAGAGAATGAAGGCGTTCGTGTAACGGCAGGAATAGATCGATCGCATTTTTACGATGATTTTCATCTTTCGAGTCGTCGGTTTTGATCTCATTTTTTTCCGATGTTTCGAGTGTTTCTAAATAAGTGACAGAGGCCATTTTATTTTATAACAAAATATTCCATTAAATTCTATTAAATTAAAAAATGGGTGTAAAATTGAAATTGAGTGTTTCGAACAGTTCACGTACAATGTCGTCGTGAAAACTTTTTCGATCCAATGTTTTTAACATATTGAAATCTTCTTTTTTACAGGGATATTTGTACTTTCGAAGCAATTGGAAGAGGACGTATTGCGTGTTGATAAAGCTTTTCCGATCTATTTTTCCGGTAAATTTAAAACGTTTATCGTATAAATTGGATATCTTATCAAAATCTTCCATGAGTTGTGGTTCAAGATGCGATATGTCATCGATTGGTTTTCCTGTCATTTTATGGTAAATTAGCACAACATCTTCGTAGTGTTTAGAATGATTGGTTTCTTTTAGAAATAACAGGACGTGTTCTTTTGTAATCGACTCAAATCGCGTCTTTTTAATAGGCGATGCGGTAAGTAAACCGTGTTGTTCAAATTGCTCTTCCAGATCTTGATAAACTTTATCGGCGATTGTCGCGTTTTGTTTTCCTTGGTATTGATTGATACAGTCTTTAAAATGTATCCGACGTTCGTAGTTATATTTATTGGACAGATTAATTCTAGTAATATCTTTGAAACTTGTTGATTTATGCGACTTCTCTTCCTGTTTTCCGCAATTTTCACATATTTCCAAGTTTTGATCGAAATTTGTAATAAATTCTTGCGAGTTGCATAGCGAACAAACCTTTTTAGATTTTTTTTGATTCTTTGTTAGGTCTTCAAGTTCTTTGTAGTCAATATCATATTTTTTCAAGATGTCTAAATAGCTAGATGTAATGCTCGACATATTTTTATCGGGTTTTTGTTTGGACATAAATGATATCTTTTGAGGAGCAGCCTGGTGGTAGGTTTCAAGAAGTTCAGATACGTCCATTGTGTAAAAATGTTGATTTTCTAAGATTGAGTTTGTTTTTTCTTTTTCTTGTTCTAAACAATGTAATTTTTCTTGAAGGTCGCGTTTTACATGTGGAGATATTTCGGTCTCAATTATAAGTTGTCGAAGTCTCCTAATTTCATTTTCTAGATGCACAATATTCTTTTGATTTTTATTCCACACATCTTTTATTTTTTTATCAATGCTAAAAATATCAATTTCCATTTAAAATATCCAATTACCTTAAAAATTAATATCCTTTTAACTTATATATTACCATACAACATAAAAATACATAAATTTTTTATTGAAATTTAAAAAAAAAATCTCAGCTATAATAAATGTCTACTATTTGCTCATCCAACTTGACGTCAGGATTTATCGATCTCGCGACTTATGATGAACAGGAAAAGTATCTGTACGGCGGCCCAGACGCCGTTGCCTATTTCGTTCGTGAAATTCGCAAGTCGACCTGGTTTACCCAGGTCCCCGTATGCCTCAGCAGCCGTTCGGGCCAAGCCGGATTTGGCCAACAGTGGTCAGTGTCGATCTCGCGTGCAGGTGATTACCTCTTGCACACCTGGCTTCGTCTGACAATGAACGCCATCACCGCCGCTACCGCCAACGCAACGGTCGCGTCGACGAGTGGTAACACTGTTCTCCGCTGGTCTCGCAATCTGATGCACAATTTGATCTCGGAGTGCGCCATTACGTTTAACGATCTCGTAGCGGCTCGCTTTGATAACTACCACCTCGATTTCTGGTCGGCATTTACCGTCCCCGCCGGCAAGCGCAACGGCTACAACAATATGATCGGAAACATCGACGCCCTCACCAACCCATGCGCCGTTGCTTTCCCCTCTCCCGCTCAGCTCGCTGGCGCCGCCGCTTGCCAGGTCAACGTCGACGCTAACGGTCGTCAGGTCCTGCCCGCTGCAACTCTCAACCTTCCTCTCCCATTCTTCTACTCTCGTGATTCCGGTATTGCTCTGCCCACCGCGGCTCTGCCATACAACGAAATGCGTATCAACTTTGCATTCCGCAACCTCAGCGATTTGCTCACTGTTGACACGTACAACAACGGTGTATGGTCGTCGGCCCCAGTTGCTTCCAGCAATCTTTTGAACCCCGATGCCAACCAGATCATGTCCAACGTAAACGTATGGGCCAACTACGCCATTGTGTCCAACGATGAACGTAAGAAGATGGCTTGCGCCCCTCGTGACATCCTCATCGAGCAGGTCCAGACCGCCCCAGTCCAGAACTTCAATCCCAACACATCGGGCTCGATCGACATTCGCTTCTCGCACTCGATCAAGGCCCTGTTCTGGGCTTGCCGCAACATGACTGTGACCTCGTCTTGGTCCAACTACACCACCGATCAGCACCTGCCTCTCGGCCCTGCTGATTGCGTCTCGGAATCCAACGCCCTGTTCGGCGTCGTCGACTACCAGGCCGGCACTGACCCCATCGTCAACACGTCTCTCATTTATGAGAACACCCAGCGTATCTACCAGATGGGCAGCGACTACTTCTCGCTTGTCAACCCATGGTTCCATGCGCCAGTCATCCCTCTCGAGACCGGTTACCACATGTACTCGTACTCGCTTGACTTCTACGCCATTGATCCAATGGGAAGCACCAACTACGGTAAATTGACCAACGTGTCGATTATCCCGGCCGCCTCGAACGATGCCATCGCATCCGTTACGGACTACTCGGCCAAGTATTGCTTCATCACAACGGCCCTAAACAACAACATCATCCGTATCTCAGGAGGTAAACGAACCAAGAACGTGCCTCCAACAGTAAGCTGCTATCCACGATGTAATATCTCGTGGATGGGAAAACAGTGTAAGATATTACCACGACACATCTCGTGTATGTAACTTGCTAGTCGCGGCGGCGGCAAAACTATCAAATTGCTGGAAACCCCTTAGAGCTCTATGTACTACTTTCATTTGGAAACGAATGAACAGAACTTCGCGTAATGGCGTCGGAATAGTAAAAATCATAGAGATTGGGCAATCAGCAGCCAAGTCCTTCATCTGTTGCAAAACAGAAAAGGAACAGGTTCAACGACTAAACGGTAGTTGGGATTTAAAAATCCTTAAGATATAGTCTACTCCTTTGTGAAAGCAAAGGTATATATGGCGCTTGGTTTCCCAGTCCTATAAAGCAGAAAAACCTGGACTGGTCTATACAAAAAATACAAAAAATACAAAAAATACAAAAAACAAAAATTTACAAAAAATATTTTATACATTTCAAGGTATAAAATACAATGTTTATAATGTTTAGTAAAAATACTACTAAACATATTTTATTTCTATTTGAGTTGGTGCAATTTTTCACCGACTCATTTAGTTTAGATAAAATTCTTTTACATTGTCGTTTCCACGCCAACTCTTAAATTCTTTATCACAAGTTCGCCGTCCTGTAAATTTGCAGGACGGAAATTTTTGAATTCAAAAATTTAGTTTAACAATTCATTATGCCCAATACTCATCGCCATAACTAATAAACAATTCGTCGCCGGCGTTGATTGTTCGTGTTGAAAATATGCTTACCGTTGTCCCGTCTACAACAAATTTGCAATTATTACGAGTTTCATCGATGGATTTTTTATCCCCTCTTTTCTTTTTATATGCCACAGCGATGCTATTATCGTTGATCATTCCCATGTAACATCTTGGGTACGAACCGGCGTCAATACCGAGTGTGTCATTTATACTAAAATAATAACGACTCGTTGGTATGCAGAAATAGTCACCTGTGTAATAGTCGATAAATGTGTTTTCTGGTATATTATCGACTGTAAATACGCCTAATCCGGCACCTGTAATGGTGCTAACCTTTATTTCAAGTTGAAATGCTGAATTGTGGTAGTACGAGGGAACGGGTTCAACGTAGTTATATGGGTGTTTGGGCATGTATATTAGAAAAATGTAATAATATCAAAAACGATCATTTTTATAATGATTCATTAATTAATAAATGGGAAATAACATCGCGTCTTCAAATAACACTTACCAATTTCATAATTCTCACGTCTGCGATGGCAGAAATGCTGTTTGTGTATTGGATCCTAAAAATGGAATACACGGAACAGTCGAGTTTCATCAATGTTCGCCTAATGGACCTGTAAAAGTTAGTATCGAAATAGAAGGCGAATCGCGTAAAACACACGCAATTCATATACATGAATTTGGCGACACCAGAGATGGTTGTAAAAGTCTTGGACTTCATCATAATCCGTACGGTCATACGCATGGCTCACGTAACTACAATATGCCTCGCCATGCGGGCGATTTGATTAATAATTTTACTTTTAATTCAAATGGCTATTTCAAGTATGAATATTACGATGATTTATTGACGATGTATAATTATGAAAAAGATATATCGATTGTTGGCCGATCGATTGTAATTCACGAAGGCCAAGATGATTTGGGATTGGGCATGGACAAGGAGTCTCTTATTTCAGGAAACGCGGGCAATAGAATAAATTGCGGGGTAATTGGAGTATGTAAATTGCGTCATTTTTAAATTTTAAACCTTGTTAAAGAAGTGCCCTTTAATATAGTTCAATTTATTTCAAAAAATATCTCAAAGTTTAAAATGGGCATCAAACACCTCCACCGACTTTTAGAAAAATATGCACCTGGTTGTTATCGCCATACGCACCTTTCGCAGTATTCTTATAAAAAAATAGCGATTGATATATCACTGTATCTTTATAAATATAAGGCGATCCATGGCGATCGCTGGTTAGAATGTTTTTTGACCTTGATCGTCTGTCTTCGAAAGTGGGACGTTCACTGTATATTTATTTATGATGGTAAGGCGCCTGCTGAAAAAGGCGATGAACAGCTTAGAAGGCGCGAATCGCGTGTAAAATTAAATAATAAGCTTAACGAGATTGAGCAAGAGATTGTCGCCTTTGACGATACGGGTGTAGTCGGCCCGTTGATAGAGGAGATTCATAAAAAAGAGGGAGGCTTTGTGCCTTTTTTCCGTAAAAACGCAAAGATTAACATTCAATTAATTAAGTCTAAATTTGAGGCTATGAAAAATATGATGATCAATATTACATCAGACGATATTAAGGTGTCTAAACAGCTGTTTGAAGTTCTCCGTATTCCGTATGTAGAGGCACCAGACGAGGCTGAACGATATGCTGCAAAACTTTGTGTAGACGGTAAAGTAGACTGTGTGTTGAGTGAGGATACGGATGTATTGGCGTATGGTACGCCTAGATTTTTGACAAAGATTGATACGACCCGCGATACTGTTGTTGAAATTACCCATTCTGTTATTTTGGAGGAGATGGGGATTGGTTTACCGACTTTTAGGGATTTGTGTATTATGTGTTCATGTGACTATAATTCCAATATACCAATGATTGGTCCGGAAAAGAGTTACCAACTGTTAGTCGAACATGAAACGATTGAGAGTGTAATTGCGGAACTATCAAAGAGTCCTAAATATACGGAGGAGATATGTTCTGTCTTAAAATACGAGACGTGTCGAACTTTATTTTCAACTCATCCAGTTGATTACTACACGCCTTATTGTGGAATGCCTGATTTCGAGGCATTAGAAGAGTTTTTGGCGGCAAATTCAATTCGGTATGATTTATCTATTCTTCGGAAGCATCTAAGCTGTCGCGAATTGGTATTTGAAGAAGAGGAGTAAAATATATATTTTATATATATTTTGTAGAATAAAGATGATAACGATAATTTCGGCGTTTGTTGTTGTGATTATGACAAGTCTTGCCTTGTTTCTTTTGAAAAAGTATATGACAAGCAAAGAGGTAAAGTGGCTGTATGCGTGGATGGCTTGTTTGATAGTTGGTTTTATTGCGAATATAAATTTATTAATGAAATACGATATTTCTTACATTTACCCTATTCTTAAAATTGTGACGGTAATTGTGATTGTGTGCACCGGCGTTTTTTTTCTTGGAGAGAAAATTAATATTTATGGTATGTTAGGTATATTATTTGGCGCTATATCGATATATCTCTTAAACTATGGGCGCACGCATGCGTAAAAACGTCAAAATCTTTCAATGATCGAAAGATTTTTTACTTACCGGGATAGGCTTCGTCAAATTCTAAATAGCAGACTTCGTCTTGTCCGCATAATGGATGGCCTACCGTGTAGGCTGGTATTTCTTTTCCGTTTTTTGATTCTTTTACTTTATCACTAGAAAACTTATCTTTTGTTTGCAGTTTTGTGGTAACTTCGATTAGGAAATTCTGAATTTCTGTCATATCATGACGACCGTCGTACCGTATGAAAGGTTTTCCGTGTACAAATAGGATAATAAGGGGAACATATTTGATAGGCGCAATTGTGTGTTTACTCATTTCTACGATTGTGTGTTCCGACGATATATTAATCATCCCAAATTGGCATCCGCCGATTGTTCCAGGCAGACGTTTAAAGATGGGGATAAGATTGTGGCAATATTCACATTTAGTTGAATAAAATAAAATGAGACTAATTCCTCGAATTCCGTTACATAGAATGTCGCCTTTTGTGCCATGTTGGATATTAAAGTCGTCTGTTTGTAAGAATAACAACCCACTCATATTTATTTATAAACAAAATATCATTTAAATACCAATATTCCAATTATTGGTATTTATAAGTAATTTATTTTTGGTCGATTTTTTCTTCAATCACGTTTCGACACGTGTTAATAATACGCAGAAACTCGAAATACGTGTCACGCATACATTCTTTGTGTGGAGAAGATAGGATCACATTTCCGCTTTGAAAAACCAGAAAGGTGTTGTATCTATTTTTACCGCTTTCCTTTACCTTTTCTTTTTCATCCAGAAGGACTACATAGTCGTTGTAGGTAAGATCTTCTCTGGTCCATTCATTTCGATCATTACTGATCAGTGTCATTTTTGTGATGGGAATCTTGTCAAGATTTGGCAGTGGAATTTTAATGTTTACGCCTGTATATCCAAATGTTGTTTCAAGAAGGGAATAGTAGTCTGTGTTTTTATTAACATAATCATCTAGATTTTCTTTATTAACGCAAAACCCTAGTGAGAAATTAATGTTTGCCATTACAGTAAGATAAATAACTTCGAGTCGAGTATTAAGGGGGAGTGAAATAATTTTTTTGGGAGACGATTGAATATAGCCCATTATATTAGATAGACAACGATGCGAGTGCGAATCATTTTTGCATCCCGTAAATTGAAACTTGCCGTTTTTACTGATTTTAAAATTAATAAGTTTGTTATCGCAGCTCATTACAATGGTGATACTATTCCGAAAATAGTTATTGTTATTGGATTTCTTCTTTTTTAGGTCGACCCCACGAATGTTATCGCCCATCTTCAAGGTGATAATATCACCATCTTTTAACACTTGCGGTTCTAGTTTCTTTTCGTCTTTCGGACGACGGCCTCTCTTTTTAGGGATTACTTCATATTGAACGACTGGTAGAAACGAGAAGAGTTCAACGATATTGATTTTACAGTTTGTTTTCCCGATAATGGTTTCAGTAGAGATATCGATCTTATCAAATGATGCAGGAGAAGATGATGCCACTGATGCACTAGCCATGATTATTATATAATTTAAAGAATATTCTTTAAATATTCGTTTTTATTTTTATTGATAAAATTGAATATTTTAGTATATTGATTGGATAAAATTAACTTATTTGCGTAAAAATGACAGATGTTATTGTTGATGTAGACAAATTGAAAGATATACCAACAAAAAATATGTGTGATAGTATTGATAGTATAAGCGATTGTATCGGCGAATATTCAGATGGATGTTTTAAATCTTATAAAGAATATATGTCTAGGTGTAAAATATGGGTTTGTATGAATATTGGTCCTATTTTATGTCTAATTATCATGGCGTCTCTCATATGCATATTGACATTTTTGTGGATCAAATCGACAACAGCTGGACCATCGTTTCCTTGTAGTGCCTATTCTAATCTCTCTCTTGCCAACACGATTAGTATCCAATGTCTTCAATACATATGGAGTTTAAACAAATGTACGTTTCCTTCTGTATTTCCGCCTGTTGGATATCAAGGTTGGTGGAATCAGTCGCCACAAGGGTCGGTCTCTGTAAAATGTGATTCGGTAAATAGCGGAACCTCGTGTGGAGCCGGAAGTTATCAGACTATCTATACCTACATGCAATTTTGTAATGCGTATTACACTGGATAAATCGTATTTATATAATACGATTTTTGATGATTAGGGCGATTTAAATACACACGCTCGATTTAACATAACATTCATTGCGTCTTGATCAGTGTATTTCTTAAAGTAGTCAGGACTGCATGGATAAACAGTTGAGCATGGCGCTTCAAAGCAGTGTTTAGGGTAATCAACTTTATACACTGTTTTGTCGATGTAACAATTCTTTTCTACATAGCGATATCCTGCTTCTCTTTCGATGATGACTGGGTTAGGGTCGGTTGCGACTCCTCTGTACCATCTATTGTATGGAAAATCGTCGAAATCGGTTATCGTTTTTCCGATGCTTTTGTTGGTTGCGTAATAGGGTTTTGCGTATTGAATTTTATTCCTGATTTCCATTTGGATAATTTCCTGGTTGTTCATTTTATATATAAAAAAATTATAATATTTCTTTGAATAGATCAAAATTTTTCCGGACACGTGTCAACATTACTACATTGTCAAACGAAACCTCTTCCAAAATAAGTAAGTTTCGTTGAAACCGATCGGATAACTCTATTCCCTTTCCAACAATTTCAAGTCGTGTTTTAAACATAGCATCATATTGTTTTTGGAAGGACTGTTCCATTGTTGATCGCGCAAGACCTTGTTCTTTGTTTATTTTTTCCCGAAACGATTTAATGATACCATTCTCTTTTTCGGTCGTGGTTTCGTAGATCTTCCGGTATTCTTGCAATGAATGCAGATATTCATTGTGTTTTTTTATGACAGACTGAACCATATTTTGATAGTTATCAATGTCGTTTTTAATGGTGTCTAAATTCGATACCGCAACTTTATGGATTATTCCGTAGAACTGGTCGCTGATAATTGAGACTTGATCTGATAATTTTTCAATATTTTCAATCAAATCGGTAAGCACAACCAAAAATAAAAAAGATCTTATTTTTTTATCGTAACTTCTAATCGTGAATAGCGAGTTGTCTCCTCCAAACGACATGCACAGCCATTTCCCATTTTGTAACGCGATATCGTATGATAGACGGGAAAATGGTATTCTTACACGATCGATTTGGCGTTTGATTTTTCTAGACACTGGTTCGTCGTTGCCTTCTAGTGATATGTTTTTTTCGTATTTTTTGCTAAGTTCTTTGTAACTGTTGTTGTCTGGATCTTTTTCGATCAGCGACATGTCAGGAACGCTCGATGTTTTGGTGTAATCATCGTTTTCGGTTTGTTCGTCGGCGTCATCCATGTCGTATATTTTTTCGCCGTTTTCTGCTTTTACAGTAAATCTAAATTTACTGGGTACATAAATGATCAAAAATTCTCCGTTTTTATTAAAGAAACATTTTATAACGGCACATTCTTTATCTAGGCAAAAATACTCAACAGGTGTGATATAGTGTGTTTCTAGTAGTTTTTTTAATTTTTTAAAATCGATACTCATATTTTTATATATTTTTTATTATTTAAAGCTACATTATTTACTTTAAATATATAAATGAAAGGCGATTTACTGGCAACCTTGCCAACTGATAAATCTCAACTTACTTATAATGAAAAAATGATGATGGACGCATTGTACCCAAGTTCAAATATACAGACAATTGAAGATACAATTGAGCATTTCCCAACTGAAAGTAAGAAGATATGGCTGTCTTTTAAGGAAATCATTATATCTACTATTTTATTTGCCTTGTTAAATTTGCCGCAAGTTGATTCGTTGATTGGTAGATTGTCGAATAGTGAGAATGTATACTACCGAATTGCATTGAAGACAATTCTGTTTACTGTGACTTTTTTTGTATTGACCAACTTTTCGCTGTCACGTGCGTAAGTGTTATAAAACGTAATAAAGTAATGGGATTTGAAATATAATAAGCCATAGTATCAATTTCTGGTATGAGATAGATGGTGTAGATGACGTGTAATCGTCTACTAAGATAAAATTGGGTTTTTTAACAAGTAAGATGATAAGGACGATAATTGGGTATAATGCGGCAAGTGTGTACGAATGCCGTGTGCTTTTTGGATCAAGTGCATCTTTTATTAACGAAAAATGTTTCAGTGTGTTTCTAATCGTTGGGCTTCCATGCATTTATTTTAAGATATTTTTAATCTTAAAATATTTTTGTTTAAGTTGTATCAACTCGAATTAAGAAGTAATCTTTGAGACACGATCGATAATACAAATTGAGTTCGGACCACGATTCTCCTAAATAGGGAATTAGGAAGATAAGAACTTGGTAGACTTTCAACCGATATCGTTCCAATTCTTCGTGATTTGGAAGTTGGGGGCTTAGAGTGTAGTCTGTTTTTAGGAAAAAATCTTCCCATCCGTCTACAATATGCGGAATGATTTGAACTGCGCGCATCGTATGGATGTATTGTTCTGTTATTTGTAGTATATTGTCGACAAGCACGCGTTTTGCCATAATATAATAAAAAAACGCCTCCATTCCTTCAACATTTTGAAAGAACGAATGTACCGAATGAAGAACATAGTCGTCACTAAATTGATTGAAGAAAACCCTCCATAATTCGTCGGCTTGTTCGGCGGATTCGTATTCTGAGTTATCCAAATTTGACATATTTTTAGTATTTTTAGTATAAGTAATAAATACTAAAAAATATAAAATTTCGAAAAATTTTATAAATTGATTATTGATGTATAGGTCCGCGTGTGGGCGTGTAGTATTGGAGATTGAGGGGTTGTTTGCCCATATTTGTCATATTAGTAGGGCCTGCCGATAGTTGATAGGCAGTTCCCAATGTGCGATAGCCGTATGGACAGTTGCATACATTTTGGGGAATACCTTCTGCGTTGCCCATTGGGCCGGTTTCGCGGCTCTGGGCAAAGTTGCAGTACATTGCGATGTCTCTTAAATCGCGTTCTGATCTAGCTCCTTGTAAAACAGGCATCGTAGAATAAACGTTACACATTGACATGTTTTTTATATATAAAAAAAATAAAAAAAAATAAAAATGATATGTCCTTTTAATTTACGAATACCTATCGTAACTTATAAATATGCCAAAAAACGCCAAGTCTAAAAAAAACGGCTCCGTTCGTAATCCTGTTGAATCTATAAAAGGCGAACTTTTGCTAAAAATCGACGGCTCAGTGTACGGGCAAACTACGCATATTCTAGGAGACTGTAATTTTACAGTTATGTGCTTTGACGGAAGCGAACGAATGTGCCATCTCCGAAAAGGTGTTAAAAAGGGTGAAAAGGTATGTGTAGATACAGTTGTCTTGGTAGGGCTTCGCGATTACCAGGACAATAAAGGTGACATTATTTATGTCTATTCAAAAGAGCAAGTGAATCAATTGCGACATCTAAAAGAGATACCTACCAGAATATCTTCTGGACAGGACACCGAAGAAAATAAAGAAAATGCCGATGAAACGGGATTTGATTTTGATACAATCTAAAATAAAAATGATACTATTACTACTCTATACAACATAAAAACATAAAATGAACTTCCCCAATTTTCCGTTGTACGTGTCTTTGAAAACCGAAGAGTTCAAAGAGCTTAATGAGAGTCAAAAAGATGAGTTATTCGAGTTGGTAAAAGACATGAATGATCCAAAGCATGAGCAAATCTATGCTTTGATTCGAGCCTATCACCTAGACCACGATAATCATATCCAAGATATTCCGTATGGCGGAAAACAGCTAAAAACGGGCCTTAAATTGGACATTGATTGTCTTCCTAGTAAATTGCAATATATTCTCTACCAATTTTCCAAGATTAATTAATTTAAATAATTTTTAAATTAATAAAGATGGACCTTTCTAAATACTTGCCGGTTTATCCGGATTTTGACGACACTCACGCACAAGAAACGCTCGATATCCTCGGAGAGAATCTTGACGAGGAGAATGCACAAAGCGAAAGGTCTCCGTATCTTTCTATTTCACTAAAAAATGAATTTAATCAAACAAAATTGGAAAGGTATGAACCCAAGCCTGATAAGCCCGGGGAATGGATGCGACATCAGATTTTTATGTCACGTTTCCTAAGCAGTCATACGCCGTATCAGAGCATATTATTGATGCATGAGCCCGGCACAGGGAAAACGTGTACATCTGTGGCGGTGATAGAGACTGTTCGCGAAGAACACACTGATATTAGGGGGGCGCTTGTGTTAATGACTGGCGAGGGTCTAATTAATAACTATAAGAATGAGATTGTTAATGTGTGCACAGACGGTACATATTGTCCGGTAAATTATAGTCTATTAAATAAACGACAGCGGCAAATACGAATTACAAAAAGTTTAGATACTTTTTACGAATTTGGTACGTATGATAGGTTTAGTAGTATGATTCAGGAGAAAGACGATGATTACATCAGGCAACATTATAGCAATAAAGTCATCGTATTAGATGAAGTCCATAATCTAAGAAAACATGACGTAAACTTAAAACAAGTATGGAATACAATTAAAAAAACAAAAATGGAAAAAGCTGAAAAAGGGCTTCCGTTAGACAGTTATCAGCAATCCCTATTTAATTTATTGGAGGCTAAGTATGAGAGGAATATAGCGCTGTCGCCAACACAAATAAAACTTATATATTCGCTACTTTCTCAAAAAAGATATAATGCTATACATAAATTTTTACATACCGTTACAAATTGTAAGATCTTGCTGCTATCCGGAACTCCCATGCGAGACAAACCAAGTGAGATCATAGACATCATGAACTTAATTTTACCTGTCTCTAAAACGCTTGAAAAAGATGACTACTTTAATGATGAAACGTTGATTGAAGAGAGTAAACAACAATTAAAAGATAACCTGAAAGGTCATGTTAGTTATCTCAAATCAATGAAAAGTGATGTGCGAAAAGAATACGTAGTAAACCCGAATTACGAGCTGGAATTAAGCGACGTTAAACTATACGCTCTCGAAATGAGCAAGTTTCAAACAGAGATTTACAACGACGCTCTAAAAAAAGATAAAGAACAGACCGGAATTTATAGTAATTCAAGACAGGCAAATTTGTTTGTGTTTCCAGACGGAACTTACGGACGGGGTGACAAAAACTTGGACGAATTAAGAAGCAAAATAAGGGGCAAAAATAATGATAGAATGATTGAGAATATTAGAATGTATAGTTGTAAATATGCTGAATGCATTCAAAAAATATTGGCCTTTCCTAATGAATCGCATTTTGTATATAGCGAGTTTGTAGGGGGAAGTGGAGCAAAAATCTTTGTATTTTTACTTGAGCTTTTTGGATTTACGAAACCAGCCATTTCTGTTAAAGAAGATACCCAGCCGGCTTATAAAGGAGTGCTCGACGGGGATGACGAATTTAAGGACTCTAAAAAAACAGAAGACATTAAAGACATTAAAAGCGATTTAGACGATATTGGTAAAAAAGGAAAAAAATACGTTATTTTGACTAGTGATACAAGTTCTCCGAAAGAAATCACTACCATTGCATCATTATTTAACCATGACGCTAATATGTATGGTGACTATATTCAAGTTGTAATTGGAAGTTCTGTCGTGTCAGAAGGATTCACGTTAAAGAATGTGCGACACGTTCATATTCTAACACCAGACTGGAATTTCAGTGTTCTTGATCAAGTGATTGCGCGATCCTATCGATTAGGGTCTCATAATGCATTGATTGCAAGCGGACTTCGCGATATTAGTGTTAAGGTCTACTTGTATTGTGCAATGCCCTTGGAGTATAGGAATGACGGGAATGACGAAGATGACTTTTCAATCGACTACCACATGTTCAATACGAGTAGATCAAAAGACAATGCGATTAAGGCGGTTGAACGTGTCTTGAAAGAGGTGAGCGTCGACTGCTATTTAAATAAGGAACGCAATCAGTCAATGTTTCCGGATGACGATAACCTAACACGTGAATGTGAGTACCAAACGTGTGAGTATGAATGCGACGGTATACCAAATGACGTTTCGGACGCGTCTAAATATAAGATAGACTATTCCACCTATAACTTATACTACGATAAGAAAGAAATAGATGATGTAATCAATCGTTTGGTATCTATTTTTTCAAAACAGTCGAAGATGAAACTCTCTAAAATTTTAGAAGAACTTAGTCGTCACAATAAACAAATCATATTAAAGGGTCTCTATCAAATGATTATTACCAACTTTGTGGTAAAAGATCGATTTGGATATAATTGTTTTCTTCGGAACGAACATGACTATCTATACCTCACACATAATGCAATGCGCACAGGAACTTTTTTGGATAATTATTACGTCGACAACTTCCCATTGCAAGTGTATCGGTGCGACGAACACAAATATTTAGAAAATGCAATGTCTGACTTTGAAAAAGATGGTGACATTAATCGTTTTTCGAAAGATGTCCAAGAAATTATACTAGAAAAATGTTTTGACGAAGATACCACAAAATCAGAAAAAATCAAACAATTATTTTCAGCCTATTTTTCGACGATTGAAGACGGAACGGTGGTTTCAAAGCTATTAAGCCCTCTCATAAGATGTAAACAACCTGGTGAGGCTTGGAACGTTTGTACACACGAACACAAAGAACAAGAAACTCTCAATTTTGTGTCTGAAAATTCTGGTGAACCTATCGTCGGCCAGATAAAATCTGTACTTGATACTAAAAAGAATGAACGTGTAGACAGATTATTTCTTTTTGAGCCTTCCACTTATGCAAACGCTAAAAACAAAAAAGAACAACAGCGCGGGTGCCAGTGTAAGACCGGAAAGTACCAGAAAGAAGGATTGATTAATCTCTTTATTAAAATTCGCATCCCTATCTATGATGACTATATAGGGGAACTCAACAAGGCAAATGTATTTGAGAATATTAATAAGATATTTTCGGATATTAAGGATATTAAAAACATTAAAAACCAGGACGAATGTGATAGGTTAATACAGGAAAAATATAGAAACATGATAAAAGACAAATATAACGACGCCGACTACAATATAGATCTAGGCATTCGTTACATATACTGGGCCAAAAAAGGAGCAGACGAAATGTGCACAATACTAACAAAATGGCTTCAAGTGAAACGACTTTTATTTGACAAAAACGGAAAAGCATTATAAAATTATTCCTATAAAAAAATTTATATTATTTTTTTTTTCTTTTCTTTCTTCAATAAAAGATGTCAATCTCTCTATTAGGTTCTATTAATGTTTGCAAAGTGAACACTGGATATGCTGATAAGATTCAATCAGACCGTTTTGAGAACCCGGATGCCATGACGTGTCCTCTGTGGAATGGACAAGACAGTTTTGGCCGTTTCGTCCACCCCGATTCCTTTTACACTAAAAATGGCGGCTGTAACTCGGCCGACGATCGCGTTGCGGTCGAGAACTTTCTCCGCCCTCAATACATGGAATATGTTGCTCTTGACGCGGCCGGTTTCCGTAGTCCAAACATGTTTGGCAACCCATCTCAGGGACAACTCAAAGAAGGCTGGGACGCAAACCCCGCCCATAACCAACTTAACACTGACGCTCGTATGACCCGTCAGGATGCTCAGGATGTCAACAAGATTGTTGGAAGCGCTGGCTATCAGTACTCTAACACCAACACGCTCCGCGACACCGGCTACAACGGCGTTGTCGGTGGTGGCCCATCTGGTTGCGGCCGTCGTTACGGCAACAAGATCGAAGGTTTTACGTATGATACACGCGGTGAACAAAACTATGACAACCGCGTTAATATGCAGAATTACCAGGGCGATCGTAGCAACTGCGTCAAATGCGCAAGTGGCTTTTAATTCCAATTTAAAAATTTTTATAATATACGGTATTATAATAATGAACGAAATAACCGGAATAACCGGAATAACCGGAATAACCGGAATAACCGAAATAACCGGAATAACCGGAATAACCGGAATAACCGAAATAACAGAAATGTCCAAAATTGTCCGCTTTTTAGAAGATCTGCTAGATCAGTATAAAAACGGTCAACTTACACAGGACGAAGAGAGACGAATTACCGAGTTTTATATGAAAGAACGTTTCTTACGAAAAAAGCCCGAAAAAGATCAAAAAGATCGCAATGACGAAAAGGATTATTTAGTATTGGGATGGTATATACATGAATTTTTTTTGAAAAAAAATAATAATTAATAAATGAGTAATTCTGACAGAAAACTCAGAGAATTTATGAAAGCAAATCTACAAACTGATCACGTTCTGAAATTCTCAAAGACAAAAATGGCAAAATTAAAAGCCTCATCTACGCCCGGAGAAACGGTAAGTGATCATACAACAGTCGGATTATTGGGCGCAACTTTTTCTCTTCCTGATAGTAAAAAGTTTAAAGTTGCAAAAAAGGTATTAAGAGCCGACGAAACTCTTTTACCAGAATCGTGGAATAACTATACACTTCCGGCACCCAAAGACGATGCCGATAAGGCCAAATATTACAAAAAAGTAGATTTATCGCCTACTAAATATAACATCTCTACTCGCCCCCAAGCCCAAAAAAAATGCGGTTCATGTTTCGCATTTGCATGCGCCACTGCAATTAGCGATGCATTTGTATTTGGTAAAAACCTTTCTTATAATCCTCTAAATAGCCCCCTTGATATCATGTCGTGCGTGAACGACGGCAGTAACGATAAATGCGATGGCGGCAATCCTCTTGGCGTATTGACCTTTCTTTCCGAAAACAATGGAATTACAAGTAGCCACTGTGTGAGCTATGACAACTGGGTAGCCGGTGATAAATTGACGTCGGATGCAATACCAACATGCGCCGGCTGCTATATTAAACAATGCGGTGACCCCAAACCAAAACCCAACCGCTACCAAATTAAAGCGCCTGTTTTTATTACGTCCAGTGATGCGACATCGAACGGAGATAAGGTCGACGGCGTAGGCGACTCGGCTATTCACGATATAAAATTACATCTACTGCAATATGGCGCTGCCATCACCGGATTTGCTGTTCTTAATAATTTTCTGAATGACCCGGACGGAAGTTTTCATGAAACCAATGGCGTCTACTTTGAAAATAAAGTCTACGATGCAGGTAAAAGCGACGGGGCAGCAAAAGGCGCCGAAAAAAAGAAAGGTGATGATCCATTTGTGTGCGCGGGAGGTCACGCGGTATGCATTGTAGGATGGGGAGTCTCTGCAAAACCAATCACCGTTTATTTCCCGAATGATACGGATCCAGCCAAAAAATCGGTTACTCTCCAAAATTGTCCGTACTGGGTCGTTCGCAATTCGTGGGGGAAAGATTGGGGTGACGGAGGTTATTTCAAGATGGCAATGTACCAAAAAGTGAATCAGGATGGCGCGGAATATGAAATTAATCCCAATGTCGCATTCGAACGCTTCCGTTCTTATAGCGCAAAAATGATGGATAAAGACGGCAACGTGACAACGCAAGAGATGCCAATTGGTGGTGTGATTATGATTGAGCCGTCTGATATTGTGCCTGATACTCAAGAACCACGAGATGCGCCGCCCTATACAAATGACGAAATGCGCAAATTTTATTGTTCGGATAGCGAATTACCGCCATCGTCACAGCCTTCGATGAAAGATTCATCGGAAAAGTCTTCTGGCTCATCTCCTCCTCCAAAATCCGCATCTCTATCTGTGTCGCATAAATCAAATTTGGACAAGAAAGAAACGAATGGTACGAATGGTACGAATAGTACGAATGGTAATAATAATTTTCTTTTTTTTATCTTTATTCTTGCATGTATAGGCGGCCTTTTTTATTATTTTAAGTATTTTAAGAAGACCCGAAAATAAGTAAATACTGTTCTAAAATGAATATTATTTTATAAAAATAATATTTGTATTAATAAATGTATTCAATAAAGCCAGATTCAATATTTTCATCCTACACAATATCTCTATTAAAAGGTAAAGATTTGGGCGGCGGAGGAGGATCAACTGGTCCAACTGGACAAAACGGTTTAATTGGACCAACTGGCTATACAGGCATGAGAGGAGCCGACGGATCCTCTACAAATACGGGAGCAACTGGTCCAACTGGGTTTTCAGGACCTCAGGGACCTCAGGGGCTACAAGGAGCTGCCGGGTTTGCTTCAAATACCGGTGCAACTGGCCCTCGTGGCGCTAACGGAGTAACGGGCGACCAAGGTCCTCAGGGCGCTAACGGCGCTAACGGAGTAACTGGCGCCCAAGGTCCTCAGGGTGTTACAGGACGACAAGGTCCTCAGGGCGCTAACGGCGCTAATGGAGTAACGGGCGCCCAAGGTCCTCAGGGATCTAACGGCGCTAACGGAGTAACGGGTGCCCAAGGTCCTCAGGGTGTTACAGGACGACAAGGTCCTCAGGGAAATAACGGAGCTAACGGCGTAACAGGAGCCCAGGGCCCTCAGGGAAATAACGGCGCTAACGGAGTAACGGGAACCCAAGGTCCTCAGGGTGTTACAGGACGACAAGGTCCTCAGGGAAATAACGGCGCTAACGGCGTAACGGGCGACCAAGGTCCTCAGGGAAACGACGGTATTGATGGGGCGACAGGTCCTACCGGAAATTTTGGAGGAATTGTCTATGAATCTATTATTCCGTATGCCGATAATATGATTGATTTAGGTTCGGCCGGTGCCAAATTTAGGTCATTATATGTTAGCGCCAACACAATTTATATAGGAGATGCCACAATTTCTTCATTCAACACATCAGTTGCTTTACCGTATGGATCGACAATCGGTGGTGTTAATCCGGGAACCATTCGCATTTTAGGATCATTTTCGGATCCATCACAATTGCCAACAGATATGGTCAGCATAGGAGATGCATACGTGATTGGTCAAAATTTATGGGTAGCCGTTGCAGCTAGTATACCTGGACCTGTTCAATGGGTTGACGTTGGTGCTATACAGGGCCCACAAGGAATTGCTGGTACCGCTGGTACAACTGGTTTTACCGGACCACAGGGATCTCCTGGCGAAGCTTCCAACACTGGTGCAACAGGCCCTCAGGGAGATATGGGTAATGACGGCGGTCAGGGTCCACAAGGCCCTATGGGCAATGACGGCGGCCAGGGCCCACAAGGCCCTGCTGGCGATAACGGGCAACCTGGTATGGAAGGTCCACAAGGCCCACAGGGAGATGCCGCTCTATTTAATTATCTAGGAACTTACGATGGAAATGCACCTTATCAGATTGGAGATGTAGTATCGTATCAGGGTTCGAGTTGGTATGCCATTCAGGCCAACCAGTATCTTCCCCCGCCACAATATCCAGACGTGTGGGCATTGTTTGCGTCAATAGGAGCAACTGGCCCTTCCGGAGGCGGAGGTGGTGGAGGCGTCCCATCGGGTACCAATTACGGCGACTACCTCTACTGGGACGGCACTACGTACGCGGTAGGCGATGCCCAAATCAGCCTTGGCGGAAATGCCGGTGAACACGGTCAGGGAACAGGTGCCGTTGCCATAGGCCAGGCCGCCGGCCAAAACTATCAGGGAACAGGTGCAGTTGCAATAGGCCAAAACGCTGGAAATATTGGGAAAACTTCTTTTACAAATGGATTACCAGGTGAATGGCTACAATACGGACTGCCTGTGCCCATCGTCCTAACCTATTACCAATTATCGGCGTTTTCGTATTATGATCCAAATGATCCAATTGCAACTGAAAACGCAAATACTCCTTATACATGGACTCTTTTTGCGTCCAACGATGGTAATACGTGGGATGCTATTGATTCGCAAACAGGTCAATCGTTTACTTTGTGGTCTAATCAGTTTGGATACAATGGTCCCCAATATTACAACACATATACTCTTCAAAACAACACAACGGCATACAGCTATTATCGTCTAGTCATCTCGCAAATCGATCCGACAATAACTTATAATACTGGTGGACAGTATCCGTATCTTTACGCGTTTAATTTAGTATGCGGAGGTTCTCTTGATGAGAACGGATTTTCGGTTGGCGGAACGGTATACCCTAACGAGTTGCTTACGTCGCCTTCACAGGATGGATATACTACATCTCAATCGCCTGGTTTTATCTATTTTTACGATAATAATGGTGCAGGTGCAACGGGATGCTATGTATTAAGTGTAAATTATAATAATCAGACACTAGGCAGCATTAATCCCAATGCGAATTGTTCTACCACCTACAACTACACTGGCCCGGACAATACTATTAACATATTTGGACAGGGAGACTCTTCGATTGCAATTGGTCGGTTTGCCGGGTCAGTCGGACAGGCAGATAGCGCTGTTGCCATTGGTCAATATGCAGGTCAATCAAATCAGGGAACCAATGCCGTTGCAATTGGAATTAACGCGGGTTCCGTATCGCAATCAGCTGAAGCCATTTCAATTGGAAATTATGCAGGTGGTGTTGGACAGGGATACGCGGCAATCTCAATTGGATCAAATGCAGGCGCAGGCGGCGGCCAAGGTGATGGATCAGTTGCGATTGGTCAAAATGTAGGAGTTGCCGGTATACAAGGAAGCAGCTCCGTTGCCATAGGTTATGGCTCTGCATTGTTTGGACAAGGAAATAACGCAGTTGCACTTGGGGCCCAATCAGGCAATGGTCAAGGTGACTACGCTGTCGCCATTGGTTACAATGCTGGCAATTTAAATCAGGCGTCCCAATCGATTGCGTTGAACGCTTCTTCAACAGCTCTAAATCCAACTGATTCTGGATTTTATGTCAACCCTGTTCGCAACATCACACAGACAACTGTGTTGGGATATGACACAGTCTCCAATGAGATTACCTACTACACAGGTGGCGGAGGCGGAGGCGTCCCATCGGGAACTAACTACGGCGACTATCTATACTGGGACGGCGCTACGTACGCAGTAGGAGACGCCCAAATTAGCCTTGGTGGAAATGCAGGCCAAACCAGTCAGGGAACAGGTGCCGTCGCAATAGGCCAGGCCGCCGGTCAAAACTATCAGGGAGAAACTGCCATTGCCATAGGCCAAAACGCTGGAATGGGGAGCGTTTACATTTACACTCCACCTAGTACAAATGGGGTGCTAGGTGAATGGCTACAATACGGACTGCCCTCGCCCATCGTCCTAACCTATTACCAATTAGCGGCGGCGTCGTCTAATGATCCAAATAATCCACCTCCAACTCCAAATTCTAATACTCCTTATGCATGGACTCTTTTTGCGTCCAACGATGGCAATACATGGGATACTATTGATTCGCAAACAGGTCAATCGTGGAATTTGTGGTATGACCAATTTCCATACGGTCCCCCCCAATATTACAACACATATACTCTTCAAAACAACACAACGGCATACAGCTATTATCGTTTAGTAATTCAGCAACTCGATCCTACAATAACTAATGATATTGCTGGATTGTATCCGTATCTTTACGCGTTTAATTTAGTATGTGGAGGTTCGCTTGATGAGAATGGGTTCTCGGTTGGTGGCACGGTATACCCTAACGAGATATTGATGTCGCCTTCACAGGATGGATATACTACATCGCAATCGCCTGGGATTTATTCTTCCGATTATAATGGTGGTGCAACAGGATGCTATGTATTAAGCGTAAATTATAATAATCAGACACTAGGCAGTATTAGTACCGATTCGATTTGTACTACCGACAGCGTCTACACTGGCCCAGACAATACTATTGGTACTATTACTACTATAAATGGACAGGGCTACGCTTCGATTGCAATTGGTCAAAATGCCGGAGTCTTACAGTCAGACAGTGCCGTTGCAATTGGTCAATATGCAGGTCAGTCAAATCAGGGAACAAACGCTATTGCAATTGGTCAAAACGCTGGTAATTTTACTCAGGGACCAAACGCTGTTGCAATTGGTCAACTTGCAGGGGCTTATTATCAAGGAGCATCTTCAATTGCCATTGGCAGTGGTGCTGGCTTTAATAATATGTCCGCGAACTCTATCGCAATTGATGCAACTGGTGGTACAGTTCAGCCCTATAACCCCGGTCTATACATTGCACCCATTCGCAATATTGATCAAACAACCGTTCTAGGTTATGATACAGCTTCCGGTGAGATTACCTACTACACAGGCGGCGGAGGTGGTGGCGGCGTCCCATCTGGAACCAACTACGGCGACTACCTCTACTGGGACGGTTCTACTTACGCAGTAGGTGACTCCCAAATTAGCCTTGGGTCAAATGCCGGGGCCAATTCACAACAATATGGCGCAGTCGCAATAGGCAATAACTCCGGAAATAGCGTACAAGGTGGCAGCGCCGTTGCAATAGGCAGTTATGCCGGAAATAGCGTACAAGGTGGAAGCGCAGTCGCAATAGGCAGTTATGCCGGAAGTAGCAATCAGGCCACTAACGCAATTGCAATCGGCAATAACGCTGGTGCTTATTCACAGCCGTCTAACGTAATTGCAGGTGAATGGCTGCAATATGAACTTCCTGCACCAATCATGCTATCATACTACCAATTATCTGCGTATGTATATGTTGATCCAAGTAATCCATCTCCAAACTATTATATACCATATGCGTGGTCTCTTTTGGCATCTAATGACGGTATGTTATGGACTAGTATTGATTCTCAAACAGGCCAATCATGGACGTTGTGGAGCAATTCATTTGGTTACCTTGATCCAAATACTGGTAACTCTACTCCCCAATATTACAACACATATACGATCCAAAATAACACCACGGCATACAGATATTATCGTCTAGTAATCACGCAAGTTGATCCAACACAAACTTCTGGATATGGATTGCCTGACATTTATGCTTTTAATCTGGTTGAGGGAGGCAGTCTTGACGGAAATGGATTTTCTGTCGGTGGCACCGTATACCCTAACGAGTTATTGATGTCGTCTTCACAAGATGGGTATACTACAACACAATCTAATTACTTTAACGTCTCTTTCGATAATAATAATAACCCTGCATCGGGGTGCTATGTATTAAGTGTAAACTATAATAATCAGACACTAGGTAGTATTAATGCAAACGCAAATATCACTCCAAACATTTCTATATATGACGGTGCAAATAATACTTACGATGTAGCATTCGGATCAACTACATTAGTAGGGCCTAATCCGCCGCCAACTGGTAATAGTATCGCCATAGGAGCGAACGCCGGTCAAACTAGCCAGCTTCAAAATGCGATTGCCGTAGGCTCGAATGCCGGCGCAAATAATCAGGCTGTTTCGTCAATCGCAATCGGATCTAACGCAGGTCAAACTAGCCAACTTCAAAATGCGATCGCACTCGGCTCGAATGCCGGCGCAAATAATCAGGCGGTGTCGTCAATCGCCATCGGAACGAACGCCGGTCAAACTAGCCAACTTCAAAATGCGATTGCCGTAGGCTCGAATGCCGGTGGTGTCTGTCAAGGGTCTGGTGCGATCGCGATCGGTAGCAATACCGGTTTAAGCTATCAACCAGCCAATTCAATTGCAATCGGAAATCTTGCAGGAAACCTATCAACAAACCCATTTACAAACATTGCAGGCGAATGGATACAATACAAACTTCCGGTTGCAATTGTACTTGAATATTATCAATTATCTGCAGAGTGTGCTGGTTATCTCAACTATGTACCAGATTCGTGGGACCTTGTTGCATCAAACGATGGTGTGTCATGGGTTATTATCGATAGTCAATCTAATCAAAATCCTTATACGTGGCCTTTAACTTACCCACCTGCTACCTATAAAACTATCGCTGTACAATATAATGCGGCTAATATAGCATATAGTTATTATCGTATTATTTTTACAAAAACAACACCTGATGGTGGTATAATTTTATCGGCTTTTAATTTTGTACAACAAGGTGCTACTCTTGACGGCGACGGTTTTGTCACATCTGGAAACGTTTATCCTAATGAATTATTAACATCTGCATCACAAGACGGTTATGAAACATCACAATCAAGTGGTTTCAATTTTTTCAACGGCACAGGAAGTGGTTGTTATGTCCTAAGTCAAAATCGTTTACAAACATTTGCAAGTATTGCTTTTATGAATGTACAGGGAATTACAGGCGTTTATGACGGAAGTGGAAGTTACGTAGGATCGGTTGTAACACCTGTGTTGATTAATTCATTACAGTCTAATACGATCGCCATTGGTTATTCAGCTGGCTCCCAATATCAAGGTATGAGGTCAATCGCAATCGGTTCATCGGCAGGTCTCGTAAACCAGGCGTCATCACCGGTCACAGTAGTTGCCAATGGCGCCTGGTTTCAGATGCAATTGCCATCTCCCATTGTGCTATCATACTACCAGCTCGCGGCATACAGTCAGTATACTCTATACGCATGGATTCTGGTAGCATCCAATGACGGGTCTTCGTGGAACCTCATCGATTCGCAAAACAACCAAGCCGGATCTACGTGGTCATGGGACCCGACATACAATACCCCACAGAGGTATAACACCTATGCCGTTCCAAATAATAATGTAGCCTATCAATACTACCGACTTGTTGTGACCGAATCCGACCCATTGTCATCCGATTTAGGCTACATTTCGCTGATGGCGTTCAATTTGGTTCAAGGAGGTACACTGGACGCAAACGGTTTCTCCGTAGGCGGAACAGTCTACCCAACTGAAGTGTTGTCATCACCTTCTCAGAATGGCTACGTAACAACATCTTCGGTCGAGATTACATACTTCTATTCACCAGTTGACACTCCAACCGGGTGGTATGTATTAAGCGGTAACAATGCGCAATTCAATAACTTCTTTGGCCTACGAGCCGGAACAACTAGCCCCAATCAGGTATACAACCCGTTCTTTAATGGTATGTCACCAGTTGAATATACTTCGTCCGGAAACGCCATTGCAATCGGCCAATTGGCAGGTGCAACCAACCAAGGTGTAAACGCAATTGCTATCGGAAATTTTGCAGGCAGCAATAACCAGATGCCAAACTCCATCGTAATCAATGCAAGTGGCATCCAATTGAACGCCTGTGAATCGGCCGCTTTATACGTTGCACCGGTTCGACCAGTTACACAGACAAGCGTGCTAGGCTACAATGTGCTTACAAATGAAGTGACCTACTTTGATACGCCGTCGGGTCCAATCATCCCCACCGGAACCAATTACGGAGACTACCTTTACTGGAACCCGATGGCGGGTCCAACAGGTGCCTACGTAGTTGGCGATACCAATATCGTTCTAGGCGGAGGCGCCGGTATGACTGGACAAGGACTGCAAGCGGTCGCTGTTGGTCAGAACGCCGGAAATGTAAACCAGGCGACCATGGCGGTAGCAATCGGCGCATGCTCTGGCCAATATACCCAAGGTGAATTTTCGGTTGCAGTAGGACCTGGTTCCGCTCAGTATAACCAAGGATCGCTTGCTGTTGCAATTGGCAATAACTCTGGATATACTAACCAAGGAACATCATCAATAGCAATCGGAAATAGTTCTGGTTACACCAATCAGGGCATTACGTCAATTTCAATCGGTCAGAATGCTGGCCAGGTTTGCCAATCAGCGCCTTTCGAAGTATCATTTAGTGCAGCCGGTAGCTGGTTTCAGTATGACGTTGGTAGTCAAATCGTTCCTACTTACTATCAAGTTAGTATGATCGGACAATCTCTAAATGGGTGGATACTCGCTGGTTCGAACGACAATTCAACCTGGAATCAAATTGATCGACAATTAGGTAATCAACCACCAATACCTCCCACAACTGGATATAACACATACCCTATTGTCAGTACTGTTCCTTATCAATATTATAAAGTGATTTGCACGCACTGTAATCAAAATTGGGGTACAATTCAATTAGTTGCGTTTAACCTAATAGTAGGCGGAACAATCGACGTGAATGGACTTTCGGTCGACGGGACTGCTTATCCCGGGTTGAACCCTGATCAAATGCCATGGAGTCAGTCGTCTGGATGGGATTATCACAGCTATAACTTATCTAATAGTAACCCATTCTCACTTCCTACAAAAAACTACCCTATTCTGGCATCATCTACTGTTCCAACGCCTTTGTATGATTACTACACCGGAAATTATGTAGGTTCGGTAGTAACTACAGTCTACGTGACATTAAGCGGCTCGGGTATCGCCATTGGCAGTAACGCCGGTCAAACGACACAAGGTTACCAATCTATTGCAATTGGCACATCCGCTGGTCAGCAATCTCAAAATATAAATGCGATATCAATCGGGTCAGAATCCGGTCAAAATGTACAGGGAACAAATTCAATTGCCATTGGAAACAGCGCTGGTCAATTTACCCAATCAATTAATGCAATTGCCATTGGAAACAGCGCCGGATCTAATGCTCAGTATCCAGAAACCGTTGCAATTGGCGATTTGGCCGGCTCCGCTAACCAAGGCACAAGTGCAATTGCGATTGGACAGGCGGCCGGTTCAATTATTCAGGGATACAGCGCAATTGCGATTGGTCAGACAGCAGGCTCAAACAGTCAGGGAGCCAACGCAATTGCGATTGGCACGTCGGCTGGCTCAACCAACCAGGGAACAAACGCAATTGCGATTGGAAATCTTGCAGGATCAAATACGCAGGCCGCAAACTCTATCGTAATTAATGCGTCGGGAACTGAATTAGACACGTCAGTCACTGGTCTATACGTCAACCCGATTCGCAATATTACTCAGACAACCGTACTGGGCTATGATATAGAAGCCAAAGAAATTACCTATTTTGTAAACAGCAGTGCAGCGCCGCCTTCTGGAACAAACTACGGCGACTACCTCTATTGGGACGGAATGGCCTATGCATCTGGCGACACAAACATTGTAATGGGAGGCAATGCGGGTCAAACCAACCAACAAACGAATGCAATCGCAATTGGTTATTCAGCGGGCGCCTACAACCAAGGTACCGGCTCAATCGCAATTGGCTATCAAGCTGGATTTGTGCAGACTAGCGCTCACTCGATCGCAATTGGATATCAGGCGGGATTTTCCGAAGTTCACGGCCAAGGATCTGGCGCAATCGCAATTGGATATAATGCTGGTTACTCGTGGCAAAAAACAGGTGCCATTGCAATCGGTTCAAATGCTGGTAATTATCAACTGGAAGGATCTATAGCGATTGGTGAAAACGCTGGTCAATCGCAATCTCAAGACGCTGTTGCATTAGGAAATTCGGCTGGTCAAACCAATCAGGGCGGTGAATCTGTTGCCATTGGTAATTTCGCAGCTCAATCTCAACAAGCTCCCCACTCAGTCTCAATTGGGGGTTATGCAGGAAATTGTACACAAGGGGTTGGAGCAGTCGCAATTGGTTATGGAGCCGCACAAATTGCGCAAGGAAACTTTGGAATTGCAATTGGACATCAGGCAGGATATAACAATCAGCCGAATGGAAGCATCATAATTGACGCAAGCGGCGGTGGATTTAATCGTTTCGACCAAATTTATGAGAACGCTCTTTACATATCACCTATACGATCGGAGACACAAACACTTGTCCTGGGATACAACACGTCAACTAACGAGGTTACCAGTTTTACGCCATACACATTGCCTTCGCCTACCATCCAAGGTCAATATGTCATCTCTACGGGAACGGGATGGGGCGTAATTGGAGAAAACCAAATTCTATTGGGTGCATACGCCGGTCAATATTTCCAACACGATCAGGCTATTGCAATTGGGAAGTTTGCTGGGCAATTTACACAGGGAACACAAGCTGTCGCTCTTGGTAACCAGGCAGGTCTACATTTACAAGGTGCCAACGCCGTCGCAATTGGTTACCAAGCCGGCGGTGGAACGCAAGGGTCTGGAGCAATTGCAATTGGATATTTAACAGGTCAGAATTCCCAAGGTTCGCAGGCTATCGCAATAGGCTACAACGCCGGAAATTGTTCCCAAGGGGCAAATGCAATCGCAATTGGTTTGGAGTCATGTGTAACAAATCAAGGCTCCAATAGTATAGCAATCGGAACCCGCACATGGGCAACCGATAACAATTCAATTGTAATTAGTGCCTTAGAAGGAATACAATCTGCTGGACTATCCACTTGTGTCATCGCGCCCATTCGCGATTCGATGAGTACAACAGCGCCTCACGTATTAGCGTACGACACAACTTCACATGAAGTATACGCATACTCCCCGCCTGTTATCCCAGTTGGAAGTGGTTCTAATCAGTTTTTGGTATGGGACAACAACTGGGCGATCGGAGGCGATACCAGCGTAGCTCTAGGATCCTACGCCTATGCCTATACTAACGGAACCGCAATAGGTATAGGTGCCAGAGCGAGCCAAGAAAGCGTATCGATTGGTTACCATACTAGTAACGGACAATACTTCCCAGGCGAAAGAACAGTTGCTATTGGATACCAAGCTGGTTCCTTTCAGTCGACCAATGCCATTGCAATCGGCACATCAGCAGGATCGAACCAAGGAGAAGGATGTATCGCAATTGGGTTAAATGCAGGTGGCAATTCACAAGGCAGTTATGCAATTTCGATTGGCTACATTGACCCAGGCACGCCAATTTCGTTCCAAGATAGTCAATCGATTGCAATTGGTTACCAAGCAGGCGCGGGAAGTAGTTTAGGCTCTGGAAGTATTGTAATTGGAGCTTACGCGGGGCAGGTATCACCTAGTACCAACCCAACAGGCGTTGGAAGTGTCTGCATTGGTAGTAACGCGGTAGCCCGCGGTACGAACTCAATTGTGATAGGAAGTGGTGTAGATGATATTGGTGGAACGGGTGATATCGTTAATGGAGGTCTTTTTATCCAACCAATGCGTCAAGCGTCATCAACAGGATGGGGATCTGATGTCGCCTCGTTACTTATGTATAATTATAGTACAGGCGAATTTGGATATAGCAGTATCTCATCGTCATTGAACACATCCAAGACATTCGTTATTCAGCACCCAGACGAAGCTGACAAATACCTTGTCCACGCATGTCTTGAAGGACCGGAAGCCGGTGTCTACTACCGAGGCGAAGCCGTAATCGCCAAAGGCCAGAAGAAAGTCACCGTAGACCTTCCTGACTATGTCAAGAATCTTGCGGTCGACCTAACCGTGCATCTAACGCCTATCGTGGACGAAGAAAACATCGAAGACGAGACCAATCTCAATATTCGGTCGACACGCGTTCGCAATAACTCGTTTACAGTCTACGCCAACGCCGAATGCTCATTTCACTGGGTAGTATATGGCAAGCGCGACAGTGTAAAGGCCGAAGTTGACAAGAGCGAAGCGGTCATGAGAGGAGACGGCCCTTACAGATGGTTGGATACGAAGTAAGAAAAATAAGAAAACTTTTAAAATATTTTAATTAATATTAAAATATTAAAAACGCGGAGCAGACCGCGGTGACGAATATACTTTGGAATAAGTCTTATTATTGAAATTGGTATTAAAATTAGAACCAGAATTTCCAGAATGTCCAGAATGTCCAGAATGTCCAGAATTTCCAGAATCAGCAATTAAAAAACGCTCACGTGGATCCTCAATCGATAAAATCGGATTTTTTATTTCAGCCTCTTTTTTAATCGAGTTACGACGAATACACCAAACAACGCCAATAACACATATAATCAGAAAAAGAGACCCAAAGACAATATACACGATATTTCCACCCAACGTATACGACGGAAGTGGAGGAGCCGTTGGAGGAGGATCTGTCGGCAACACGGGTTGTGTAGGAGTAGGAGGTGATGTTGGTGGAATGGTAGGCGAAGGTATCGGTGAATACGGATCCTGACTGGAAAACTGGTACGGCTGAACGACCGCAAACGTCGCATCCGTAGTAATACCGTTAGACGTAACCAACGTCACCGGATTTACTGTATCCAACAGGATATCACACTTCAAATTGTTGTAAGTCTGGAAAAAACGCGTTGCCAAAAACGTAAAAAGATTGGTGGCCGCATTCACATCCGGTGATGTCTGTGTAGTAAACACCGCCTTGTTATCCTGTATTCTGCCCAACTGATTGGTCAGATGGCCGCAAAATGGTAACGTATCTGCATGCTGCAAAGACATTAGCTGCGGCTGATTGATACCCCTTCGGTACAAATTATTTTTCAATAGACTCGGAACAGGCAATCCATTCACCAGCACACGTGTCATAGGATCACGTGCGGGAAGACTAACCATCGGGGTCATCTGTCGCATCGCGGCATGTAACTCGTTCAATATCAACGACGCCGATTTGGCGCCTGATGGATCGCTCAATAACGGCGCTAGATAACCCGTACATCCCATTGCAATGTTTATCGCAACCAGTAGACGATTGTCGCTCCCATTTTTAATGATAGTGAAGCCCGGATGCGTCACGCGATTGGATACCGTATCCTGAAAAATCTTCATGGTTACCGGGTCCAATAAATAGGTCGTTACCAAATTATCGCTTGGGTCCTGGTCGACAAGCATGAAATGGCGTGTCGTTAGACACTCCTTTCCGTCATTCGCAAGACCCAACGGCGGAATCGGTGGAATCAATGCCATTCCCGATGCCATCCACGCATTCACTTTATCGAAAAACATATCGGAGTTGCAATACGCAAACTGTCCAAAAAGATCGTTATTGCCGGTAATGCCGTTCACGCATCTTCCAGTTAGAGCGATATCGGGTGGCGTTAAACGAAGAGTATTGGCATTTGATCCAAACGACAGTGACACAACGGCATTTACAGGCATAGTAAAAGGTGTCGCCGGAATCAGAGGCATCTTTCCATCGGTAACTACCAATGGATGATAGACGCTTATACGACCCGTGTCTGGGTCGAACATGGTTGCCTCAACAAAGGCAGCAGTCATCGGATTTTCCATCGTGCATGGATCGGCCGGGTTAACACTTTGGAGGCGGTACGGAGTGACAATTCCGTTATAGGTTAGCGGGAAAAGAGGCATGACAAGAAGGCAGTCAGCCGCGTCGACAGTTTTAAATAATGATGAAAACGTAAAAATAGTAAGAAGAATTCTACGAATCTTAGGAATATTTAGAATATTTAGAATATTTAGAATATTAAACATATATTTATAATTAGATCTATTATATTGTTATATTGTATTAAAAATCTAACAACACGCGAGTTACCAATTTCGATGAGGGCCTGATATTGGAACGATAAATATCGTATTTTTAAGCAAGGAACTTGCGTGCAAGTAATAGTAAGACGATTGCCGATAAAACGGTAAACACAATTCCGCCAGCTAGGAATCCGGTGTATGAAGTTTGCTGGCTAGGATCGATAACACATTTTTGTAACAATTTGGAACAATTTCCGACAGACGTATTATGTCCGAGTTTATCGTGAGTAGTCGACACGGTTAAATTGTAGCCGGATGGACAAGGCGCCCAGCACGATGGCGTTGAAGGGTCAATTACCTTACCAGATGCGTCGATACAATCTGACGCCACGGCAGAAGCGCCGTTAATCATATAAGATTGAGGGGTTGTCCAAGAGGCGGTCTTAGTTGCAGGTTTTATGTCATAGGAGTCGTTGCACGCGGGGGGTTTTAGAGAAGACGCGCAAACAATTAACGCGATTGATAGAATTAGTGTGGCTCCAAGTAAGATAGAGGCGTAAAGAACACGATTTGCGATTTTCGACATGCCCAATATTATTGAGCCGATGCATGAGGCTATTGCAAGTGCGAGTAGAACGTAGCATACGTTCTTATTTTTCTGAATGACGGCGGGATCGCCGGACATGTTAATAGTTGGTACGTCCATTTTAATTTATAAATTAAAATTAAAATCCGTGCAAAATAATATTGGGTTCGTCTACGACGTCGCATTCGATGAAAAACGCTCGAATATTTTGACGTTGGTCACCGCTTACCTGAATGACTGTGTTTTCGGTTTTATCTTTGACGAGACTTCCACCGCATTTATAGATTTTTTTGATATATTTCAGAATTTTTGGGAGGTCATAGGTGTCGGGAAATCCAGATACGATAGTTATATTCTTCTTGGCGTTCCGTTGTTGGATTGATATGTGAACGTTAAAACTGTCCTTTTTTTCGTCAAAGTCGATTGAGTTCATTTTTGATAAACACATTAGGATTTAAGAGGCCGATTTTCAATTTTATTGTTATTATTGTTATTATTCTTATATTATAATCAAATAATATAACTTTTTAATCCTCTTCGTCTTCGTCCTCCTCTTCTTCTTCTTCGTCCTCCTCTTCGTCTTCGTCCTCCTCTTCTTCTTCGTCCTCCTCTTCTTCTTCGTCCTCTTCTTCTTCTTCGTCCTCTTCTTCTTCTTCTTCGTCCTCTTCTTCTTCTTCCTCCTCTTCTTCTTCTTCGTCCTCCTCTTCTTCGTCCTCTTCTTCTTCTTCGTCCTCCTCTTCTTCGTCCTCTTCTTCTTCTTCGTCCTCTTCTTCGTCCTCTTCTTCTTCTTCGTCCTCTTCTTCGTCCTCTTCTTCGTCCTCTTCTTCGTCTTCGTCCTCTTCTTCGTCCTCTTCTTCGTCCTCTTCTTCGTCTTCGTCCTCTTCTTCGTCTTCGTCCTCTTCTTCTTCGTCCTCCTCTTCTTCTTCGTCCTCCTCTTCTTCGTCCTCGTCTTCGTCATCCTCCTCTTCGTCATCCTCGTCTTCGTCATCCTCCTCTTCGTCATCCTCTTCTTCTTCGAGTTCTTCAATCTCATAATCTTCCTCATCGTCGATTTCATTCGTATTATTCTCGTCGTTATACATATCAACTATTCCACTGACGTTACCGTCAATGACGTTTTCATATTCAAAATCAACTTCCATTTTCTTTTGTTAGGTTGTAATCTTATTAACTGTTTTTAAAGCCTATGATCAATTTTATTATACCCCCTAATTATAGACCCACCATATATGGTTAAAATCGGAGGCGTTTTGGCAGGAAACTACGCCACTTTTTTCAAGATGCGTAATCATTTTTTCGACAGACGAAAAGAGTTGTTTTTGGTACATGTATCGTTTTTCGACGACGTTGTATTCGAAGCATACCTTAACATCGGCGTCGCTAAAAGAGTATCGGAAAAATGGGTATTCTATCTTCACCAATACGGTGTTGTGTGGTTCCTTCAAAAACATACAGATGGTGTCGCCGGGTTTTATGCCTTTCAGGTTATTGCTGAACCCGGCGCGTTTGGGGAAGGAACGGAAGAGTGAAATTTGGGTCGGGTCGGTATTTTCTGGTAAATATCCGGAATATTTTTGGCATATTGACCGGCGTAGGGCGTGTCCAAAATGCTCCGTTCGATAATTTTGGGGGAGATCAATAGGAAGAAGATCACCTGCGAGTGTCTTGACAAAAATGGAGGACATTGGGGATTCTTTATATTCTGATAATATAAAGATGTGAATAATCATTTTTAGCCCTTATTAAATACGATGATATTTCTGTTATAAACTTCATTTCCAAATTTAAAACTATTCCCTTCCATACCTGTACCTATCATTCTTAGGCGTGGGTGTTTGTAGCAGATGGAATATAATTGAGAAAAGTATTGCGGCATCATCAAAAACTTATTGGGGCGTTCCATATATATGACGGTTAGGGTTGTGTTATTTGACAGATTTTCTAAAAATTTCTGAACTACTTCTTCGTCGTTTACAAAGTTACTCTCCAACCTAAGAAAGAATACTTCCTTTTGTTCAATGACAGTAAATAATTCGTCCCATTTTACATCACGAGTTGCATTTATACTTATTATATTGCCTTCTTGTTCCCTCTCAACAAGGCGTTCATAAATTACCATGCGGTCTTCGTCAAGACTCTGTCCTGGATCCATTTTGTATGACTTTCTCTTTCTCATACTTTTCTTTTTAGGCGATCGTTTCGATCGACGTATACTACGCATTTTATTAAAATAATAAAAAAATAAAAATTACCTTTGGCATTTTTCGAGGAGGTGGATAAAAACATGGAGCCATTTCCAGATGACGACCTTGTTTTCGTTGTCCATTCCGTCAAATAGATTCTTATAGTTTGTAGTTTGCGATGTGCCTCCAAATTGTGCAAACATGTCATTGATTCGTTCATTAAATGCTGATGGATTGCCGGCAATTGCGTTTTTGATGGCATTCTTGACGGTCTCTTTTTCGGGTAAGAGATAGCGCGCGAGGTGCGGAACGAGTTCGGTGATTGGAACGCGGTCTTTTACCATAATTCGAAAGATTACGAAATCGCCTTCATTGGGAAACATGTCTATGAGTTCGTCGAAAAAGGAGACAAGATTCTTGTGAAGGGATTGCATGGATTGAATGGAGTCGGACATTTTTTATAATTCATTTAACGTTTAAATGCGATTTTCATACTGAAAATATAATTTATGGTTGATTTTCTCCTCTGAAATTTCTTTTAGTTAAGCTTGCATATACAATTATATTTGGTGGTATTAAATTTGATGTCCGTGACGGCGACATCTACAAACGTATCTTTTGTGATTGTGTTGTTACCCGCCGTAAACGTCTCGTTTTTGTAGACCCAGCCTGGCAAGTAGGTATCTGGGATAAACAAGCTGATCAAATCGTGAATTTTTCCAAAAATTCCTTTTGCTATGATCAGAGTAGGTTTGAACGTAAATATGGAGCCTTTCTTTGGTCGGACGACGCTTACGCGCATCTTGACGCGTATATTGATATGGCAGGAGTCTTTGCTGATTTGATTTTGGATGTCTAGAATATCGTGAATTTCTAGAATGACGCCGTCGTGTTCGTCGCAAACACGTTCGTATTTTTGCCTAATAAGTGTTGAGATGGTTTCCTCCATGTTTTCGTCCATAATAGATGGTGTAACGCATATGGTTTTAGTGATATCTGCAATTTCGATCATTCTTTTTATACAAACGTTTACAGTATTAAAAATGTTACAAATGTTAAACATTTTTATTTTTTTACTAGTAATAAATGAAGAAATCTGTTAAAAAGAGCAAGGCTCTCTCTACCGGTTTTTGGAAGAAGTCTCCCGGGATGATGTCACCGAAAAAAGGTCTGTCCACTAAATTTTGGAATTTGAAAGCATCTCCTAAGAAAAGAGCGTCTCCTAAGAAGTCGACTAGGGCAAAAAGATCTCCTAAGAAGTCGCCTAAGGCTGCAAAGAGATCGCCTAAGTCTAAATCGTGTTCGGTACAGACAACTAAGAAATACACTGGCCGGTCGTCGCCGCCCTACCCGGCAAATGAGTGCTGCGATCAAGAAATGATGGGCAATGACGGGCGTCTATATGTATCACGGGCAGATAAGAATGGCCGATGTGCATGGAAAGTCGTAAACTAAAATTTAAAATAAATTTAAAAAAATATTAAGAATAAATGTCTACCGAAATGACATCTTCTTCAACCGACGCTGCCGCAGTAGCGATTGCGATTGATTCAAACTCGGCTGCAATTTCTAGTGCGGCAACTATGGCGGCGTCGGCTGCCGCCTCCGTATCGGCAACTGTTGCATCATCTTCGGCAACAGTTATCCAAGCTATAAACTCTTCTAGTCTTTCAAAAGTCGATCCAACGGCGACTGCTATTTCAAGTGCCGTCGTTTCAGATCTAACAACCTTGTCCAATGAGGTTGCAGATGTGGCTTCGGCTATGTCGGTAACCGCAAAGGATTTATATAAGTCGCCTTTGTCTACTATTCTTACGATTTGCGGTCGTTCGTTGTTAAAAGAGACCCAGATGACGTCGGCCAATATTCTTCTTGTCGCGCACGATGTGATGGAATCGATTGAGTCCTTGAAGACTCTTCAAATTATGGAAAATATTACGAGTGACCAGAAAAAACAGTTGGCAGTCGACTGTTTGCATTGGCTAGTTAATAATCACGACGATTTGTCACCAGATGACAAGGAAGCTGTCAATTTGTTGATCGATACGGTTGTGCCAAATACAATTGATATTATGATTGCGGTAAGTAATGGCGAATCCGAGTTGGTTACGGCCGTCTCTAAATGCAGTTGCGTAATTGTATAATTTTTTATTATTTGTATAATAAATTATGAAAACGCAGTCAGCCGTTAAATCAATCCGTTCGCATAGAAAACAGACGGCCGCGAAATCAAGACAGTCGACTAGAAAACAGACTGCCGTGAAATCAAGACGTTCGCCTAGTAAATCTCGAAAACAGACGGCCGTGAAATCAAGACAGTCGACTAGTAAATCTCGAAAACAGACGGCCGTGAAATCAAGACAGTCGACTAGTAAATCTCGAAAACAGACGGCCGTGAAATCAAGACGTTCGCCTAGTAAATCTCGAAAACAGACTGCCGTGAAATCAAGACGTTCACCTAGGAAATCTCGACGGTCGACGAAACGATCGCCCATAAAAAAAATTAAAAATGAATCTAGACGTAAAAATATACGACAAAAAAGTAAAATGGGGAAGGTATATATCGCTAGCATGAATTTGCGTGGAAAGTGGGCGGAATCTCCTGATGGAGCTCAAAAAATTAATGTTACGTCGGCTCAGGCAAAAAATAGCAAAAATCGCAGAGATTTCTCGCCCATGACTGAGACGTGGTATAAATCGCCGTTTGACGGAACAGAATTCTATAATTTCGAGGCCTTTTGGCAGAGTGGGAAGGTGTATGACGGTATTCCGGAAGAAAAAACAAAGAAGTTTTGGAAAAATGTGCGTGAGCCAAAGCGGCGTTATCCAGGGTCAAAAGGTATGAAGGTATTGTACGCGAAATGGGATGGCAATCCTGATAAAATGAATTGGGTCGATTCGCGTAAAAATGTTTACGTTCCACTTTACTACGATATGATGAAGGATACAGAGATGGCGAATGAATGGAAGAAGAGCGTTGAGCAGGGTGTAGACGTCGTTATTTATGATTTCGACGGGCCTCGTTTGGCCGATGGAAGTGTTATATGCAAAGAGGTAGATTTGGAATTTCTTCGTGAAAAAATCAACGATACTCGTTTTCCGTTTGGTCACGGGTACGTAGTCGCGGCTTATATTTCAGGAATTCCTATTAATGAATTTTTATAATAAAATATTTTATAACTTATAATATAAAATATGTCCAAAGTAAATTACGATCAGCAAATACGCGAAATCGAGTTAATGAAGAACATAAGTCAGGCTGAAAAATCAAAGAGAATTCGTGTTCTTATGTACGAAAAAAATAAAAATTCTCAGGCGGTTGCTACCGCCCCTGTCCCAGCGGTTGTTCCGACAGTACCAAAAGTTGTTCCGTCTCCATCAGTAGGCCCGAACGCTCATAAAGTTGTGCCACTCCCACCAGCCCCAGTAGGCCCGAACGCTCGTAAAGTTGTGCCACTCCCACCAGCCCCAGTAGGCCCTAACGCTCGTAAAGTTGTGCCGTCACCAGTCGTGCCTAATGTCGTGCCATTTGTCCCGACTGGTAAACCTGTACACCCTCCAGTCGTGCCTAATGTAGTTCCAAGTTTGACTGATTCAAAAGCAAAACACAATATAGCACTAGCATCAATAGCAGCTGAAAAACATGAAAATATGAAAAGATATATTGACGAACATCACGCGATTATGTCGTCTAGTATGACGCAGTCAGAGAAAAATCAAAAATTCATGGAACTTGCGAAGATGTATAACAATCAATTAAAAAAATAAGACTTTTTTATTAAATAATTATATTATATAATAAATGTCTCATAAATCATTTCCTTATGCAAGAATTGCAACATTCGGTCAATTGAATCCGGTCCTCCGAACCGATCCTGTTGGATACTCTATCTATAAAGATATTGATTCGTCATTTGATATAGGCCCGACATCGCGTCTATTCGGACCTGAACAACCAAATTCTCAATTATATATGGCAGAGAAATGCTCAAAAGAATGGGACGGAGCCTGCGAATTGCTCTCTCGCAACAACGATGGTACAAAATGTAACGCCGGAAAAGTCGAATCCCCACTATTTAAAACACCTTCTCCTCCCGGTATGACAATCGGTGATTTTCTTGTCGAAAACGCAGCCGTTCTTAAATTTTGTGACATGTCTTCATGCAAAATGACGCACGAATCTTACAATCCAATGGATCCAGCATCGCCTTACGTTACTTCTTACTCGGGAGACGGCTATGTAGAGTGTCTGCCCGTTTGCAAAGCGCCGGAAAACCCGGATAGCGATGTTCTTCTCAATAAAGTATTGAACAAACCACATCTTCACGTGGATTTATTGGTAAACATGTACCATAACGTGGCAGATCGTAAAAAATATGAAAATACGCGTTTGGGAATGATCTTTTCAGTATTGGATGCTTATTTCCAGAAATAAATAAATAATTTTAAAAATGATAATATTATAGTTAAAATATAATATTAAAAATAATCTCTTGAAAATGTCTTTAAAAGATGTCATGTTGACCGAGGACGATCACATTGCCGTGATGGCCTCCTATTTTGCAGAGAAGGGACCTGCCTTTCATCAGTTTGATAGCTATAAGCATCTCGTCGACAAGATGATGCAGGAGATAATCGACGAAACGCCATCGCTGTATATTAACACTAAAACTACCCAATACCGAGCGACGTTTGGACAGGTTTACATCGAGCGTGCGTGTTTCGTCAATGAGACTCGAACTACAAAATATATTTACCCGCAAGAAGCGCGACTTCGCGATCTTACCTATGAATCGCCTGTATTTGTCGACATTGTAGAAGAATTTTGGGAGCTGAATGAGAGCGGCGAGTTCGAGAAGGTAAATACAATTGACCACCGAAAGATTCTCTTGATGAAGATTCCGGTGATGGTACGTTCGTCTCTGTGCAATCTCTACAAACTAGGTATGGACGAGTGTATTCAAAAAGGCGAATGCCCCAATGATCCAGGCGGGTATTTCATTATTAACGGCAAGGAGCGTGTATTGGTTTGCCAGGAACGTCTTAACTATAACCAAGTCTATATGTTTGAAAGCAATGACGACAAGACTCCTCATATATCTGAGATCCGAAGCATGTCAAAAGAAACCGGTCATTCAGTCCTTGTTCAGGCGAAGATGTCGAAAGACGGCAAAAATATTTGTTTCTCGTTGCCCTATATGTCCAAGGATATCGCGGCCGGGGCAGTTTTTAAGGCCCTCAATATGAATAGTCAGGATATCGTCCGTTTTATTCAGCCGTCCACAAAAGAAGAACATGTTCTAGTCGATCGTTTGATTCGCGAGAGTATTGCCTATACGAACAAGGAGAAGGCTATCAAATACATATCGAAAGCCTGTATGAACAAAGTGGAGGATGACGAAGAGCGGTGCATTATTTATACGGAGCAGGTAATTGAAAATGAGCTTTTTCCTCATATGGGAATTTCAACGCCTATCGAAAAGTGCATTATCCTTGGCGATATGCTGAATAAATTGTTTCGCGTGTTTTTGAAAATGCGCCTGGAAGACGATCGAGACAACGTATCGTTGAAGCGAATCGAAGGTCCTGGTGTACTGATCGGCGATTTGTTCCGGATGAGCATGAAACGGTATTGCGACAATTTGAAGAAGTATTTGGAGAAACGACAGGATATTATCACGGCCATGAATCGTACCAATAGCATTACTGCTGTTCTAAAACATACCTTTTCAACCGGAAATTGGGCTGCCCAAAAAAATACGTACGTTCGGACAGGTGTGAGTCAGGTCATCAATCATTTAACCTACCCTGGCACAATTTCACATCTTCGGCGTGTTGTTATTCCGGTGGGAAAAGAGGGAAAGAACGTAAAGATTCGTCAAATTCATCCATCGCAAGCGTTTTTCATTGATATTATTGAGTCTCCGGAAGGTAAGAGCATTGGGATTGTTAAAAATCTGGCTCTTCTTTGCAACATTACTACGGGTGTCAACCCTATCCTTACACGAGAGATGATTGAGAAGTGCGAACATATAATGGGATGTGAGTCTTACTTCGACCGTGTTGATTGGTGGAGGGTCTACTTGAATGGAACGCTGATTGGAGTTTCGTATCAACCCGAAAAATTGCACGACGAGCTCAGAGAACTCAGAGAACTGAATGTTTTTAGCAGTCAGGTATCATTTTACATGGACAAGGACGATCGTGAAATCCGTGTGTTTTGCGACGCCGGTCGATACATTCGACCCGTCCTGAAAGTTGAACCGGGCAATATTCTGGCGCTTACTAAACGTCACATTACCGAAAAAGTATCGTGGTCGGATTTGCTAGATAATGACATTGTCCGTTACATTGACAGCAACGAAGTTGAGAACAGTCTGATCGCAATGAACGCACCCGATCTGATTAAATACGGCAACCACAATTACGATTATTGCGAGATTCATCCGTCGGCAATGCTAGGCGTATGCTCGGCGGTTATCCCTTACCCGGAACACAACCAGAGCCCTCGTTTGGTGTACCAGGCAAGCATGGTAAAACAGGCACTTGGTGTATATTCTCTCGCTTTCCAACATCGTTTTGAGGCAGTCACACATGTGATGCACTATCCTCAAAAACCGATGGTATCAACAAAATTCGACTCGATGTTGAAGTACGACGAGATGTTGACTGGTTGCAATCCGATTGTCGCCATTGCTACGTACGGCGGTTGGAATCAGGAAGACAGTGTAATGTTAAATCGGTCAGCAGTTGATCGTGGAATGTTTGTGCATACGTGCTATAAGACGTTGATCGTCGAAGAGCATAAGAAGACAAACAATAGTTTCGAGAAGATCGAAGTGCCCCCTCCGTCGGCACAGAACAAGACTATGAATTATTCAAAGTTGGGTCCGAACGGCATTGTCAAAAAGGGTGTTCCGGTGAACAAAGGCGACATTATCATCGGGAAGACATTGACAAAGGTTCAGAAAGACGAGGATGATAAGACGGATTGTTCGCTGGCCATTGGAAATGGCGAAGAAGGAATTGTCGACGAGATTTGGGAGGGACTAAACGAGGATGGCTACAAAATGATCAAGATCCGGATTAGACAGTTGCGAACGCCGGAAGTCGGCGATAAATTTGCGTCGCGATCTTCTCAAAAAGGTGTGTGCGGCTTGCTGTTGTCGCAAGAGGACATGCCATTTACCGAGTCTGGAATGTCTCCTGATATTATTATCAATCCTCATTGCATCCCGTCGAGAATGACAATGTCTCAGATGATTGAAATGCTTCTTGGTAAAACGGGTGCGTTGGCTGGCAAGCTTGGCGATGCAACTGCGTTTACGGCGAGTAGTATAAATCCGGTTGAGTCAATTGCGAAGCAGTTGGCATCGTTTGGGTTCGAGAGACACGGCAGTGAACGATTGATTTCGGGTTTCACCGGAGAGATGATGGAAGCGGAGATCTTTATTGGCACGGCGTATTATCAGAGATTGAAGCATTTAGTCAAAGATAAAATGCATTGTTTGACACTCGATCATGAAGTTCTGACATTGGATGGATGGCGTCCGATTTCTGAAATTACAGTAAACGATCGAGTTGCCACTCTATCTCAGACTACTGGAATTCTTGAATATCAGTGTCCCACTCATACCTGGAAATATGAAAATTACGAGGGTGAAATGTATCATATTAAAAATCAATCAATTGATTTATCTGTAACTGGAAAACACCGTATGTGGGTATCGAGTCTAAAAGGAAAACGAGGCGATGTAAAATGGACGGATTACGGATTTGAAGAAGCCCGTGATCTAGTCGGAAAACACCGTCGTTACAAGAAAGACGCGGACTGGGTATGCAACGATTATCAATTTACACTTCCAGGTGTTACCGGTAAATATGAAGATAGAACACTTAGTGCAGAAGAGATGGATGCGTTTATTGTGTTTTTTGGTATTTGGTACGCAGAAGGATGGGCGACTGGTAAAGATACATACGGACGTGTTACGCTTTCTGTAAATAAGAAGAGGGTTAAAGATGCGATATTCCCGTCTTTTCAAAAATTGGGATACGATTATATTTTTGACGAAAAAACACAGAAGGCAACTGTGTCAAATAATCAATTATACCGATACATGAAGCCTCTAAGCGTAGGCGCTCCCCAAAAGAAAATGCCGGCGTGGACAATGCAACTATCAAAAAAACAGTCTCGTTTGCTACTTGAATCGATGATTTTAGGGGATGGCTTTTACGTAACGTCGCATCCGGAACGATGTGCTTACTATACGTCTTCTAAAAAACTTTCTGATCAATTCCAGCAACTTTGTTTACACGCCGGTTGGGCATCTACCGTATCTGTTCATTATCACGCCGAAACAAACGAAACATTTATAAAAGGCCGAAAAATTGTGAATGCGTATGACGTATTGCGATTGAGTGTAATTAAATCAAAAGTAAACCCCTCTGTAAATCACGGCCACTCTCATAAGCAATCAGTTCAAGAAGAACGATTTGTACAAGAGAAATGCGACGTGATGTGTATTACTGTTCCCAATGAAGTTTTTTACGTTAGACGAAACGGTAAATCAGTTTGGACTGGAAATTCACGTGCCCGGGGCAATGTTACAATGATGCATCATCAGCCCAGCGAAGGGCGATCGAAAGACGGCGGTCTAAGAACGGGTAGAACCATTTTGCTCGTAATAGTACAGATTACAACCCTGTGCTAGTCTGGTGTGACAGGCAACATATTCAAATTGCGGGAAACTCCTTTCTTGAAAAAAGATTGAAAGCCTATATTACCAAACCGTGGTCGAAAGACTGCGGCGGCGCGTGCTAATTACACGCGGTAGGGTAAAAAGATATAGGATAGGGACAATCCGCACGCCAAGCTCCTTACCTCGTACGGCGTATGAAAAGGAGAAGGTTCAGAGACTAGATGGATATGGACTTAGCGCGCGACGCGCTTGGTTTAAGGTATAGTCCGACCCACTCGAAAGAGTGTTGTTATCAAGTTTGATAGTATCGTCACAATATGTTTAATGCGTTAAAAAACATAGATATATCTTACGAAATAATAAAACTGATTTTATAGGAAACATTCTACACTAACAATAAAAAATGAACGAACCAACAGAAATTTATAAGCCCGTTAACATAAAAGATTTTGATAAATATTACGAAGTTTCAAATTTTGGAAATATTTATTCAAAGGTTTCAAAAAGAAATCTAAAATGTTATGACAATAACGGTTATCTTAATATAAGATTGAACAAACCATATGCATATCAAGTAGCAGTAAGCCGTTTAGTAGCCTTAACATTTGTACCTAACGATCAGCCATCTATTAACATTGTCGTAAATCATATTGATGAAAACACCCATAACAATCATTACCAAAATCTTGAATGGGTAACCCAAAAAGAAAACATCAATAAGGCGACAAAAAATATGACACACGAAAAACCTGTCTTAAAAATGGATTTAGATGGTAATGTAATTGATACATATGATACAATTAATGAGGCAGCCAGATCAGTTGGCGTAGATCGTACAACAATCGGCAAAGTTGTGTGCGGTGTTAACCAAACTGCCGGTGGGTTTAAATGGGCTTACAAAACATCCGAAAATCGTCCTGAAAACCGACTTGATGTAAACTTATCTGAAGGTAAATGTCTTGAATTTATTGAAAAAGAATACAAAGATTATTATGTATTCAGAGATAGCAGTATCTATAACAAGGCGCGAAAATGCTTTTTGAAACCGTGTAGAAATCAAAAAGGCGCTGAATACGTAACTCTTCCTTCAAATAAAGAAGACAAAACTAAACAGAACGTATACGTCAACCAATTGGTTGCAAGGGCTTTTATCGAAAATCCTCTTAATAAAAAAAAAGTGATGCATATAAATGGTATTAAATCGGATAATAATATGGAAAATCTAAAATGGTTCTAATTTTTTTGACCTATAATTGAGGTTGGACGCGAGGAAATGGAGAGAGACGCATTAATTGCCCACGGCGGTAGTGCATTTATTCAGGAGACGTTTTTTGATATGAGCGACGTGTATCAGGTAAACGTGTGTGACCATTGCGGTGGTATCGTATCGGCGGCGAAGGAGTGTAGGACGTGTAAATCGGGAGACATTGCGAAGACCAATATTCCGTATTGCGCCAAGCTTTTGTTGCAAGAGTTGCAGGCTCTTGGAGTAAGTATTAAAATTAGTACGGTATAAATTAATTTTCATTAAAAAATTAATTTTGCTCAAAGATTTGGATTTAAACATTTATATATTAAATAAAATGGATCATAATAATCATAGCGATCATAGCGAACATCATTCAAAGAAAAAGAAATCAAAGAAACATTCCCACGATACCGCTCACCTTCCCGAGGTCGTTCTCGCCGAGGTCATAGCACCTGTTCCCGATGTTGTGGTAGTACCTGAGGTCGTTCCCGATGTCGTAGCACCTGTTCCTGAGGTTGTGGTAGTATCTGAGATCGTTCCCGATATCGTAGCGCCTGTTCCAGATGTTGTGGTAGTATCTGAGATCGTTCCCGATATCGTAGCACCTGTTCCCGAGGTTGTGGTAGCACCTGTTCCAGATGTTGTGGTAGCACCTGAGATCGTTCCCGATGTCGTAGCACCTGTTCCAGATGTTGTGGTAGCACCTGAGATCGTTCCCGATGTCGTAGAATCTGATATATCGGAAACTCCTGACTTGGTTCAAGAAGCCGTCAAAGATATTGAAAATGTTGTAGACGAAATTGTAGACGAAATTGTTGATGAGATTGTTCCATCCAACGTACAGAATGGTGTCGAGGATATCGTTAACAATGTTGTCAACGGTGTTGTTGAAGAAGTAGTTGAAGACGTCGAAAGTTTAGTTCCACATGTTGTTAGGAACGTCTTGAACGAAGCGGTAAAAGAGATAGAGACGAAATGTATTGTAGTAACAAAGAAGGCTCCATTAAACAAAAATATCGTCCAAATCAAGAATATAGAGCCAAAGAATCCGGTAAAAATAGTTAAGATCGTAGAACCGGTGAAGGAGAAAAGGTTTTGTATTCTACTGTAATCTAAAATTGTAAAAAAGATTTACGATTTTAACACATTTTTAATACACCCATCGCTTTATCGATAAACTCTTCTGATATTAGTATTAAATTGTGGGCGTACGTGTTAACGTATAATAGAGGTATACTATTTTTGTAAAAAATGCCAGAAATATGATGGACAATCCCAATATGATCGATTCCCGGAATATCTTCGTGGATGTTTACGATATGGTAGTATCGTCTGTCGTACACATTACATATGTCCGTAAATGCGTCATCATCGTCTCCGCTATATTTATACAACGTAATTTCATCTTCTAGAAACGTTTGGCACATAATGTTCTCATCAGACTTTATAAATAACCTATAGTGTCTTCGGTATTCGTCTCTTGTGAATTTATAGATCCTTACTTTACGTGGCATAAGTGTCGTAGAAAACGTATGACCGTTCATTTATTAAATATTTATAAATGTATAAATTTATAAATCTTAATTATGCAGCGCAAGCCATTGCTTCATATCCTTTGGCAGCCATTTAATGCTATTGTAGTCAATTGTCATTACTTCGGTCGTATTGTCCTTCGTAGAGTACGGAATAATAAGAGTTTGGGCATTCTTATTGTACATCACCGATAGCGTAAACTCAACATAAAACCGATTAAAGTAGAAAGGCTCACTTACCTGTTTCAGTTCCCAATCACTGGAATAACGCAACAGACGATGATAGTATTTACGCGTATCCTTATGAACAACTTCGTGAGCGGCAACAATCCAATCATCGCCTACGCGCACAGGCACTGCTGATCCGCGAACATTCGACAAATCGTACTCACTGTATTGCTCCTTTGTGACGGTTGTTGCGCCCGTCTCCGTATCAATTCGAAGAATGGTAAGCGGATGATGCGAATAAATGGCACAGAGATCGGGACCATCTGAAAATAGAACCCAGTTCTTTTGGCAAATATCGTCCTTGTACGTAATAGGAATAACACGATCGATAACAAACTTCTCGTTTTCGTCTTTGGAAAGCGATAGAAATACTATAGACGGATGGTTGTGTTGTCCATACTCCCAGTGTACACCCAGACCATACAACTTGTTGTCGTGCCACACCACTCGAATATCCTCGAACCCTTTAATATGTGATTCGCGGGCAAGTGGGCGAGGATCGGTGCATTCTAGTTCGTAGCAGATTTGCTGGTTTCCGTCCGAATCGAATTCTCCCCAGTAATTTTTGGTACGAACCGTGCCTTTTGTGTCGCGCATCGTATACTGAAATTGATCGTTCAAACTATAATTAACGGCGCGTACGACTCCTTTGAACGAACCATTATTTTCTAAATGAAAGCATGCACTAGACGAGATATAGGGTTCCTGTGTGCAGACAGATAGAACTTTGTGAGAAATTGAGTCGATTTTGGGGATATAAAAGAAGCTGTTCGATAAGGTCGAATCTTTCAAGAATTTAGGAATTGATGGTGTCATCATTAAATACTGGCAGGCAATTAAACCTTCGCGTTTCTTATTGACATAATAGCCGATGATACTTAGTTCTTCTATCAGTTTATATTCGTAAATTGGATGCTCAATAAAAAGAACCAAATCAGACGGATACTGAATGGTCAATGCCTGCTTCAAAAACAGATAAGCTGCCTGGTTTCGGCCACCGTATCGATAGTGTTGGATGATTCGGTAAAGAGTCTCGTTTCGAGCGGGAAGCGCTTCGTAGCCCTTAATCCATTCTAAAATTGCCTGATCGTGTTTTCCGTCTTTCGCTAAAAGTTCGCCGCGTCTTTTGTAAGCGATAAAGATTTCCTCGTTCCAACCTCCGATATCAATTCGCTTTTGATACAAACGCAATGCGTTTTCAGACTCACCTAAATCGGCGTAAGATTGAGCCAAATAAAAGTAGTAACGTTCATTTTTAGGTTCGTCCTCTATGCCCTTAGTTAGGAGTGCAACGTCGCGTGTAAATTTGTCGGATTTACAGCCTCCGTCGCCTCTGTCGTCAATATGGACAGTATCCAATTTACCTTCTGTGTTGTGACCATCGCATCCCCAGTATTCATGTGTAACTCCAATGCACTTATATGGAAGATCGGCTCGAAATAGACGCGTGTTATAGTATTGAATGCAGTCGGTTCGTTGTTGTACAAGCCATGCTTGTTTTTCGGCGATGGCATCTTTATTAAAATTAGAATGAAAACATAGGAGCATATCGGCATCTATAGTAATGAAGTAAGTGCTGGACGGGTCTATCGATGACTCGCGGATCCATTCTTGGCCATTGGTTACGCTTTTTGATCGATTGTACCCAAAATTTTTCCACTGGTCTCGGTATACTTTTCCAGGAATATTATTTTCGGAAAGATAATTTTCAATAATTTCGGGTGTAGAGTCAGTTGACCCAGTGTCAGAAATTACAATATGGTCAACATATTGACGAATTGAATCTAGACATCTGGTCATAATCTTGGATTCGTTCTTTACAATCATAATTAATGTGAGTGTTGGCATTTTGATTTCTTTCTTATTAATTCAATATCTTAAATTAGAATTTTAAATATACCCTTTACAGGCCTCGCTGTGTGACTCCATAAATCTTTGATCGTTTCGGTAGCTTTCACAAAATTTTCATAAAGACTATAAAAAGTGCAAGAATATAGACAACATTTTAATAAAGTTTAGGATAATGTAGAAATTGAACATGCAATAATTTTAAATTGAAATTACCTTTTCTAAATTCTAGAAAAGTGTAAACTATGGATAAGCAAGTGTTTGTAATTGAATTGTATGATTGTTTTCACAAGATTTTACTTGAACCAGTAAAAGACTTTGAAGAAATCCAAACGGCGTTCCAAAGCATTTTCAAAATCCTTTTTCGCAAACATAAAGGCGCGTTCTCCGAAATGCCTAGAAAACATGAATTATATACTATATACGAAGACCTTGTTAAATTAAAAAAGTTAGAAAAAACTTTTATTTTTGAGACAATTCTTACATCTAAGTTGGTTCGAAGTAGCAGTGGCGTTTTACCTATTAGTATTGCATTAAGCGGGGCAGAAGGAAGTTGCGATTCAGATTGTTCAATGTGTCCAAACGAGTGTAAAGCTAACGGAGCAGACCAAGATATTGCGCGTAGTTATCTTAGTAGCGAAGGAACATTTATCCGGGGCAAGATTCAGAAATTTAATATTTGTGAGCAAATCTGGCGTCGTCTAGCCGAACTTGAAGCCATGGGACACCCTCCCGATAAGTTGGAGTTTATTGTTTTGGGCGGAACATTTGACTGCTTCCCTCGCGAATATCGGCTTCAAACAGCCCTTGATATGTTCTACGCATGCAATCTCTATCAGCAAATTTCGATCAGGTTCAACGGTCGGTATTCGGATCTCTTGACAGAATGGATACAAACAAACCCATTTGCAACCAATTCGCCGCTTTCTATTAAACTGACCGAGTTTTTGTACAGCATTCGCGAAAGACCACTTGTCTCCGGTCAAGAATCTCAGAAACAAATTGACCGAATTATGAAAGCCGAACAATTATTGAACACGAAATCGAAGTGCTGTCGTATGATTGGAATGGTCCTAGAAACACGCCCCGACCGAATTAATCGGTACAGCCTAACTGATTTACGAAAACTTGGATGCACACGTATTCAAATTGGTATACAGAGCGATAACGACAATGTTCTAGCCTACAATAATCGAGGTCATACGTTTGACAAAAGCGTGAAGGCCATTGCTCAAATTCGAGATAACGGATTTAAGATCGATGGTCATCTGATGCCCGATCTTCCCAGCACAACTCTTGAAATTGACTATGAAATGGTTCGACATATCTTCTACGGAGATGACGCACAGCTTGATTATTGCAAGATCTACCCTTGTCTCGATTTGCCGTATACTCAGATTCGAAAATGGAAGGAATCGGGGGCGTGGCAACCAATTGCAGAGAACCGTTTTCCGGAATTTCTTGATTTTTTGGCGTATACCATGTCGATCGTACCGCCGTGGACACGTGTTAATCGAGTTCAGCGAGACTTTCCGGAAGCAAGCGACAAAAATAACCAACTTGGGTTTGTTAGCGATACTATCAGAAGCAACCTGCAACAAATGGTAAGTCAACACATGCAGAAAAAGGGTATGAAATGTTATGATATTCGTTCAAGGGAGGTTAGAAACGGCTTAATCGATAATCAACTGGACCGTGCCAGACTTTACGTCAGAATCTATCGAGCCAATGAAGGCACAGAATTTTTCCTATCGGTTGAAATCCCTCAGTCGAAACGGTCGATTAATTACGACTTTAACGACACCAGTTTGCTTGGCCTGTGTCGTCTTCGTATTCCAGATTACGAATTTTCCGAAAAAACGAATACCCCTTTCCATTACTTACCGGTTTATCGCAAAAGGGAGCGGATTGCTCGTATTAGAGAACTACATGTTTATGGCAATATTGCAACATTCAATACACGCCAAGAGAATGGAAACTCGCAGCATCGTGGAATCGGTAAATTTTTAATGAAAGTTGCAGAATGTATTGCAGGCTTGTACGAGTGTTCACTGGTTACTGTTATTAGCGGAATTGGAGTTCGCGACTATTACGAGAACATTGGATACACACTCGACGATAACGAGGATCAGTATATGGTAAAAACTCTCTTGCCAAATGTTCAGAACTCAAATACCTCAAATACCTCAAATAACCTCGTATTATTTGGTAAGTACTACGATGTTCGAGACATACAGAGTGCCGTTATGGGAAGTAAGATTTCAACGAAATATATCACGAATAATATGAATAATCGTATGGATACACATCTCTATGAAAAATATGACTACGGCCACATTAATGACGCACAAGGATTCTCATTTAGCCCCATATTAACTTATAAATATAAGAGTTATACCAAGTATATCAAGTATATCCTCGTTTTTCTGGCGTCTATTTTTTTAATTATTTTTGTATTATAATTTATAAGATATCTCTTATAAATAAAATGTCTCTTTCGGTCATCGACGACTCGATAAAAACGAAGCATTGCGAAAAAATATACGAAAATTTGGTTAAGAATGCGAATCAACCTTTTTTGAATATCTTGAACGACAAAGACCAAATTATTTTACAGCTCAAACAACAAATTGACTACATCTACGCAAAACGCTACGGCAAAAAACGAATTGGTTAATCTAGATAAGTCGCTTGGCCTTTCTTACCGCTTGCTGAAACGCCTCTGCCGAATCAGTTGTCGATCCCCACAAGTGCCACCAGCTCCAAAATCCTGGCTTGTATGGGTCATTAATATGATCACTCGCGTGCCGATTACGGTATCTTTCGCGTCTCTCTTTGTCGTGGTGCAGCGTATAATCGCTCATCCCGCGATAACCGTACGATACTTTTTTAAGACGGCCTTGCGATGTCGGGACATAAACATCCCACTTTTTCGTGGCGTTTGTGCTTTTGTACTTGGTGAAAGGCTTCTTTAAGCTTGTAGGCGATTTCATTTATTTATAAAAATAAATAAAATTATAATAATAAAATGATTCCGAAAATCATTCATCAAATATGGACACAGGGTTGTGACAGAGTTCCAGAAAAAACACGACGGTACGTCGATAAATGGAAAGATGTCGCCGCTAAAACCAACTATCAGTATATGTGCTGGTCAGACAATTCGATTAAAGATCTATTGAAGACATACGACGAATCACTTATCGATATCTACGACTCGTTCACCTTACCCCAGCAGCGTAGCGATTTTGGAAGATACCTTCTTCTCTACATAAAAGGCGGGTTCTATCTAGATATGGACATCGAACCCGGACACGAATCTCTTAACACATTGGTTGATAAAAACAAAATTGTTACAGGTTCAGGCGGCCATTCCGGTGTAACGCAGTCATTTATTGGAGCCGTTCCGTCTCATCCAATGTTTAAGGATTTAATAGAACATATACGAAACTCCTACCGGCGAAAATGGTACGAGTGCATTGATGTCATATACGTAGAACGGACAACTGGTGGCAAAGTCTACGCTGCCATGATTGAAAGATATCGCAACGACGTCTACCAAATCCCGTCCGAACTTACACCTCAGTGTAATTCATTCGACGAAGATTGCTCAATTGGGAATGAAAAATATAGTAACTCCATTACGATCACACATTTCGATAAAACGTGGAACATTCTTCTAGTATTTCAACATTTTATCACCTTTTATCGATTTGTAATGACGATCACCGCGTTTTTCTTGATCTATTTATGTTACAGCAGTTGTTCATCTTACGGAATCGACATATTATGCAACCTTCAACAGGCAATCATTGGGTTATTGATTCTTACCATTTTTTACCAATTGGTGTATTATCTCGTTATGAACAATGTATGCCGGGCGTCTGTTGTGTATTTTACTCTTCTACTAGTCTGTTACGTTTCGCTGTCGAAGAAGTGTAATGTATGCAAAATGTAATATAAATCAAACGACATCGAAAAAGTCTCATAAGAATCTTTCAGGACTTAGGAAATAATCGATTAATTGTAACGTTACAATTAATCTTAAAAACCGTATACGTACCATAAATGAATGATGTTTCGAATTGTTTCATCGGTCATTTTATACTTGAATTTTTTATGAGAATTTACGCGCTCAATAAGACCCTCAATAGACTCGAACAGTTCATCAATGCCTAGCTCTTGATCTTGATTCTCGGTAACACTATACTTTTTAGTGTCGCTATCGTAATTAATGTACATACGATTGACGTATGATCCGTCGTAATCGAGGCTTACGCAATTTGGTTCGTCAATCGAATAAATAAAAGAATGACCAGTCTCATTAAACTCCTTTCGATAGCCCTCGGTAATTGTGTCTGAGTGGTGTATCAAGTAACCAATTTCGGCCTTCTCCTGTACGCGGGACATATCTGTAAGCCTTGCCCATTTTTCAGAGTCGTAATAATAAAGTGCAAGTTGGCGAAAACAAAATGTTTTATAGGATAAACGAGTTAGAATGTCGGCAACTCTCTGATGAAACTCAAAGACAGAGTTAACAGCTTCGCCAACCTCAATTTCAAAGGACGAGCCAGCCAGAGATTTAATATAAACCTTCATTTATAATTACTACTACAATAATTATTAGATATTATCATTTTTATTTACGTGTCTTTCTAGATTTTTTAGGAGTCTTTTTTGTCTTTCTAGACTTTTTAGGAGTCTTTTTAGGAGTCTTTTTTGTCTTTCTCGACTTCTTAGGTGTCTTTCGCGACTTCTTAGGTGTCATCTTGAATAATCTATCAAAAAAAGATAGTTTTTCGCGCTTTGCTTTATAGACCCCAAAACCGTCAATAGGTAGTACACGTTTACCCAAAATATTATTTTCCGTAAAATATGATCCCCTGTATAATTTAACAGTCAACTCCTCATAATTTTGGCACTTTTCTTCATCTGTAACGCCAAGTCGGTTATTAGCCTTCTCGTAGACCCCAAAAATGTCTATTATATCGTAGTTACGATTGTTGATCGTCTCAATTTTTCTTAAATATGCTTCATATAGCTTTCTTTTAATGCACATTGCAACTGCCCTCATACCTTCATGAATTCCCTCTAATTCCTCATTACTTGCCTCATCAATTCTGTTTATAATTTCTGCTATTACCGGATTATAGATTTTAAACGAATCTTCTGCTCTGGCAACTTTTGGCTCATTTATTCCAAATAGCCGGCAAAACACTACAATAAAATCACGTGTGATTTTATGCGAGAAACCGAAAACGTGCAGAAATGGTCTATTTTCTTTTATCGGTATTTCTTCGACTAATCGTTCATTATTGAGACCAAGACACTCTTCCAATACAAACTTAGGCTCTAATAGATGGTTAAAAACCCCTTCATATCGCCGCTTAAAAAACATGATGGTTTTAACAGCGTTAGGAGCATCTCTATAAGCCTCTGAATTGTCTTTAAGCACTTTGTAAATTAGAGGTTTAACAAATTTTTCAAACCGATTGAATTCTTCAATACATGCCATAACATTTTTTACGCTCATTTATATATAAAAATATAAAAATAAATTATAAAAATCACCACTCCATTTTCTTACCCCCAGTACGTACCTTCTGTTCGCATTTTACGAGTTTTTCGTTACACGTATCAGCGTTTTTGGAGTACCTCTTACTAGCCTCCGTACATGCATCGTTATTCAATTTAAGAACACCCCACTTATTTCGAAGATCGGCAAGCTCATCGTCAACCGCATTTTTAGATTCCAGAATTCGGTGCATTTTTTCCTCCGTTTTCGACATCTCGCCAATCAATTTGGAAATATGTTTCGTCGCATCCTTGTACTGCTCCATCAAGTTTTCCGTTAGGTTGTGGCACGTACGTAACTTCTCTTCGTATTGGTCGGTTAAATTACGTACACGACGCTGATGTTTCTGCAACGTAGTAATCTTAGACCTAGACATTTATATATATCAGCAATTTATATTACACAGATTTACGCCGTTGGTGATTTAAAACTTAAAACGCCATTTGAGACATTAAAAAACAAAAATTATAAGTTTAATCAAAAAGATAATATTAGCCCTAACGTGCTGTATAGAAACTAGAAATAATTAGGCTGTTTATAATAAAATCTAGATTTTACTAGAATTTATCTAATTATTTTCTAGAAAAAAATAATTACAGTCTAAATAAAGACCCATAATAAAATGGACTGCGATTTTTGTAAAAAATCATTTTCGACAAAAGGAAGTTTGGCAATTCACCAAAAAACGGCTAAGTTTTGCTTAAAACTTCAAGGTAAACACGAAGAAAGCTGTTTTAAATGTGAAAACTGCACTAAAATTTTTACTCAAAAAACGTCTTTGTCAGATCATATTCCCATCTGTAAAGAGAGATATAAAAAATTATTAGATAAAAAAGATGAAGAACACAGTACTACCATAAAACGGCTTGAATTGGAAATAGTAAAGATGAAAAGATCAGAAAAAGAAAAATTAAAAGAGAAAAACGACTACATAGCAAAGCTTGAATCCAAACTCGAAAAACTAGAAGCAAAGCTTGAAGCCAAACTCGAAAAACTAGAAACAGCCGTTACAACAATTGCACTAGAATCGAAAGTTACTTCAAAAAGCTTAACTACGGTTCCGACAACTACAACCACCAATAACACAACCAACATTACAGTGACAACGAATAACGTGTTGAATTTGTCACAGGAACATGTTAAGAAGGTTCTTACGGAGCAGTTAGACTACAATGTGGTGTACGCCGGACAAGCCGGCTTGGCCAAATTTGTGGTGGATAAGATGTTGAAGAATCAGGCTGGTAAGTTGATATATAGATGCGTAGACCCTAGTCGACAGATGTTTGAGTTTGTCGACGAGCACGGCGAAACCGTGCGTGATATGAAAGCCGAGAAATTGATACAGTCGCTGTTGGAGGGGGAGGTGATCAAGATTGGACTGGACGAGGCGGCCAAGGGGTGGAATACGGAGGACAATCGATTGAATACGGAGCGAACGAATGTGTTTGGTCCCAAGGTGTCTGAGTACGCAGAGTTGAACAGGAATAATACGGTATTTAGGTCGAAAGTATCGTCACTCACTACATAATTTTATAATTACAATTCTATAAAATTCTGGAGCCACACACACACAATTAGATTTTTTTAAACAAATTGTGTGTGTGTGTTGAAGTCGCGTATTGCTATTAATATTTTTTAAAAATATTTTATAATCATATCTATAAATTTTTTAATAATTATATATTAATAGAAATGAATATACCGAATATTTCACTTACGGCTGTAATGCTTAGCGAGGATAGTATTTACGATAGCAATAGTTATAGTGGTCGTCGTTTTCAAGCTAAAGAGCTGATCAAGTCTATCATTAGGCTTATGTCGAATGTGGAGTACTATCGAACGAAGAGAGTACTCTCTTTCTCGTCAAAGAAATTGTTAAAGGAGAAAATTAGGAAGATACGAGAAGACAATAAGTCTTTTTCGTATTTATCGAAGGACGAATACGCAAAGGTGCTTGATACGTTACAAAAAATAAAGGTAATTTGTGACGAGTTGAGTAATAAATTTCTGGTTCACGATTTTTATGAAAGGCCGTACGATTACCAGAAGTATAAGAGGGACATCGATGGGAGTTGGGTTACCGAGCGTGATTTTAGGTTTGTAGAGGACGAGGATGAATAATATCACAAAGAATTATAATAAGGATATTCGTAGTCGTCATAGAGATCGTCGCCTTCGTAAGGCGTCAATTGGTCAACGAATTTTCGTTTCTTTTGAGCATCGATATTCGACGTTGTAATTACGGCGATTGCGTGATCTCTAATTTGCGCGAAGGTTTCGGGCGATATAAAAGACATATGGAAATTGAGGATATTTTCACGCCATCCGTTGATAAAATCTTCGAGTATGGAAAGGGGGTCTTCGCCGAGATCGACAAGGCGATCGAACTCCTCTTTTAGTCCAAGGATATTTTCAGGATGTTGGGTGAGTTGATACAGTTCTGGGTATTCATTTCGGACCACCATATTTAGCGAGAGGTCGGTTTGAATGATGTCGTAGTCTTCAGTTGGTTCGCCTGATAGGTTTAATAGAACGATGACAGCTAGCGGTAAATCCAAGTATGCAGATAGAAAATCTTTGACATTTCCAATCGTGTCACCTGGGTCGGTTGATAGTTCGAGCATATCGCCGGACATTTTTTTTACAGATACGCGGAATGGTTTGAATGACGCGTCATCATAAAGTGACACAAAACGGTATCGATCCATTTATTATATATTTATAAAGTTGTATAAATTATAAAATGAACACAATAAAAATCTTACTTTTCGGAAAGGGATGGATTGGATCTCAGTTAGAATCGATTTTTCATTCAAAGGCGGGAGTTACCATTCGACTGGCAACCTCTCGCGCCAATCACAAACGAGATATCGTCAATGAGATGGACGAGTACAAACCAACCCACGTTGTGAGTTGTATTGGGCGCACGCATGGCGAAATCGACGGACGTGAGATACCCACAATTGATTATCTAGAATATGATGGAAAATTGCTTGATAACGTTAGAGATAACTTATACGCGCCGGTGTTGCTCGCGCATCTTTGCAAGGAACGCAATACCCATTATACGTATTTAGGGACGGGCTGCATTTTCGAGTATGACGCGGAACATCAAGACAGCGGTTTTAAAGAGACGGACGAACCTAATTTTTTCGGGTCAAGTTATTCAATCGTGAAGGGATTTACCGATCAGTTAATGAGTTTGTATCAGAATACGTTAAATGTGCGAATTAGGATGCCAATTACGGCGGCTGTTAACGATCGTGATTTTATTACTAAGATTGTAAGGTACGAGAAGATTTGTTCGATGGCAAACTCGATGACGGTATTGGATGAGTTGTTGCCGGTTATGGCGGATATGATTATCACTGGTCGTACGGGAACAATTCAGTTGACCAATCCGGGCACAATTTCACATGAAGAGATATTGGAGATGTACCGAGAGATTGTTGATCCGGAAAAGACGTGGACGACGATGACGTATGAGGAACAAAGCAGGCTGCTTAAATCGAAACGGTCCAATAACTATTTGGATACGTCTTTACTGCGTGAGTGGTATCCGGACGTTTCGGATATCAAAACGGCGATTAGAAGGACGTTGGAGACGCGAAAGAGTTTATAATTTTCTATTGTAAAAATTATAAGATTTGTACCAAATTGGAGTCGGCGAGACGGAGGGCTAGTTCGCGTTTTGATAGAGCTGCGTGTCTAATACGGTTTGCCCTAGCAATATCGCGAAGTTCAGGAAGACGCAGTCCAACTCTATTTGAGGTCAGAGAAACAATGGGGAGATTTACGACAGGAAGGTCGTGAAATTCTGGAACGTTCGGAATATCCTGAATATCCTGAATATTCTGAATATCCTCTCTAAGTAATTCCTCTTCTAGATTTTTAGAGATTTCTTCGTCTTGTTCCGTATCCATTACCTCGATTGGAATATCAACAGATGATGTGGCGATAATGGTTTTCATGAGAAGGTGAATCTGGTTTATATGTTGAATATCTTGATACGGCCTATCAACGAGATTTTGGACATCGTTTAGCCGTTCAACCAGCGCGACTACACGTTGTTGCAGCTCGTCGAGTCTTTCAGTGGCCATTAGAGTATCGATAAAAGAAGGTGTTAGTATACTGAGGAGAAGCGTTAGCGATGTCAAGGTGTCCGATTCGATCTCAGCTAGTGTATGGTCCCATGTGTCAAACGCCGTGTAAATATCGGAATGAATCCGTTCGTTGTCTTTTTCGTCTTTCTCTATTTTTTGTTTGAGCAGATGCTGATCTTCCACTTGTTTTTCGTATCGAATACGGGCCTGTTCGCGGTATTCGTTCATATTTTATAGATATTCCAATACTAATGCGCGTAATTTTCAATTTTACTAATACCTAAACCGTTCCAATTTTTCAAAGGTTGTGAGCCCATCTTCGTGAAAAATTCCAAAGTGCCGTCGCCGTCTTTCATCGATGTCGTGAGCCTTCTTGCGCTTGTTGCACCAGTAAAGGAGGATACAAACGCTATCGGCGATATCGTGAACGCGGTCGTACATCGTCATTTGCTCTGCCAAATAATCGGGGATATGGCGACTGGCTATTTTTTCCGAGTATACTTTTCGCTGGTCGTAGTCAAGACTTGTGAGATTGAAATAGGAATGGACATTGCGGGGTGAGATAAGATAGGTTTTCGCGCGAAACTTTGAGAATATTAGCTGTTCGACGGCTGTCAGACCATTTGGAGGCTGTCTTTCAACTAGGATAACGTCAGCTTCTTCAAAAAACGGTTTATTTTCGTGTATAAAATGATCGACCCAGTCTGAGATGGTCCGCGTGTGGTATAGTGGGCATTCTTGTGATTCGCTTACAATTTTGCCTGATTTTCGGTGAGTATATGTAGTAATATCGATTAGATCGACCCAAAATATTTCTAGAAGTGTACCGTCGTCGTTGACATCAGCAAACGAAAGACCAAGATGGATCAATCCAACGTCGATACTGAGAACGAACATACTACATATTATATAATATTCTTATAAATGTTTATAAATGTTTTTATGAGTACAGAAATCGAATAAATTAAATTTTTAAAACTTAAAATAAAGAATGTCTTTCCCTAATCCTAACTATGAACATCGTTCGTCAGCGTATCCTTATTTCTCAACTCTATCGGGCTATTGCGACAACACATTTGGATTTATGAAGTTTAATCCGCCCTTGTCTAATTCTCTTCCGTACCCGTACGCTCGAAATCAGGAAGCGCCTATTAAATACCAATTTGACTATGAGTCTCTGTCGTATCCATCCACGCAGGAAAGCGCTAATCTAAATTGCAATTATGCATCTATCCAAAATGGGTATCGAAAATAAATTTACATATTTCACCAAGAATTGGTATTTCAATTATATATTGTATAATCTATATAATTTATTTTGTTTTCTTAGAACTACTTTTCTTAGCCTTCGATCGACTTTTCTTGGTGCTTTTCTTGGCACTTTTCTTTGTTTTCTTCGATCGACTTTTCTTGGCACTTTTCTTTGTTTTCTTCGATCGACTTTTCTTGACACTTTTCTTCGGTTTATTGGACCGGGTTTTCTTAGCGCTTTTCTTCGAACGTCTTTTCCCCATTCCGTACACTCCGGTAAGCTCAGTATCGACTTCAAGCATCTCGATTGTATCGCCGTCTTGAATACCACCTGGGACACATGTATCAAGTCGTCCATCTAATATAATTGGATTGGTACCATCCGAACCTTGTGGCTTAACGAAAAGTCTGATTTCGTTACCATCATCATGCATTTCACGCAACTGTTTAATTTGTTGTGTGACATCATGTATAGTTGCGTTATCTGGCACAATTAGCGTGATCATAGAACCAGAGAAGTCTTTGATGTGAATAGTGATCAAAGGGCCGTCTATACGGCGAGGCTGGGGTTGTTGTGGTTGATATTGTTGCATATCAACCATCTGAACCCCGGTATAACGGTTACGTGCCTCCATATCCATTAGCATTCGCGCCATCATGTCGTCCATTTTTTTGCATTTCGGACCACTCATTTATGTTAATGTTTTAAAATATTTTTTTACTGAAAATCGTTTTTTACATGATTGATCAGTGTCATGACGTTTCCATGCATAATTTTCAAGTCGTCTTTTTTGTCTTCATCGTGGACCGATTTAATTTTGCATTCCAACTTGTCATGGAGCCTTCCAAGTGATTTTTTATAGCATGCAATCTTTTCGTCATAGCCGTATTCTTTGGCCAATATCATCCAACCCAATTGTTCAAACATTTTTACAAACCATTTTTCGAGGCCTTGCATTGTAGCGGGGTGATCGCATTCTGGCTGCATGTTGGATTCAAAGTGGAATTTCTTAGACTTCTTAACAGAGTGTTTCTTCGAGTGAATAGGAGAGCGTGAATGTTTCACATACTGCTTTTTCCCTACTGATTTTAGTGAAATTTTTATTTACAGTAAATAAAAATTTTTCACTTGTTCATCGCATCCATAATATGTACATATCTCATTGGCATTTCTTTTTCATAAGTAAAATCGCTTAATTTAAACTCGTGATCCAATTGTGTAATGGATCTTGTTATTTCTCCGTCCTTTTTCGATACGAAATACAGGAATAAGGTTTTCGATTTGGAAATTTCAGTGAGACGTATCCAATATAGTGTAGATGGGAAATCAGCCCTACCAACCCATTCCTGTTCTTTTTGGCGAAAGATGGTGTATTCTGGGAAATCGGGGAATTCGATAGGAGGCGTAACGATAACGGTAAGATTAACGGTAAGACCGTTGTAGTACATCTCTTCAATGGTTTTCCCACGATCGATATCGATGCCATTTGTCAGGAAACGGAATTGATCTGAACGGAAATCTTCATATCTTGGATAGAAGTGCGATTCCAGTTCAAAAAGAACCTTATCAAAAAACGACGAATCTGAATTGAAACAGTCTAGCGATGTTGAATACGATTCACCCGATTCTAAATGATAAACGATATTATATTTCATATTAGCGTTTAGTAGTGTGAAGGATATTCAAATCTATCATTTTTATTTATTATTTATAATAAAATGGCAGAACCTCAAACAATACATAGTCTATCTTTGTCGCAATGTAGCGGTTTACAGCGTATTGAACCAAAAGACAGAAATGGATGTTGCGCGTGTAAAGAGCGTACTAAGTCGGGAATGTTTTGTGATACTAACAGACATAATGATATTTGCACGCATATTAGTCGTATATATCAACAGACTAAAAACAATTTAAGTATGTATTTTGATATTTCAAACGCTGAATCATTGATAGGCGAAATCAGACACAATGTTAATTTATTTATTGCATCAAACTCTGTAACTATTCTAAATTATAATTTATTAAGAAAAAAAATTACAGATGATGTCAAAAACTATAACGATCAAATAATTACGTTTAATGACGAACTTAAATTAAGAAACGATTTCCAAAAAAAATGTATGAGTCATATGGATGGAGGGAAACTAAGATGCCCTATTGATCATGATCATTGTTTACGTGTTAAATTGCTTGAAAACATAATACCTATGCTAGGAGAAGCGGTTGAAATTCTCAGAGGATTTTTAGAACAGATATCACAAAAACCTATTCCAATGAGTCAATTTGTTAAAAAAGAGGAAGAACTTTTAAAGTGTAAAGACAATCTTGAAGAGGCGCTTCGTTTACAGCGGGAAATTGCTGTCAAGATGCGTAATAATAGCCCTGCTAAAAATGAACCGAATGCCGATTTACAATCGTTCATTAGTAGGTTGAATCGCAACTCGCCTGATTTGATCGAGTATTTAAGTTTTGTAGGGAAAGGAGATGATATTTACGATGTCCTACAAAACATAGACAATAGCCGTGTGGCAATAATGATATCGTACTTAAATGAAAATAAGGCATCAATTGAAGATAAAGAACGGGATAAAGAAAGGGCTAAAGCCCGCGATGCAATGTTTGTTGACGGAAAAATAAAAGGAAGTTTTGTATTAGGAGGTAAAAAGAAAGATTTCAAGTTTGTTGCACATTCCGCATCACCTCAAAAATGTGTTAGGTATTCGATTTCGGTAAAGACGTTGGCAGGCGAAATGCATTATTTGTGTACAGATAATGAAAACGATAACGTATTGCGTGTAAAGAATGCCCTACGACCATATATTAACCCTATGCCATCTGTGCGCCGCATGGTATTGACTGAAATTCTTGATGACGGGTCATTTAAAATATGGGAGGATCAAGAACCCATTCCCAAAAATTTAGTGTTAAATCTGGTGATAAATGATCGGGAGCCGGACGTGTGGGATAGGCTTATTGAAAACTCTACCTAATCTAGAAATCTCCAAAGGTGTAAATATATTTTAAGTATGTAAAATATATGTAAGTTAATATGTCAGAACAATCGTATCTGACTCTTCTCAGCCACGTTCTTGATGACGGCGAAGATCGTCCCGATCGTACACAAGTAGGGACACGCAGTATCTTCGGGCCACAGCTTAGTTTCGATATGGCACTAGATGGCTTCCCGCTCCTTACTACAAAACGTGTTCCCTTCAAACATATCTTGACAGAGGTTCTTTGGTTTATATCGGGTGCAACCGATACATCGTTTTTGAAGGAGAATAATGTGTCTATATGGGACGCTAATACATCAAGGGAATTTTTGGACGGACGAGGTCTAGTGGACTACAAACAAGGTGAACTTGGGCCACTATATGGGTATCAATGGCGACACTTTGGAGGTGATTTTAGAGATCCGACGTCAAAAGGAGTCGACCAGTTACAACGGATGCTTGATTTGTTACGCACCGATCCTACTAGTCGCAGAATATTTATGTCGGCTTGGAATGCGACCGATCTCGATAAAATGGCATTGGAACCTTGCCACGTTTCGTTTCAGCTTTACCTGTCCAATGGATTTCATCTAGATGGTAAAGTAACGTTGCGATCTAATGATCTCTTTTTGGGAGCGCCTTGGAACATCGCCGGGTACGCCTTGCTATTGGAGATGTTTGCACACCTTTCTGGGTATTCACCTGGACGTCTGATCTATTCGATTGGAGACGCCCATATATACCACACGCACATGAAAGCCGTTTTATCTCAGATAGAACGACGTCCTCGTAAATTTCCGCGATTGGTGTTTAAGCGAAAGCATGAACGATGGGAGGATTTCAGCATGGACTCGGTTGAGATAGAGGGGTACGACCCGCATCCGGCTATCAAGGCGGATATGGCTGTATAAAATTGATTTCTTCACGCTTTTATTATTCAAAATTCAGAGAAAATGGCATCACACATCAGCGAATACATTGAGCAATCTGATACGGAGATGACGAAGCAACTCCATAGGATGTTGTTTGATGATATGTTTGCTAAGATGAAATCCGAATTTCCACAGATATCAGACGATATTGTACGCATCTACATTCAAAACATGATGGCGCAGACGATTACCAATGTATCGAATATCATCACGAGTCGGCAAACGCCCGGTGAAAGTCAAAACGAGCGCGAACTTCGTATCGTGCAAAAACTCGCAGACGCTGCTAAAAAGTAACCGTATTTTATAGAATTTAAACTATAAAATCTTACCGTTTTCTGACGCTTTTCTTAACATTTTTCTTGGTCTTTCTAACGCTTTTCGTCTTTCTAGCACTTTTCGTCTTTCTAGCACTTTTCGTCTTTCTAGCACTTTTCGTCTTTCTAGCACTTTTCGTCTTTCTAGCACTTTTCGTCTTTCTAGCACTTTTCGTCTTTCTAGCACTTTTCGTCTTTCTAGCACTTTTCTTCGATTTTTTTGCTCTAAAAAAAAAGTCATCATCCTTATCCTTATCATCCCTCATATCTGCGAAATCTGTCTCTAAATCGGGCCGTCTATATGTCATGGCTCCCCTCAGAAAATTACTAGTATGATTATTAACAGGTTGTATGACAGGTTGTATGACAGGCTGTACATTAACAGGCGGCGGTCTCAATTGTACACCCTCGTGTATAGAAGCCAAAAATGGATTAGCGGGAGGTGTATATTTTGTGGTAGATGCCTGTTTCAATCCAACGCCTGATTTTATATTCTCCAAAAACGCGGCGCTCGTGGGCGGTGTATATTTTGCGGAAGATGGGGGCGGTTGCGAAATAGGAGGAGTTTTGCGTAGTGTTGGTCTTCGCATTATGGAGTCAAATACCATTTGTCTAGACGAAGAGGCCGTCGAGGCCGCCTCAGGCTCTAGTGAAAGTGCACTTAATAAAGACTTTGGTGATGCATATACCGGTGAATATGACGAGCCTCCCGCCTTCGAAGATGAAGATGCGGCCGATGCTGAAGACTCGGGTAAAAATACCGGAGGTGCCGGTGAATATGCCGATCTTGACGATCCGGACGATCTTGACGATCCGGACGATCTTGACGAGCCGGACGATCTTGACGATCCGGACGATCTTGAAGATCCCAATGACGACGCTGGTGAATATGCCGATGCTGACGACGTCAGTTGAGGCGCGGGTTTACGAAACCTATTAAAAAATGCTGCATTTTTTGACTTCGCATTCATCTCTTCTTCAATCCTTTCAATCTCATAATCATCTCTACACTTTCTTAGAAGAGCTCTCTTTTCTTCTTCGCAACGTTCGCGAATACGTGTTTTTTCTTCTTCAAAAGCGATGAATGCTAGATCGAACATTTCTTTGTTTTCTTCTTCGCAACGTTCGCGAATACGTGTTTTTTCTTCTTCAAAAGCGATGAATGCTAGATCTAACATTTCTTCATTTATATCCATATTTGTTTATATTATATAGTATTTTTTCTTATTTTTTTCTTATTTTTTGCGTCTTTTACGGCAGGATCATTGCAAAACGGAATATAGAATGTACTGCTGTCATAAGTTTTGATAAACTTTATGTTATCAACAGCGTTGCATAGTGCAAACTCGCCGGGGAAAAAACGGTCGGCATCGGCATAATGAGCCAAATCCTGTGCAACAAAGCCGTCAAAACCTCTTTCGCACATTTCCTCGGCTACGCATCGATCGGTATCGTATGTGCTTTTTCGTATAATAGTATTGGATAAGTCAATTGTAAACGAATTTGTATATATGATACCAACCTTACGTGCGTTTTTGACAGTTTCAACGTCTGAAAAATCCAGTAGATGTAATTCATTTGTTACTTCAAATACTGACACTGCGCCGAAGTCATTGCAGTACCGAGTTGTATTATCGTTGCCTAGTGACTCTGGTAATGCATAATTCATAATGTCTAACCCGTTAATTCCAAAAAATGTATAATTTTCGCAAACCCCAACGGAATGACCCATCAACTTTCCGGCTCGCTGTAAAATAAAACCCGGTGGTATTCTAATACATTTTAATCGGAAGTATGTTTCTTTATTCGGGTGGAGAGCGTCGACATATGCGTGTCGAAACGTCGATAAATCCAACCGATCCGTTGTATATCGCTCGATTAGATTTTTAACTACATTAAAAATAAAGAAGCGGATCGACTGGTTTGAATCGCACTCGGTAGAATTGTTAAAAATATCGTCAATTTGTTCGTCTTCCATTTGTTCGTCTCCAACGATAAACGTCGTGAGACGATAATTTAATACTACATCTGGAATATCACACAAAAATTGTAAAAATCCCTCTCTATTATTGGACGCGACGATATCTGATATCTTATCGCTTATTTGCGTTATGGTTTCGCTGCCTAGCAATATATGACTAAAATCGGGAAAGGTGCTAATAAAATTGCGGGCAATAGATTCATTCCATGTTTTCCACTGATTCGAATGGAATAGAGACACTAATTTTTCACGTCGTTTTGCAAGAACGCAGGTTTCAATCGAGTCTAGTGTTTCTAGTTGTCTTTGTGCGTATTCCCTGTATTCAGGGTTAGCTAAATCTTCTAATAACATTTTTCTTACATGAGATGTTCCGTATATAAAATCGTGCATAAAGTTGGTGGTGTTTCTGAACGCCTTTTCAACGATACGATGGCAGAAAGGTATCTCTTTTTGCCTATATTCCATTTATTATTCATTTTTTTTTAATAATAAATGTCTATATCAAATATCGTAAAAACACTTGCACTTCTTTCTATTTCGATTTTTATCTTGTATCTTCTAATACGGTATGATAAGGAAAATTTTTCTATTACAATTGGTCCTGTACAGACTCCAAGTATTATTGCTACAAACCAGACAATCATGCAGAATAACGCATTAGCTTCTCTTCTATCGTCAGTTGACCCATCGGTAAAATCTGCCTATACTGCTGCATACAACAAGTACGTTTCTTCTTATAGTTCACTTCCAAGCTATTCACAACTAAGTGATGTTGCAACTTACGACGCAACAACAAATTCATATATTTGTCCGGCGTCTTCGCCTGTACCTTCTTTTGTAAATGGCAAGATTATTTGTTCTCCTAATGACACGGTATCGGTTTTTAATTGTATACCAGGAACAACTTTTTCATACGGTTCATGTATAAATGGAACATCGGTTGCAACACGGACAGGAGACATTCAACCGTTAAACGGCGGAACACAATGTCCGCCTGTTACATCAAACGTTTCGTGTGCCAACTGTTCGGGGAGTTGGTCGGCGTGGGGGGCATGTAGTGCAGCATGCGGAGGCGGAATACAAAAACAAACATACACAATTTCTAATCAGTCTTCTAACGGAGGGGCTCCGTGTTCAAATAATACTGGAGACGTCAATACACAGTCATGTAACACACAAGCATGCCTTTCGCCTACAATGATTACGTATACTACATCCGGAACAATAACGATCCCTGTTGGTTATTCATACATGGATGTTACCGCTATTGGAGGAGGAGGTGGCGGTTCATCTGGCGCAAATGCACACATGGAATACGACGCGTCAAATCGCGCATTTTACCGTGATACATCTGAGAAAATGGGTGGAGGAATTGGAGGAGCCGCTGGACAAATTGTTAATCAACTAAACATCCCAATTACCGGTAATTCATTTACATATTCTGTTGGTCAATCTGGATCAGGCGGAGGCGCGGTTGGATCGTCGCCTACATTAGATGAGACAGGCACTATTTATATTGTATCGTCTCCAAACGTATCTGGCAGTTCTGGCGGTAACACAACTTTTAAATACGGAAATCTAACGTTACAAGCGGTAGGAGGGGCAGGAGGATCAGGAGGTCTTGGAATTGGGCAGTCAATAGTTGGAACAAGCGGCGGGGCTAATAACCCATCATACGGAAACGGTGGAGCGGGAGGGAATGGATGCAATATGTCGACTAACGGTGTACCAGCCTACCCAAATCCTGGAAAGGAACAGTCAACGTCCGGCAAAAATGGGACAAATGGTATATTGCAAATTACATTTCACACTTAAAAATGATAAAACATAAAATTTTATCGGTACTCGATAAAATGTCGTTCATTACCGACCTGCAAACTAACATTACTGTCCGAAATTTAAAAGGAGACGAGGAGACGTTACATGTGGCGGTCGGGGTTAATGCCGAAACCGTTAAAAATCTTCTAATCCAGTCGGGTATGGTAACAAAACAAGATGACAATGTGATTGTTCTGATTGAACATAACGAATCAGAGTTTACAGTATTGCAAGATGACTACAAATTTGAAAAATCATACTACAATCTCACTGTCCAAACAAGCGATCGGATTCGGTTTAAGTGTGAACTCTATGAACTGCTTGATTTCCATAGAGCGCTTTCTAGAAAGCGTGATAAAACGACGACAGACCAACTATATATGCAAAACATTAATGCCGCTATACAAGATCTAGACTGTCAACGAACACAAACAACCATTCGCGAGTTAGGCAATCGCGACCTAAATGAACTTGAAAATTATCAATTGTCAGACCTTTCACGGTGTTTGCGACAAATTGTTAATAAAAAGCCGGAACACGAACAAAAGATACAATCGATTGATACGATTCTAGACGAGAGAGACTGTCAAAAAATACGAACAACCATTCGCGAGCTGAACAACCGACCCCTAAATGAACTTGACGATTATGACCTATCAAGTCTTGGGAGGTGTTTGTGTCAAATTGTTAATAAAAATCCGGAACACGAACAAAAGATACAATCGATTGAGTTGATGATAAAAGAAAGAGACATTGCCAAAAAACTACAAAAGATTGAAGACTTTGGAAGTCGTAGTTTGACTGAACTTGAAAATTTTGAATTGATATTACTTAAACGGTGCCTGAATAAAACATTGGACTCCCAAAAGATACATACGATTGAGACTATACTGGTAGAGAGACAAGTTGGAAAAAATCGGAGAATCATAGAAGCGTTTTATAATTTGCAATGAAGCCATTCTGTATTGTATATATACATTTCATTAACTTTATTTAATTTTTAGTTAAATAAAGATGAAGGTTTTATTTTTAATTTTAATTGTATTATTTTCAGTGGCTATTTTCTTGTTTATAAAAAAAGAGAATTATAGTTCTATAGATACTTTTGGCTTTATTGTGATTCGTCATGTAAATGACAAACAAACAGATAATTACTGGAAAGAATCTTATCGATGTATTCGTTTATTTTATCCGTCAAGTAAAATTATAATCATTGATGATAACAGTAACCCCGAGTATGTAACTAATATTGAATTAACAAATACGACAATTATACAATCAGAATATAAAGGACGAGGTGAGCTTCTTCCTTATTATTATTACGCAAAACTTGGCAAATATTGGTTTAAAAATGCTGTTATTTTACATGATTCTGTTTTTATTCATAAAAAAATTGATCTTACATCAGACAATGGTGCCTATAAAATGTTATGGACATTTGCACACGATTGGGATCAAATAGAAGACGAAACACGTATAATCAATCATCTAAACAATTCCGATGAACTTCTTCAATTTCACAAAGATAAAAATAAATGGACTGGTTGTTTTGGCGGAATGGCGATCATATCATATGAGTTTCTATTATCTATTGATCGAAAATATGATTTATCTAAACTACTAGTACCAATTACAACTAGATTTAATAGATGCTCATTTGAACGTGTAATCGCTTGTTTAATGCATTATCATTATTTAGATTATTCAAAGAAACCTCCAAAAAATTCGTCTAATATTCTTTATGGCATTATTCACGACTATTGTATATGGGGATATACCTTCGATGAATACACCCGTGATCTTAAAAATAAAACAATTAATCAAAATACATCTTTTGTTAAAGTCTGGACAGGCCGCTAAAACCCCCCATTTAAATAAAAATTAACGAAAACCACACACAACTATACGGCAGATTTAGATTGGACTCCCAAAAGATAAGATTGGTACTGGAAGAGAGAATCATAGAAGCGTTTTATAATTTGCAATGAAGCCTTTTCGTCACAAGAGATAATTCGAAAAAATCAGGAATTTTATTAATATCGTCTTCATCCTCAATATCCTCAATATCCTCGATATTCTCAATATCCTCAATATCCTCAATATCCTCAATATCGTCTTCAATATACTCATTTACCCATTCATCACTGCTTTCATCGATATATTCGTGTTCAAGTAAGCTCTTTATCTTTTGGACCCATTCGTCGATGCCCCTTTTATAATTCCATCGGAGCGCGTTTTCAAAACCTTCAAGGTGCATGCAAATATTATCGATATTGGAATCTTCTGAGTGTTCGGAATGAGCATTTTCGTGTAAATACAAGCATAGCATAGAATGAATCCATGCAAACTTTTTACCGATTGTTCTGTAAAACTCGGGGTTTCGTCTTTCTTCAACGCGTTGCTGATTTCTGATCTTTATACGTTTGTTTGGCATAGAATACTTATATTATTTATGTGATTCATAAATAATGTTTAGGAATACCGGATTTTATAATTTTTATAGTTTAATGCTTCCGGGATCTCTTGGCCGAACGACTCTTCTTGACCGAGCGTTTAGCGGAACGAGGCTTTGCCGAACGGGCCTTCTTGGTCGATCGTTTAGCGGAACGAGACTTTGCCGAGCGTGCCTTCTTGGCCGAGCGTTTAGCGGAACGAGGCTTTGCCGAGCGTGCCTTCTTGGCCGAGCGTTTAGCGGAACGAGGCTTTGCCGAGCGTGTCTTCTTGGCCGAGCGTTTAGCGGAACGAGGCTTCTTGGCAGAGCGTACTTTCTTGGCCGAGCGCTTAGCGGAACGAGACTTGGCCGAACGCGCCTTCTTGGCAACACGGGTCTTTTTAGACGAACGCTTTGCTGAACGAGATCTGAAACCCCAACTAGCCGAGTCGCCCGTCCAACCATCATCGGTGTTTAATAGACTTTGATATTCATCTCTGTTTGGTTTGTCTAGCCCAGCTTTCTTTTTGTATGCTTCGCGTGCTTCTTTTTGTCTTTTAATTTCTGCTTGTTGTTGTTTGGTAAAACCAGGTTTTTCGGCGGATTTAAGTGTTCTAACACCAGGTCCAAATAAAGATGACAAGTCGTCTGAATATGTGTCATCTGAATCAACCTTAGTTTTTATAGGAACTTTTCCGTGCCATTTGTTCCACAAATTTTTCTTAATTTCGGCAATTTCTTTGGAATCTTTTCCAAATGTTTCGCGCTCGACTAAATCCTGATATTTTTTCTGTTGCAGCTCTTCGTCTCTACGTTGGTCAACCTTTTTGATCTCGGCTTCTTTTTTGAGGCATGATTCGCTCTCTTTCTTGACAACAGATAATTCCTTTTCTAGTTTATCTACAGTGCCTTCGAGCGTTTTGACACGCTGTGCCGATAGATTTTCACTGGATGAAAGTTTAGCGGCGCACTCATCGCTCTTTGACTGAATCGATCCCAATTTAGATTCAAGCCCTTGAATTTCAGACATTTTCTGTTCTAGTTTAGAAGCGCATACTTCACTGGCGCCTCGAATGGAGTTCAAGCTGCGCACCAAGGATTTAGCGCTTGGCGCACCTGGTTCGCTTACCTTTTTAGCGGTTTTTTTGGCTGGTTTTTTTGTAACCGACTTTTTACTACCGACAAAATAATTTGGCATTTATATAATATAAAAAAAATAATTTTTAATTTTAATTTAAATGCGTCAATGATTTGCAATTTGATTGCATTGAAATTTCGTTACCGGCAATAAAAATGAAAATATAGAGACCAGCGTTTAAAAAATTCTAAAATGAAGCTGCTAAATATGATTATTTTTGTAACTGGTCTGTCTGAGACGACAGTCTCAGACTCTAATGGGTAGATGGAAGCCAGCCGACGCGAAAACAACACAAATCAGATCGTATTTAGCCGATATTGATAATTGCGGTATTTACAGTTATAAAAAAATCGAATATAAAAATCTATAAATTAAAATTGAAATTATTTTGGTTAACCTCGAACCGATTGAAAAGATGCTGTCCGATTTTCTGGCGATTGCCTTTCTTATGAGCCCGGGTCGGAATTGGCCCATTCTATTTTTTGAGACGATTGGGATAGTCTATACTTTTTCGGCGATTCTTTCTATGCCAATGGAATTCTTTACTAAAAAAATTATCTTTCTGTATACCGTCATGTATACTATTCGGACGCTATTTTTCTTCTACTTATTGTGGAGAGACGTTAGACTCTCCATGGATCGCGTATTGTTTACCATTGTCACTACACTCTGCTCGATTCATTACAGTATAAAAAGAGGCGTGTGAGGTGAGTGTAATATCGCAAAAATAAAATTGATTTTCTATTGATTTTTCCATAGAAAATTTCGCCCTTCCCGTTCCGTCATGTCTCGTGCGTCCAGACAGACTTGCGACATCTGCACCGAAACTCGCGCCGTTTCGAAGTTTGTCAGATGCCCGTATTGCTCATACGATGCGTGCGTAGAGTGCTACAAGCAAGTCCTATTGGGATCGATCAACCCGCCCTCTTGCATGCAGCCGGAGTGCAAGAAGCAGTTCTCGGACGATTTCGTTCACGATAATTTCCCGGCGACGTGGATGAATGGCCTTTACCGGTATCATGTCGAGGATACGATGACGAGCAAGGAGATGGCGCTTCTCCCGCAAACTCAGCCTCACATCGATCGTCTGAAAGAGCTCGAAGAAACCCACAAAAAAATGGATCAGATTCGCTGGGAGATTGAAAAAATGAAGTCGGCGTACGAGACGCTTCGTCTTCATAGCTACAATCTCGAAAACCGGCCTGTCGCCGTCCAAAACACCACAACTGTCATTTGCGCGTGCCCGGTAGCCGATTGCCGAGGATTCATTTCGTCTCACCACAAGTGCGGTGTGTGCGACGTGAAGGTGTGCGACAAATGCCACGAGGTCAAAAAAAGCGACGAGGATGAGCACAAGTGCAATGCCGACACAGTTGCGACGGTCGAGGAGATGCGAAAGACGTGCAAGAACTGCCCGAATTGCATGACGGCGATCTACAAGACGGAGGGATGTGACCAGATGTGGTGCGTAAAATGCCATGTCGCGTTCAACTGGCGGACGGGCAAGGTGGAGAAGGGCATCATCCACAATCCTCACTATTTCGAGTTTTTGCGCAAAAACGGAGGGGATGCTCCTCGCAACCCACACGAGGTTCGATGCGGTGGCATGCCTGATCCTCATCGTCTTGGCGATCGTCGAATCGGACTGGCGCAGATTCCGGTGACACAACGATACGGGCGGAGCTACAAATCGGCGGGTACATTGGTCGCGGACATCTACCAGAAGGTCGTTCACGTTCAACGGGTTGTTCTTCCCGGACTTCCGACCGTGATCGACAATGAGACAAACCTCGACCTACGAATCAAGTACATGCGCAACGAAATCGACAAGGACAAGTTTAAGGACACGATCTACAGACGCAACAAGGACCGAAAGAAGAAGCTGGAATATCGCGACGTTCTCGACACCTACTGTAACGTGATGCAAGACCTCTTCAACCGGCTTTTCGAGAACTTTGACGTCAAGGCGTTTATTGAGGCCGAGTCGCGCGTTGGGACGTTTGCAGGCGAGTCGATCGAGCGCCTCAACAAGAAGTACAAGTCGAAGATGGCGGTGCTGGTGGTGTGACGGTGGCTGGTGGTGTGACGGTGTGGTGATGGTGAGTGTGTAATGACGTGTAATAACTATAAAAATGTAAACCTAAAATTTGTGTTTTATGATAAACCTATCATAAAACTTAGAAAGATATCTTGTTCTCTTTATGCAAGAAGTAGTATGCAATGAAGAAGGCGCCTGCTAAATTGAGAGTGGCGTATTGTTTGACAGTCATCATTTTTTGGTCGGGTTGGAAAAGGATGTACGCATTGATAAGAAATATAATGAGTATGCCAATATAATATGAGATGAGATGCTGATCCATTTATATTTATTTATTTTTTTTATACAAAAGAAACCGTTTTTAAGTTTATGGTTTTCCAGAAATCCCACCACATCGTTCCTTCGTACCGATCTTGGACGTGTCTTACTCTGCCCCATTGAATCGATGGTCCCTTCTTATTAATCGTATAAGGCGAATTCTTTGAATATCGCATCATTTTCTTACAATAGCTAATCATTTTCGTGACAGGTTTTGTTTTCTGTGTATTGTCATCAATAAGAACCGAATACAGATCGTAAGTTGTCTTGTCGTAGTTGGACACGCGATGACCTTCCCAGCCCCACTCCATTGGGTTTGTCTTTTTCATTTCTCCGAACAAGGGCTGGATATACCCGACATCAAATGCCATGTAGCATTTGTATTTGGGAGTCGGGTACCTCTTATGGTAGTCGGATATGACCTCGCTTAACCATTTTCCAATTTTACCGCGCTTGCGACGACCCCAGAAAGATGTTGTTGCTGTAATTCCGTCGTATCCCGTATAACCGGGGTCGGCGCACACCCATTTGGTAATTCGACTGCATTCAAGCAACGTAATGAAACCGCCCATATAACACGAACTAAAAATCATAACTGGAAACGATAAATGGTAATTTTCAAATATAGAAATTAAGTCGCAAATCTTGAAGAAGGGAGTGTAGTCTCGAAACCACGACCCGACATTGATTGTCCCGCCGTGCCCCGAGTAAATGAAACCGTCGAACCTATCACACAAATTTACAATATAATCAAGACATTCACGCAACATCAAATTCCAGTCTCGGGATACAGGTCGCATCATATGTATTTTTTCGCTGTTTTCCCATATCCATACGCCGTTATTCGGAGAGTTTATCGTTGGTTGAAGTAAGATGTTGTACATGGTATGCGGTGTACTATTCTTATCCCACTTGATTTCATGCTTGAAAAAACTCATAGAATCCTTCTTCTCCGATGCAATTGTTAGACATAAGTAGGTGAGCATTTATTTTATATAAATAAATGAATTATGGCCATTTGGAAAATATTTTTAAGAATAATTGGCGAAATAATAAAAATGAAAACCATATTTTAAATCTATGATTTTATAATAGAATAGAATGTCCGCCTGTAATCTTCCGTATGATATTGAGCCGCGGCAGCCTCTGAAAAAGGTCCTTGGCGAAGTGTATAACATCACAAAGGAACAACGGTCATTTATGTGGACCAAGAGTGCATATGTAATGTCAACAGTCGATCGGATGTATGACAAATTTAAAAAAGACAAACAAGAATGGATGGGGCAAGTTGTGGTATACTATGAAAAAGACACCAAGAAACGTTACTTATATGACGCACAGCATCGTCTAACGGTCGTAATTCTAGTGTTATTGTCGATCTCTCACGAGTGGCCTGTTGACAGACGCGAAAAAATTCTTAAAAATATCAGCCGTATGGACGACGAAGACAACATCGATCCTTTGGATTCAGATGGTGCTGAACTACTTTCGCAGATTGGAGGTAACCGAATCGCTAATTTGCGTAGTGAATACGAAAATGATTTGAAGGCTTTGAACCAGATTCTTCAAGATGGGGTTACCTCGGATAATGACTCAATGATTGGGACAGCGTACGAAGACGTGCGCGCTTTTATAAAGACGTTGTCTTTGGATGAACAAACTAAGTTTTATAAGTACTGTTTTAACGACATTTACTGCGATATTCAAACCATAACCGATTGGGATTTTATTCCGGAGGTATTTGAAAAAATAAATAACATCGGAATGGAGTTGCCACTTCCGGTAACGGCTAAAAATAAACTCATTTCTCAGCTAGGACGAGGCATGATTCCAGTCTTACGAATTCTATTTGAATCTATCAAGGACGTGTGCGATAAGTATGCTCTTAATCAAAACCATATATTACATGTAGCGGCTTGGTTTCATACACAAAAACATCTTGAAATTAATAAATTTATTCAAGACCCAAATTGTCTTCGTGATAATACGATGGAATCTTACCATAATTTTACAAAGACCGTTCAACACATATTGTCATTGATTCCAATGATTAAGACTCACTTGAATTATTCATTATTGGATAAATTGACAAGTGGTCACGAAATTATGACTACTTGCATACTTCCTTTGTTGTATGCGTATAATGATCGGTTGGATGAAATCATTTCAATTCTTATTGCCGCTTCGTTGAATATCAAAAATGGTAACGGAAAACTAAGTCTAAATAGTAAGAAATTTCAAGTCAAATTGATTCCTATTGTAAATAAGGCAGTGTCAAACGGTGCGTCTTGGAATGATACATCTAAAAAGATCAAGGATATGTTTCGCGAATTTGGCCAACCCAATGAAGAAACGTTCGTGAAAGAGTGGGTAAATACATGTGATAATTTGACTCAACGTAATACACAAATGGTAAAAGCTATTTTGTGCTATATCTGGTTCACAAATGACGCACACGAAACGATCCCTGATTATTCCAAAGTTGATCTGGAACACATTATCCCACAGTCATCCCGTATCGCGAATGGAAAATGTGTCGATAGTTTAGGAAATTTGACGCTATTTCTTGGACCAAATAGCGATAAGGTTAAGGGCAATCGATCGTTGCAAGATAAACCTTTTTCAGAAAAATTACAGATGTATCTTTTGTCGAATATCAAGATGACGCGTGATCTTAACATATACTCATCCGGTTTTGGTAAAGAACAAATCAATGCGAGAGAACTTCTTCTAATTAATCAAATATACACTGCTGTTTCGAAAATATTGTTTGCATAGGTTTCTAAATTTTTTATAATTTTTAACAAATTATAAAAATTGTTTGTATAATATTTGGAATTGCATAAATGCGATTGACGAATTTCGTTGATCTATCAGGTGCGTGAGTTGAGGAAGAAGTATGATTTGAAAACAAAATGGCAACAAATGACGATGATGTGAAACAACGAACAAGGTGATCAGACCAGCATAAAACGTATTAGGGATTAATTTTTATAAGTTAGTTATAAAAATCGGAATTATATTGCAAAGTCTGCCAATCGAATCCGTAACGCCGCCTTTCCGGCCTTATGGATTCCAAAACACTCGATCGTGTGAACCATTCCCTCGATCAATTTATCGCAAATCGGCTGTTCGTAGTAGCTATCGGAAAGCGGGATCCATACCCGAACACCATCGATCCAAAGACATATTGATTTACCGTCTTCATTCGTATCGATCAACGCGTCCACGAGTGTAGGAATTGATTTGAATTTATACGCCAGATTCATTACTATTTCGCGTCTGTGAAATGACTGGATATCGTTCATTCGTTTATTGAGTTGCGCAAGTTCTTCAGACGTAAGTAACTGGCATTGATTGTAGTATAAACATTGGTTGTAAAAATCGGCAAACCGACGAATAGGAGAAGTAGCGTGTGTATACACCCGGTCGTCCATCGAAAAATGGGTTCCAGAAACATCATATCGGGCCGGCATATTTTCGTCCTGAACACGCAACAAGACATCGGGTAGGTTAACAGCCACATACATATTATACTGGATCATGCACCATTCTATAATTTCGGTCGCTTCCCGTTTTCCAGAAATCGTTTCTAGGATGGCTCGGTCTGGGTGGCTTGCAAAATCCTCATACGTTAAATTACCGGTAATGGCAACTTGACGTGGTCCAAACTCGGTCTTTTGCAACTCACCATTTTTATACGTCAAAAAAAAAGAAAGACACGGGTACGTTTTACCCTTTGTGAGGCTAAGCGCGTCGTGCGAAAGAGATGGCGGAAAAATAGGTTTAGTACCAGACTCCCAATATGCCGATGAACCGCGTAAGCGTGCCCAGTTAAGCCAGTCAGGGTGTAGCCGTGCTGCTAAATCTGTAATATGAATCCCGACGGTAGTGAAATCCGACTCGCACACAACTGAAATTGCGTCATCTCGGTCGAGAGTTGAAGCATTATCGACAGTGTATGCTTTTTCGATATTTTTGTTATCGAATGTCAGTTTTTCATCCTTAGCATCCTTAGCATCCTTAAATAACTGTAACGACGGATATTTATAATTAAGCCCGTAGGCTCCTCGAAGTGCTGATAGCTCTGATGCATAGTCGCCAGTCGTCCCGATAATTTCAATTAGTTCGTATGTAATGGGGTGAACTTTTGCCCACATGTCTTTTGTGTACGTTTTTTTTGTGTGAACAATAATTCCAGAGATGTCGGAATTATACCCGAAGAAAGGAATGCCTGTTCCCTGCACTCGGCTTTTTGAGGTAAAACATAATACGCCGTACATCTTTGCAAGTATATATTTATAATATTTATAAATACATTTTTATTTTAGTTGTGCCCGTTTTTTAGCCGATGTCTTTTTTTTAGAGGACCGTTTTTTAGCGCTCGTCGGTCTAAATGCATAATTTTCAAACGTCCACATTATTTCTTCGATATGTTCTTTTATCCCGTCAATTAGACGCCTTAGGCCGTCGATATATAGTAGTCTAATGTTATTTGGTGCATCAGGTGTGTTAATAACTCTGGTAACTTTTATGGCCTCGTCTATTGATTCAATTATACTACCCTTTTTCAGTGTGATTACAAGACCCTTTCGACCAACCTCGGTGTGAACCATATTTTCAATTTGATCACGTATTTCGATAAGGTTTCTTTGTATACTATCAAAATTGTTATTATTCTGCATTAATGTCAAGTCTTTACTAAGAGATACAAGTAACGTTTTGATATCTTCTGCTGCCATTGTTGCCATTCGATATTTTCGTTTTTTTACCGATCTCTTTGTTCTAGTAGACCGTTTTGCCGACTTTCTCGGCTTAAATCCGTATAGGTTGTTAGCGCTCATAACTTGGTTAATAGGGCCTTCGTGCTGTCTAACGATGCGCATCATTACGTCTTCTGTTGGAAGTTGTTCTCCAAGTAATAAGCCCGCATCTCGTATATTCATCGCGTAGACATTTTCCCCTCTACCAAGTGTAATTTGCATAAGTCTTGTATTTGTACTTCCGCCTATACTTTTAAGTATAAGTTTAGCGTTGTTTTTGAGATTGTTAAATCGTGTCGACACTGTTCGTGTTGACGTTACCATTTTTATAATATTATTATAAAAATATTTTTCTTATTACGTATATTGTATATTACATCTCTTACATCTGTTATACATCTCTTACATCTCATATTGCAGCAAAAGGACCGACGCCCGATCTCGGTCACGCACGATTTTCAGTGTTTCCGTCTTGACCGAAATGTCTAGTTTTTGAATGGCATCCGAAAATGCCGCCCTGGCTTCATACGAGATGTAGGAAAATTGGAGAAGATTGGCGATAGATGTCATTGCGCATCTGGCGATTGTCAGATTCTCATGAAACAGATTTTGAACTAGACATTCGACCAGACTACTAGACACATTTTTACGAGGTTTCTCTGTAAAATCGGCCATGCTCTCAAACGACATTATCGCAATGTCCAGGAATTTTCCAGTAATCCTGTTGATTAGATTTTCGGAGTATTCGGTCTCGTCAAACACAGGGAACTCGTCTGTGACCGATAACGGAACGAGCGGCGTAATAGGATTTGCGACCGGACGAGAGTATTTTGCGTAATATTTAGAAGGCGAGTTAGGGAGTATCGAGCCCATTATACCGTTGACAACTTCACGCAAAATATCCATAAACGCAAACGAACATCCAGTTCCGCGATCTGCCACAACATATTTTTCGTCGTTTTCATTTTTGTAAATATTGAAATAGAATTCAACCGATCGATTGTTGACATAGCCGATCGAGTGAATTTCAAACGTTTTTGTCTGAGGGAAAATATCGACATCAAGTTTGCCAAGTGTAGACATGATGGCGTCCATAACTCCGAAGAAGTCAACTTCTTCTTTTAGTTTATATTTATGGATTGCAAACTCAGGAATCGTAGGGATCTCGTAAACGGTTTGGAACGACATGCGTATATAATAAACTATACATAAACTATCCGACACACTTGTAAAATCATTTTTATATATACTTTTTAGCCTGTTCTTGATCAAGTACCCACGCCAGACGATCGGGGTGCCATGCCACTTCCATCAATTGGTATTCGTATTTTTCTTTTGCCGTTTTTGCCAACTTATCGTACTCCTTCGCGATATATCTCTCCCGTCCCAAATCCATATTATTTTTGAACAGATACTTGCGCGCCCATGGCTGAAAATACGAGCGCTTTATGAACGGAACGTTCACATTCGGGTTGCACGACATGCCAAACCACGACCACTGAAATTCCATCCGACTTTCAATATCCTCCATCGTTATATTACGGTGCTGAGAAAGAACGTGCCAATCCCACGGCTTATCGGGCATCGATTTAACCAGCGAAAACGTAAGACCATCGTTATGGCTCATATTTTTCCAGTTCCAGTTAAGGCCCGGATTGGATGCAATGAACTCAATCATATTTGAGTTTAAACTGATCATTTCCAAGTTTTGTAGTTCTGGTAAAAGCCAGCCATATTTCTCGTAAAAATTAAAGTTCATTTTATTGGCGGCTAAGATGTTCCAGTCCCAAAGCCCGTCCACCAGATGCTCTTCAATAAAATCGAGAGATATCGCGGGATTGTCAGTTAACATCCCCCAGTTCCACGGATAGTCGATATTTTCAAGAAAGAAATCGGTCGTAATGTTTGGATTGCACGACATCCAATTCCAAAACTGATCTTTGAAAAAATAACAAAACGTTCCAATATATGTCTGTATAAATTCAAGTGGCGCATGTGGTATAATATATTTAAAATCAAGTTTGAAACTGTTCTCTTCAAGAAAATCAAGGTCTTTCGCGACTGACGGATTTTGAGAGATTGACGTCCAATTCCAATCCAAGCACGGGTTCGCCCTAATAATTGCGGGAGTTATGTTTTTATTGCGGCTTAGTGTCACGAAGTTCCATTTATCAATGAATTCGGGATGATCGATGATAAAATCGATCCTCAAATTGGGGTTGTTTCCAATCGCCGTCCAGTGATTCTTGGTCCATTTTGACAAAATATTCGCCATATCAGGCATGGTAATAAATTCGGGAAGAAAATTGGCGTTGGCTACGATATCAACCCAGTCGCTTATATTGGCGTATCGAGATCTGACATAACTCAGCCACTCTGTATGCCATTTCCTAGTGATTGTTGACATTCTTTTATATACTTTATTCAATCATATAAAATACGTAAATTCAATTTTATATAATATAAAATATGATTAACGTTATGAGTTACAACGTTTCATGGGAAGCACTGGAAGGAAAACAAAGCGCTTCGGCTGACATGACCCATTGCATGAATGCCGACAATAAATGCATACAAAATATTGTATCCATCATCGCACAAAACAAGCCCAATGATTTCATATTGCTACAAGAAATTCGGCTAGATAACGATAACCAGTCGAAGCCTTTCATGGAAAAGATGCGAGAATTGGGCCTTTCAAATATGAGAGGCATCGGAACAAGCGTTGGCAAATATGCCGGTATTATTACAATGTACGACGAAGACAAGTATAAGGTTATAAATGTAGTGGAAGGCGATTTCATTTCGCCCAAGTACGCGCGAGGCCCTCTCTACGGACGACCCTACCTGATTGTCCTTTTTCAGCGACTCACAGACGACCGTATATTTATGGTTATCAATCTTCATGGCCCACAAGTATGGGAAGTAACAGCCAATAAGACAGAAGTCGTGATAAATACAATTCGATCGGAAATTGATAAGATTGGCGCGAATAACGTTATCACTATTATTGGCGGTGATTTTAACATCGATATGAGCCGTTCGTCGACACAACAGACGTACCGACAAATGCTAGACGGCGGTCTGAACGGGTTTGAGCCGGAAGACACATGTTGCGATGATGGCAATACGGGCGGGTATATGGCCGGCAGTTTTGATCACATCGCCGTTTCCAGTCCCAATACAATTACGTACGCGAAATCGCCATCTTACGCACAATACTGGTTACGAGGCAAACCAATGATGTCAGACCATCTTCCCCGTGTTGCCCATATTTCGATTGTATAACCTAAAATTGATTTTCATAAAAAAATTTGTGAAAATTTTATAACAATGAGTGAAATATGCCAAATCTGCAAGTACCCTCGATTCGCCGGACGTGTTCACGCCTGGTGCAAAGAGGGTAAAAATCTCCAAAAGTTTACCGTAAAGACTCTTGCAGGTGACTTAATTGTTATAGACATCGATCCTGCAGATGGCGGAATGGCGCTTCGACAGAAAATTTACGAAAAACACCCCGAATTTCCAGTGATGAGACAGGCCTTGGTTTACAAACCAGATGGCGGCGAGTCGTCTCGTCGTATTATGAAGGCCTCTTCAGACGACGTGATAGGCCTCTTCATACAATCAGATGATATAGAAGAGACGTGCGCGCCCGAGTCCTATGTATACGACTACCCAGGAAAGCCGACCGTTTATAAGATGACATATAATGCTGATGACGTATGGGCCGATGGAATTGGGAAGATGCAAATCTTCTCAAAAGAGGTGGACGGTAAATATGTATGGTCCAGTGTAAGCGGGTCGGACGAATGGTTTAATTCGATCGAGGAGATGTTTGAAGACTATCGCAAAACCTATAAGCAGATTACTGACCGGCAAATAGAGAACCTGATTCACTTATGGTGGGTCTACAACTAAATAATTTCAAAATCAGTTTCGGGTTTTGAGTCGGCGATGTCATTTGTGTCATTTGTTTCATTTGTATCATTTGTATCATTTGTAATTTTTATAGCTTGTAGGTTATTGTCCGGATCGACAATTCCCGCGTCGATCAATGTATCGCTTTTTACCTGGTCTGGTGTGACAGCCTTCGGGCTGAGAGTTCTGAGATCGGTTAATTCCGTATCAACCATTTTTTCGTTATATTCGTGTTTTTCATAAATACAATTGCCCATTTGTTATCTTTACATTTTTTTAGATCTAAAAAAATGTTTATAGTGTAAATTTTATACAAAAACGATGACCCCTAAACACGCTCAAAAAATATTATACACCAAAGGCGGTTGAGTTAACAGGTGCACAATCCTTCAACCCTAAATTTTTACAAGATTGGAGCGGCGCAACGCCTTTCATTTGTTCTTTTACAAGTTTTTGAGAATTCATCAGAAAAGTCTGAACGCAAACCACTCTCTGGTCATCAAGCTTTGTCGCATCATTGCACGACTTAACCGATGTCAGCGCAAATTCCGCTGCATTGTTTGACGGCGTTTTCAAATCCAATTGAAGGGCTTGGACACACACAGCGCACTGCAATACTGGCGCCGCATGATTGCCGATAATCATAGGACTCTCACGACTAGCGTAGGCGGTCGAGAATGTAGAGAATGCAGAGAATGTCGAAAATGTAGAGAATAACGCGAAAGCGCCAAAAAGTAAGCGAAGCATTTTATATATTATTATATATTATTATATAATAATTATAGGTTTTCGTAAATGTAACTCTTAATTCGGTCTCAACTATTTTTTAGTTATATTCATTAAAAATACAATTTCTTTATTTTTTTAGATCTAAAAAAATGTTTATATCTAAAATATCTAAAATGAAAAACGTCTTAATTACAGGAGGCTGTGGATTTATCGGTTCCCACTTTGTCAACGAAATGGTCGTAAAGTACCCCGATGTCTACTTTATGAACATCGACGCAATGTACTACTGCGCATCTTTATCCAATGTAACCGTATCAAATTACCCAAACTACCAATTTGTACACGGCAATATCAACGACTACAATCTCATCGCCTACCTCCTGACCTCTAAAAATATCGATACAATCGTACACTTTGCAGCCCAATCCCACGTCGACCAGTCATTCCTAGAATCGTTTAAGTACACAGACGACAACGTAAAAGGAACTCACACCCTTCTAGAAGCCGTTAAGAACGTAAATCGCGATATCCTGTTTCTACATATGAGCACCGACGAAGTATACGGTGAATCCGGTATAGACTCCGACCCCAAACACGAGAAAGATCTTCTTTGTCCAACCAATCCATACGCAGCGTCAAAAGCCGCCGCAGAAATGTTTGTACAATCCTATCAACACTCCTTCAACTTGCGTACAATTATTGTTAGAGGTAATAACGTATATGGGCCAAACCAATATCCAGAAAAACTTATCCCCAAATTTATCCAAACACTTCGAAAGGGCGAGAAGTGTACCGTCCACGGCCGAGGCGACTCGTTGCGCAGCTTTATCCATGTATTTGACGTATGTTCGGCAATCGATACGATCTTGTCAAAAGGAACCGTCGGAGAAATTTATAATATCGGAAGCGATCCTGAGAACGAACGGTCAGTAATGGAGGTCGTAACACAACTCGTCAGTCTAATAAAAGCGGATCATGATATCGCGCCGTATGTAACCTATGTTCCGGATAGGCCATTCAATGACAAACGGTATTTCATATCCAATTCGAAACTAAAACGACTCGGATGGAAACCTACCATCACATTTGACAAGGGTCTTGAAAATATAATATAAAATGTGGCTAGTTTTTGAAAGCCTGAACGCAAACCACTCGCTGTTCGTCGATCTTTTTCACATCAGACTTAACAGATGTCAGTGCCGGCGTTTTCAAATCCAATTGAAGGATGCGGTTCTCGCGAATAGAGTAGGATGTCGACAATAACGCAAAAGCGATGTGAAGCATTTTATATTATAATTATATAATAACATTATTCCAAACTTATATTTTCTGGCGTGCTTCCTATAAATCGTTCTCGATTATGTTGCATGTTGATTTTGTATTTTTGTTCTATACAAATCAAGGGCATCGTAGGTATTTACCGTGGGCGATACTGTTGAAACCGGAATATTAGACGCGTTTATTCCAACAAATGCTTTAATTACAGAGTTTAGAATATTATCGTATGAGGAGGATAACTTATGAATATAATCAGAATACATAATAGCGATATCACGCATATTAAGGATATCAATATCACTACTATTACTACTATTACTACTACCAATGATTTGATTAATTTGATTATTCGAAGATTGCGCAAAATTAGTCATTAATGTGCTATAATTAGGCGCTAAGATGATTGCATCAGCTTGTAAATTCAGATACAGTTTGTATAAAGCCCACGCATATTTACTATCATAATTTTTGGGTAATCCTTTAGAAATAGCTGTTTTCCCCCAAGAATTTGCCAGATTATCTATAACATTATAGTAAGCCTTTGCAAATGAATTGTAAACATCGTGGGTAGATATTACTATTGGATCTTCATTTATTTTACCAATGTACATTGTGTAATCGTCGTTCAGACATTGAGAAGTTTGCACTGTGATTAAACTATGTAAACCATAATTTGTGGGCAGCTTTTGGTTGTTTAAATAGCTTACATCTGCTAAAATACGATTAGATTGCGATGGATCAACATTTTGAGTCTCGATTACAACTGATGCATAGGTAACGCCTAAAAGTCTAGTTACTGAGCTACAATACAAATTCCATTGATTATTAACATACGAATTCCATCTGTTCCTGGCCAGTGTACTAAAGGTTTTAGTATAGGCATCCCGCATTAAACTAAAAAATTTATAAAGTTCAGTTGTATCAAAATTATTTAATACGTTAAGCTCCGTTGATACGGACGAATTTTTTGAATAGACATCGTACAACATATATTGGTTATAAACATCTACCAATACTTTATTGATAATAGACTTATCCTGAATTGGTAATGGAGTAGGCGTGACGGATGGGTTAGAGGATACACTCGAAGGTGCGGTTGTTGACGCAGCCGCCGTTGGCATAAAATTACCGTTTATAAAAACCGCAGTTGGAGCGGGCGTTGTTGGACCCACTGTAACATTCGTTGGTTGTGAAGCAGGTGTAACACTCGAAGGCGCGGCATTCGTTTGAGGAGTTAGAGATGGAGTAGACGCTTGTTTACTGTAAATGTAAACGCAAACACCAATAATAGTAAATAGTATTGCGACAATGATTATCGTATTCATTTATAAAATATATAAAATATATTTTATCTTTTTGAGTTACGAAAGGTTTTCGTAAAACGACAACGCGTCCTGACTACAAAAAATTTTATGTGGTTGGTACGCCTCCAAAAATAAGCCTTCCAGACTTCTAACACGCGATAGCGCCACATAACTCATACTCGTCTCAAACACCGAATACCCAATATCGATCACCGCAAAGTCCAATGTCGACCCCTGAACCTTATGTATCGAAAGTGCATACGCCAAAATAAATGGGAATTGCATCACCTTGAACAACACCTTCCCATCCTCTTCCGTGACAAATTCATGGCGTGTAAACCCCATCTTGTTGCCATTCAGAAACTCGACCACCAACGACCCGTCCTGGTAATCGCGCACAATCCCTCGGCTCCCATTCACCAGACCTGCATCGCAATCCAGATTTACCGTCAACATCACTTGCGCGCCCACTTTGAGGTACAGAACATTGTAGTTCTCTTTAATGTCAAGATCAGTTTTCTTGCGTTCATCGCTCTCGTATTTCTCGTAGGCTTCGCCCTTCACAACCATCGGACGAAACAACAACAACTCGTTCGGGTTCTTCTCCAATTCCTCCATATTTTTTTCATGGACATCGACTTTCTTGCTATACAAAAAAGTCGGCCGGATGGTATCCGCATTTTTTTCGTCGTCCTTAGACGCAATGTACTCCTTGTAGGCAAAAAACCGCTTATACAGCTCTTTATTGTCGTCAGGAGTATGGCGCGCCATACGAATTCGTTCCAACATTCCGGTATAGTGCGGATCCTTGACGCGATACATCTTCGTCAGGTAAATCGTTTTTAGCTGCAACGCCTTCCACACATCGGAATGGAAACAAAATTTATCATTGACCGGTGGAAGCTGTAAGAAATCGCCCGTAAAAATAATCTGGATCCCTCCCATTACTGTCGTGCGGCCTCTAATACGCTGGAATACAGCGTCCATCATTTCCAGATAATTCTCGCCAAGCATACTAATCTCGTCTATCACAAGAATCTCACACTCGTGAATACGCTTCATGGCATTCTTATTTTTGCGCACCTTTTTAAGGATACTCTCGATATTGTCACGCGGTTTCATCGCACCTATTCCCGAAAACGAGTGGATAGTCTGCGCGCCCAGATTGAAGGCGGATACGCCGGTCGTTGAAGTAACCGACATTTTGGACGGCTCGTCACCCGAATACTCAGCTTTTAGTTGGTTGATAAAGTACGATTTGCCAACACCACCCGGTCCCGTCAAAAATATATTGTGACCCTGGAAAACATATTCTTTTAGTTGCTGGTATTCCATAACTAGATTTCTAGTAATCAAAATCCCCGTTCGAAAAACCAATTTTAAAATAAAAATGGTTTTATAAATATATAAAAAATAATATGAATATTATGTCAAAAAACGTCGATGATATGGAATTAGATGAAAAAAATAAGGAATTAAGTCTATCTCCACTTCTGAATGGTCTCAGCGGCCTGAATTTTTTAAATCCAATTGACGTCTCATCTCTGACTGACAACCCCTCCGAATTTTTACAAGAAATCAGCGATGCCTTCGACGAATATCGCAGACACGGTGCCCGCTCTTCCAAAAAAGTAGACAAATTGCACGCCAACCTCGTAAAATGGCTTGAAAAATCGTGTGAACTATCCGGTGAAAAAAACAACTGGTCATTTGTAATGGAAAAGACACTGCCATCATGCAACGCAAGCGGCGAAAAGCGTTGTGATATCACCGCAATGTACAACGGAAAACCCTCGATTGTTTTCCCCGTTAAATTTATCATGTCCAATTACTACCAAAATAAAAATAACGGATGGGAGGTATTGACGGGCGAATGCTGCCATCTGAAATGGGCAAACGACGACCTTCGAATTGTACCCGTCAATATCATGTTCAATCAACTTCCTTACCTCGATAAACTTTCTATCATCAAAAAGTGGGAAGATATTACCTACTCGAAAACATTCAAGATCATTGATACACTCAAAATCAAAGGCGTAGTAACAGACACCATTAATTATATCATCGACGTACACCAGGACTCTAAAATCGGCGAGAAGTACGACAAAACGCCGCGAATGATCGGGTTCAACCGCGATACTCCGTACAGGCCATACGCCGCGTTTGCGTATCTATGGAAAATATAACTTTTTTGTTTCTATTCTATTATTAATTTCTAAAAAATTTATAGATACTATTTCGTAAAAAATATAAAAACGCGATTCACGTTTTTATACATTTCTTATATTTCTTATATTTTCATTTTCTAAAAAAATTTTAAATCAACACACACACACAATTGAATTTTTTATTATGATTGTGTGTGTGTGTGTCTTAAGAAAATAATAGACTTTCATGTAGTCATTGACGACATCTTCGAACGAAATACCGTATTGTTACGGTTCAAATTCGCGTACTCACTCACCTTTGCGCTAAACACTTCCGTTCGCTGCACATTTAATTTTGGGTCATCCGTAGTCCACCCTTTACCGGCCTGCTCCAACCCAATCTTGATTACGTCGCCTTTCACCAACGATTGAATCAGTTTCTCAGCCTTCATATCGCGCACAGTATCGCCGTTCTCGTCCATAAACTCAACCATCTGACGACTCGGGTCCACGCACCGGTATATCAGATTTCCTGCCTGATTCTTCAACATCTTATCCACCACAAACGAGGCCAAGCCGGCTTGCCCGGCGTACACCACATTGTAGTCGAGTTGCTCCGTAAGAACCTTCTTAACGTGCTCCTGCGACAAATTCAACACGTTGTTATTGGTTGTCACAGTAATATTCGTTGTGTTGTTTGTAGTAGTTGGTACGACGGGCTGTGAAGGCTGAACGTGGTTCGAGGTCTTTACAACTTTTGATTCTAGGGCAATGGTTGTCACGGCCGTTTCCAACTTCTCCAGCTTAGCGTCTAATTTGGCTTCCAGTTTTTCTAGCTTTGTTTCAAGTTTGCTGATGTATTCGTTCTTCTCTTGCAATTTTTCTTCGATTGATCCGATATAGATATTTTTCTCTTTTAAGAGGGTCTCCATTTCGTTTAGAATTATTTCTTGCTTTTTATAAACTTCAAATTGACCTTTTACTTTTTCATACTCATTTTTTTGTTTTAATTTACATACCTTTATTGTATGGTCAAGAAGTCGCTGTTGGCACGTAAATATTTTTTGACAATGATCACACTTAAATTCGGTATTGGTTTTACCTTGGATATTGAGACAATATTTAGTATTTTTTTGGTGAATGCTTAAATTTTGTTTGGTGGTAAATGTTTTTTTACAAAAATCACATTCCATTTATATAAAGAAAAACAATAATTTATTAACAATTTATGTTAATAAAATGCTAATAAATTGTTAATAAATGTTAATAAAATGCTAATAAATTGTTAATAAATTTTTCTTACAAAAACTGGATGCAATTGTCGATTGTATTAGTAAAGAAAGATTCGTCTTTATCTTCCGGTAGAATGAATCGGTCTCTATTGGCCTGTTCGCGATACGGTCGTAGTTTAGATAGAACCATGGTTTCGGCTGTGTCCATGTCGTCTTCGTTGCAGCATTCCCGGTAGTATACAACTGTATGGTCGGAAGTCTTATTGTAGGTGCTCAATCTATTAGTGAGATTTTTGGCCTTCCCGATGATGTAGGTACGGCGTTTGAAATGATCTTCGGTCGTAAGCATATAAATCACGTTTTTCTCAGGGTACTCAATACGGCGTTGTTTACTAAGACAGACGTTTTCTAGTTGTTTAATACGATGGTCTTTTATGCGCATATTGTGCTCTTTTTCACGTAAAATGCTAATATCTATTTCAAGCGAACCTTGGTTGAATAGAGTTCTAACCCACTGACTGATTTGAATAGCGAATTTAGGCGAAATCCACTGGGCAAGTTGAATAGATAAATCAGGGTGAATCCATGAACCTTGGATAAATTTAGAAGTTCGGCCACGATTTGACTCTACTAAAAGTGATACGGGAATTCCCGCTTCACTTGATAGTTCCTTTATAAGTTCATTTGTTGTGTCTAAACGAAACCAATCATTGAACTTCTTTCCACCTGCTTGGCATAGCTGAGTAGAGTTAACGTAATGATCAAGAGGTCGAGATGAAATTACGACGTTATTAAGAGTGATATTGGTGTATTTAATTTCGTCTTCTTCGACTTCTTCAATGACGATTGAACTCATTTGTTCGCCAAGCGGCATAAGCGGGATAGAATTAATATGCTGAATATTTTCACTATTTTTAGACTCTGTCTTTTTATTTAATTCAAGCGACGTGGCTATAGTAGTTACAGCATTCTCAAATTTATCTAGACGTGTTTCAAGCTTTGTAATACACTCATTTTTTTCTTGTAATTTTTCTTGGTAGTAGCTGTCTTTTTCTTGTAATTTTTCTTGGTAGTAGTTGTCTTTTTCTTTTAGGGTTTCTTGGTAGTAGTTGTCTTTTTCTTTTAGGGTTTCTTGGTAGTAGTTGTCTTTTTCTTTTAGTTTTTCTTTTTCAATTCGTTTAAGCTTTACAATTTCATTTTCCAATTTTTTGAGTGTAAGATTAATTTCAGCATCTTTTGAACTTTCTATTTTTTTCTTTTTCTCTTTGCACGATACAATGTGAATATCAAGTGATTTTTGCTGAGTTAAAACCTTTTGACAGTATTCACATGTAAATTTACTTTCATCTGCATTATCACCTTGTAATTCTAAACAAAATTTAGCACTTTTTTGATGAGCACTTAAATTGCTTTTGGTGGAAAATGTTTTTTTACAAAATTCGCATTCTATATCCATTCCTTTCTTTTATATTATACAAGAAAAATTTATAAATAATTATAAATTCACTAGAAAGTACCAAATCGTTGGTATACTAAAAAAGTGATACAGGAATTCCATGGGAGAAACCCGAGAAAGCTTCTAATGCGGGTTGACTTTGATTCCAAGACAATACGGATGTTTTAATTCGTTAATTTTAAAAAAAAAATAATAATAAATGGCTTTCAATTCTATTTATATGATCGTCGCAATTCTTATTATAATATCAGTGATTTACTATATGTATTCGTCTGAATCATATTCCGGTGGTGGTCAACAGATCGCGCCTCTTCCACCAAATTTAACTGTGCCGATAACTCTAGTTATTGTTGACGATAACGGCAACATGTCAACACAACAAGTAACACCGCCGTCCCTCGATCCTATTCCTCTTTCGTCTAAAATTGTATGCGCCGATCGATACGGTAATATATCAGTTATGTCTCCTGCAGATGTGTATGCTAAGCCTGATAATCCGGCTTTTCAAATGATGAAAGGGTTACTAACGATCGATGCAAGTGGCAATTTTTTACCAGTCACGACTACCCGATTTAATCCATGCATGGCATATAGATTAAATAGCGATACTGAATACAGTATGCATGGAACCCCCGGATTAGGTGCTGATGGTAAACCAACATGCACATGCTATGCTAATACTAATTGGGACGGTCATGACCCCGGTAAAGGGTGTTCTTTGTGCGATAGAACGACGACTTCGACTGGGCTTGTCGCAGGTCAATACGGAAACTATGCCGGATCAAACTGTCAATACAGTAGAAGAGTTGATTGCAACGACCACGGCAAGGTAAATTCATCGGGCAAGTGTACATGCGACGACGGCTATGTTGGTAGTAAATGTCAATATGGTCCTACGTATTGTAGCAATAGGGGTGTAGTTACCGTAGATGGGTCCGACAACCCCTCTTGTGTATGCACGGGTGGTTATAATCCAGCGACACAATGCAAGGACCTAATTTGTACGTATGTATCATCTCCAACCGAACAATCATGTGCTGTATATGATAGAAACGATAAAACCAAGCACACTACTTTGAATTGTTTTGATGCTAGCGGTAAACTTTCACCCAACGGAACAGTGTTTTATGGAGACTACACGTGTAAAACCGTAAATGGTTTTCAGCAGTGTGGTTACGCAAATGCGAATCCTGCTCCAATAGATAGTGCCGGCAATCATGATAATCAATACGCTTATGGTTGTCCTGTATTGCCGCCGCCAGTGTGGACGTATAATAGTGATACTGGCCAATATACAAGGAGCTGAAACATTAATTGCGGCTATTATAATATTATAATACTACGCCAAAAGACGCTTATGGTTGTCGTGTAAGGCAAGTACACGTATAATTTCATAATTTCTATTTATGAAATTCAATCGTATATCCGTCGTCAACTGATAAGATGTGGAATAATGATAAGATCGTTGTCAATATTTTTTAATATTTTCTTTGATGATTTTCAAACGTGATGGAAAGCATTTCCTGTTTCTTGAAAACACGGCGTTGACCTTACACGAAACAATTTTAAATGATCCCAAACCGCCGCATAAAAAACATATCACTTTATCCTCTCGCTGTAATAAGGAGAACTGCGGAAAACCGTTATAGGAAATTAAAGAAACACTAGATATTTTAACGGAAGCTTCCTCCATTTGATCGGGGTTCTTATATCGCAATAGTAATTTTTTTAAGAAAGAAGAGGGGAAATTCCGAGACGATCGTAGAGTTTCATTTTAATTATATATAATAAGTGGCATACGTTTACACAACATTTTTCAAAAATATATAATTTTTATATATTTTATAAATGAATGCGATAGTCATAGCCGTAATACTATTTACTATTATCGGAGTTTGCGTTTACATTTACAGTAAACAAGCGTCTACGCCATCTCCCACTCCTCAAGTCATTCAAACGACTTCGCCAACTCCTTATTCAAATGTTATGCCCTCCTCTTCATCTAGCACGACTATTGCACCCGTAACGGCTGCGCCAAATACGGTTGCGCCAAAGACGGTGGCTGAACCAACGCCATCCGCGACTCCTTTTTTTCAGACTTATACACCAGCACCTAAGATTAACTGTGTTGTATCTGACTGGACTGACACGAGCACTTGTAATGCTAAGTGTAACAGCACTGGAACTAAAAATCAAAAACGGACAGTCACAACACAGTTATCGAACGGCGGTGATGCATGTCCAGTTCTCGAACAGAGTGTCTCGTGCACAAATACCACCCTCTGCCCAGTAGATTGTGTGATGAACGACTGGACTGACACTAGCACTTGTACAGGTAGTTGTGGCAACGGTATTGGTACTAAAACTCAATCACGAACGGTCAAAACAGCTGAGTCTAATGGAGGTAAATGCGACGTTTCTCTTACACAGACTATCTCGTGTACAAACAATACCCTCTGCCCAGTAGATTGTGTGATGAACGACTGGACTGACACTAGCACTTGTACAAGTAGTTGTGGCGGCGGTACTAATGGAACTAAAAATCAATCACGAACAGTCAAAACAGAGGCGTCCAATGGAGGTAAATGTAATTTTCCTCTTACACAGACTATCTCGTGTACAAATGCCACCCTCTGCCCAGTAGATTGTGTGATGAACGACTGGACTGACACTAGCACTTGTACAAGTAGTTGTGGCGGCGGTACTAATGGAACTAAAAATCAATCACGAACAGTCAAAACAGCGGCGTCCAATGGAGGTAAATGTAATTTTCCTCTTACACAGACTATCTCGTGTACAAACAATACCCCATGCCCGAAACTAGATTGCGTCGGTAATTGGAGCGATTGGGGTTCATGCAGCGCGACAAGCGGTCAAGGAACACAAACTAAGAGGTTTAATATAACAACTAATCCACAATTCGGGGGTGCCGCATGCCCAACTATTCAAACTCAGACGCAGAATTGTTGCGCTCCTGGGTGGATTGGATCATCTTGTCAATTTAGTAACGCCACTACGTGCGGTAATAATGGTACCGTTGACGCGAACGGGAATTGTTCTTGCAACAATGGGTATGCCGGACAAGTTTGTCAATTTAGTAACGCCACTACATGCAATAATCGGGGCAATGTTGACGCGAACGGGAATTGTTCTTGTGTTAATTACACATCGAACGCAGATGGGCAGTCAAAGGCCTACCTTGGGGCTAAGTGTCAATTGTCAGATGATATGTGCCAAAATGGGAGTGTTCTTGACGAGAGCATTGGTTGCCATTTTATTGTAAATTCTGGTGATATTATATGTATAGGCACGCCTGACGGCCGAGTTCTGAAAGGAGCTAATATTGGTCACGAAGGAGAATATATATTTGCTTCTCAATTTACTCGGGGGCCAAATGCAAATTCATACTTTAGATTTATTGGAGGAAATTATAACGCGCCACGGTCTGGACGGTTGCAATTTGTAGGCGGTGACTTCGATGGTAAATTTTTGACCGCTCAAACGTCCCAACTAACTACTTGTTGCGGCGACCGTGGCGGAACCGGCAACTTTGATTGTAATACTCATCATGTATTAACTATTAAATCTTTCGGGAATTTTGCCGATGCAAGCATTGTTACTTTTGTCCCTAATGGTGATAATACATTTAAAATGTACTTGGGAGCTCAACAGAAGTGGCCAGATACTGATTATCTCGGAGAAGAACGCGTGTGTGAACGTAATTCAGATGGGTCTTTACACCAAGATGGATATGAACGTAATGGTGGGAATAATCAGGCAAGCCATCAACTAGCAGGTTTTGGAATTGGTCGGCGTGTCGTTGCCGGTGGATATAATTTTTACATTCAGAAAAAGGGTAAAGATGGAAATTACTACATATGTGATCAAGTACAAGTATAATTTCATAATTTCTATTTATGAAATTTAATCAACAACGATTGCCTTTAAAATTGTCGACGATAGGTTGATCCAACCGCCACCTCGTTTCGAACTATTTCGTTCGATATGTGATCGATTCGCTCCGATAATCTCGACAACATCTTCGACCGTATATTCGTCGTCGACAACGTCGATGCATAGACACCCTAGAAACAGTGAAGGTGGCTGGATTCGACATTCTATATTGGCCGGGTCGCAAAATGTAGGTACAAATATTACGCGGTCTGATTCCGGAATGACCAGTGACTGTGTTCGGCCATAGGCATACCATTCTGGGTACGTCTTTGAACCTTTATCGCGTTTTGCGAGTTCATCTCGCTGCGATAAGAGATACGTATAGGTATCAGGATTAAGAGTCTTGAATTCGGCCTCTTTGATAATGACGCCATTCTCATAGGGATAAATCACCCATTCGATATCTCCTACGCGTGTTGTAAGGGGTTTCCAGCATGGCTCGTCGTATAGTTTGGCTGGGTGGATGTAGATTGCGTCGCGGAGTGTTGCGATGCCGTTTTTGATGTTGCATATATCGCCGAGGCATTTTTTAGGGACTGCCGATTTTGAAGAAAGAAAGGAGTCGTCGACGTCCGAATAATCGATACGATCCTGGTTGTATATAAAATGGTCTTTGTGTCGTTTTGTGAATACCGTAATGCAGCAGTATGTGGCGACACCTGCAAAGACTTTTTGGGATTTGTAGTCGATGATTTCTTGGACGAAGCGATTGGCGATGAGGTGCTTGCGCAGCGACACGGCCGACTTATTGTACAGATAGCTATTGGGTGTAATAGCGACCATTACGCCGTCTTCGGCGAGACATTCGAGACATTTCATCAAAAATGCGTAATACAAATCGATATTGCCTTTGGCTAGTAGTGGCCATCGTTCTTTTACAAATGAACGGTAGTCGACTGAAAGATCCTGTATACGAATAAATGGTGGGTTGAGGATAATATGGGTATATTTTTTATCGGTATCTGTCTTGATAAAATCGAGATGATGTTTTGTGAGAGTCGGTCCAATAGGGCATTTTGCGAGGTACTCCTGTTTGATGTCGTAGAGGTGTACGAGGTCGTATTGAGAAAGGTCGATGAATTTAAGAAGTTGGCCGGTACCTACGGCGGGTTCAAGGAGAGATTTATTTTGAGAATTCGAGGAATGAGGAGAATATTGAGAATGTTGAGAAAGTAACATGCTCATTTTTTTAGAGATCGCATCCGGCGTGAATACGTCTGACGCGGTAAATTCAAGAAGTGTTTTGTCCATTTCTATATATGAGATTGCAATAAATATATATTTCATTTTAAAAAAAAAATGAAAATAGTCGAAATAAGATGGCAAAAAATCAAAATGAATTGGGAAGAGACGCTATTTGTGGGCGTGCTGACGTTCTTTTTTCTATTTTTTATGTCAAGTTGTCCGAGCGTATTGCTATATTTTGGCATTAGTTTTCTGGTATTTGTCGTGTATGTGCTTTTTGTGGTGTTGTGTGCGCTATTGTATGCAATATACAAAATATACAGTTTTGATTATTTTAGGTACCTGAGATTGGGGATTGTTTGCTGACAAAATAAAAATGTTTATAAAAATGTTTATAAATATATTTATAATCATGTATAAATATAAAATGGATACGCCAACCACAACCGATGTTTTTCAGAAACTTCCGACGTTTTATAGGTCGTCCAAAGAGTGCAATAAATATGAGCGACCCCAAACGAATCCCCGCTACCCAAATTTCAATCAATTTTCATTTACAGCGGGCGACGTCGAACAGTTTGAGGCGTACAGAGATCCGACAAATGGTATGAACCAGGCCGCTGAAATTAGTGGCGAAAATGTCTGGAATAAGGTTCAGACAGAGGCCCTGTCAGAAGAGAATAAAAATATCGGTGAAAATCTAGACTGTCCTAAATACCGAACGCTTTCCAGTGAAAGCGTTGATACAACTTTTAGGTATATCTTTGATAAATTCAAGAAGGGTCTTTTTATTAAAATCAAAAACAACAAATTGGACGTATTTCTTCCATTTAGCAAGCACAATTATGTGAACGAGTGGTCTTCTTATATGCGGCACCCGCCTGAATTCCAAAGTATGGGCGCGTTTATGGCGCACGCCAGTAAACTTCAAGGATTTGACTTATCGGAAAAAAAGATTCCGCCCACCGCGTCTTGGTACGCCAATAACTGTTTGGTGCGGTGGGACGGCGGTGAAAACGACCGCGGGATGGCGAACATTAAGGATATGTTTATTACGTTATGTCAAACCCGGTCTCTGCCCGATATCGAGCTATTCATTAACAAACGCGATTTTCCGATTCTTTCTAAAAAAGATGTGGAGCCATACGAGCATCTCTACGGCTACGAAAATATGCCGTTGATTAGTCATTCCTATGAAAGCTATTGCCCGATATTGAGCAATGTGACGACCAACTTGCACGCCGATATTCCTATGCCAACGCCGGAAGATTGGGCGCGTGTGTCCAGTCAAGAGGACGGAAAGTTTTTTGCACCGGACTGTAAAGACTATCGCCACGATTTCTCGGTCGCGTGGGAGAATCGTAAACCAACGGCTGTATTTCGAGGCGCGTCAACTGGTTGCGGTACAACGATTGAGACGAATCCTCGTCTGCGTATCGCGTCTCTTTCTTCGGCATCGGAGGAAAATGGATACCCGTTGCTTGACGCGGGAATTATGAAATGGAATCTTAGACCGCGTAAGCATATTTCGTCGCCGTACCTACAATTGATTGACTCGTCGAAATTCAGGACGGTTCAGCCGCTCACGCCTTCCGAACAGGCAACTTACAAATATATTGTGAATGTCGACGGTCACGTTTCGGCGTTTCGTCTGTCTCTCGAAATGTCGACTGGTTCGGTGATTCTAATGGTTGAGTCTAAATACCGAATGTGGTTCAGGAAATATCTAGTGGAATACCAGCATTACGTACCCGTAAAAGAGGACTGTTCGGATCTATTGGACCAAATTCGATGGTGCCGGCAGCATGATAGCGAGTGTAAAAAGATCGCCGAAAATGCACGCGAGTTTTACGAGACGTATTTGACCAAAAATGGAATTCTTGATTATCTCCAAGTGTTGTTGATTAACGTCAAAAATGTTACGGGGACGTATTTATACAATAGTATCAAGCCATCAGATGTCCTATTTAAATACCAAAAAGAACAGATTCGAGTTATTCAAGGCGACCCGGTTGACGAGTGTCGCCATACCAACGATACCATTACTTTTCATTTCAAGACCCGCAATTATTACTCGATGGAGGGGCTTCAAATGGTGTTACGCGAAATGGGTGGTATAAAAGAGAGAGAGACTCGAACCATTCACAAGAGCCACGATACTCATAACTACACGTCAGCGTTCACGCACTCAATTTCCAACCGTAAAATTGTGATAAAGAATACAACTCGCCATAAAGAGTTGATAAACGAGGCGTTTTGCGGCATAAGCGAGATCAATTCCTTGGTAAGAGATTTGCCCAATTTTAGGTATACCTACTATCTTGATACGAAAAAGAATATCCTTTTGTCGGAACATATCGAGGGCGTCACGTTTAAAGAATTCATCCAGAACGGCTGTACAATGTCGGCATTCGTATCTATTTTGACTATGGTAAATATGGCGATCGCTGTTGCGCAAGAGCGGATTGGGTTTGTCCATTACGATTTGGTCCCGTGGAACATTATTATCACGACTCATCAACAGCCTCAGACAATTACCTATCACTTTCATAATTACGTGTTCGTGGTTACCACTCGATACATTCCCGTTATCATCGATTACGGGCGATCGCATGTGATATCTACCAATTCCGAGCGCGTGATGCATCACGGGACAATCGAACCGTTTAAGATGTCAAAGATGCAGGATTGTTTTATGCTTCTGGTCAGTT